CTCCGCCGCCGCCGCCCGTGCCTGTTCTAACTCCTTTCGCAATCGTTCTATTTCTGCCGCTTGCCCTTCTGATGTCACACGTGCCTCATCCTCTCGTTCCTCGCATTCTTTTAATTTCTGTTGCAATAGTTTTATTTCTTCCCTCAGTCGCTTTAGCTGCGCTGCCTCCGCCTCCGCCGCCGCCGCCCGTGCCTGTTCTAACTCCTTTCGCAATCGTTCTATTTCTGCCGCTTGCCCTTCTGATGTCACACGTGCCTCATCCTCTCGTTCCTCGCATTCTTTTAATTTCTGTTGCAATCGTTCTATTTCTTTCCTCAGTCGCTCTAGCTGCTCTGCCTCCGCCGCCTCCGCCGCCGCCCAGTTAACCCTATGCTGCATCGCCTCGTGATCCGCCTCCTGCCGTGTCTTTTCTAACTCCTGTTGCAATTTTTTTATTAATTCATGTGCTGCCCGCACCTTTTCTTCGGCCTCCTGTAACTCCTTCTGTGTTGCCCCTGCTGTCTTCTTCTTTGCCGCAGCCAGTTGTTCCTCTAATTCTTTTATATTTTTTTCTAGTTTTTCTAGTTTTTTAGTTTTAGGATCTATCAAACCAGTTCTACTGGTAATACTGTCTCCTTCAAATTCTTCACTGCTAAATTTCTTACACAAGCTTTCATGATTTTCTCTATTTGTTTCATTTTTACAAAAATCATTAATAGCTAAACCAGCTAATAAACTGGAACTAGAATTTCCTGTAGAAATATTATTAAAAAGATCTGACATTTGCTGATGTAAAAGTTGTTTATGTTTCTCATCGTAACCTTTATTATCATTAAAAATATTTTTATTTTTAAATATTTTATCAAAAATATGATGATTTAGAGCATATAATATTATTGCTTCATTTTTATAAGTTTGTAATTTAGAATCAGCACTCATTTAATTAATTATATATATAATTATAAAAATAATAATTATATATAATCTTATTTATTTACGAAAATTTCTTACATACATGTTGATAATTTTTTTCATTTTCTCTATCACAAAAATCATTAATGGCTAAAGAAGTTAACAAAGCAGACATATTATTTTCATTACTAATAGTGTTGTAATAAATTTGTGCTCTAGTTTCTAAAAAATCTCTATTTTGTTGATGATATTTTTTACTATTATCGATAATATTTTTATTTTTTAATATTTTATCAAAAATATGATGATTCAAAGCATATAATATTATTACTTCATTTTTATAAGTTTGTAATTTAGAATCGGCGTCCATTTAATTAATTATATATATAATTATATAAATAATAATTATATATAAATTTATAATAACTTTATTATATAAAATGCCGCAACTCGAAGAAAATACAGATATTTATATTGAATGTTATGCTGTTGATGAACAAAATAATATTATTCAAGAAAGCCAAGGTGGTAACTCTTCAGATTTTTTAAGTTTAATAAAAAATGATATGAAATTAAATTTCGGAGAAAATATTGTTTTACAAGCAAGCGCAGGTGTTAGTTTAATGTTAATTGTATTTGTTATGGCAGATTATGTATTTAAAATAATGCCAAAAAATGCTATTAATAAACAAATAAATGGAGTTTAATAAGTTATATTAATTTAACATTCTTTTAATTGAAAATTTTTTTTATCAGGAATATTTAAAGGAATTTTATTTAAATTTTTAATAATATTTTCTTCTAGAGAAATTTCATTTAAATTTGTATTATATGAAATCATATTTTTTGTTCTAGTTCTTTGATTATTTTTATAATAATCTATATAAGTTAATTTAGAGTTTTTTATTAATATATATATAAAAATCATAAAGTAAACAGCATAAATATATTCTTCATTCTTTATTAATATAATAACAATAGTTAATGATAATAAATAAAAAATAAAATTAGTAAATAAATGTGACAATTTGTAAGGAATATTTAAATAATTTATAAATATTAATGGTATAAATAATAATAATTTATTAAAAATATTAAATCCATTATGTTTTTTCATTTTTTATATATTATATAAATATAATAAAAACAAAAAATTGATATTTAATATAATTAAATAATAATTTTATAATTATGTTAAAAGATATAAGTTTAAATATTTTAAGATCAATAAATAATATTGATGATAATGTTACTACTTATTTAGGAAATAAAGGATATACTATTTTAAAAAAAAATTTACCAACGCAATTAATAAATAATATAAAAAAAAATCTATTAATAAAACCATTATCCTTAAATTGTTATATAGAAAATTCAAGTTATCCAATTTATTTAGAATCAGAAAATAAATTATATGTTCCTAGATTTTGGGGAATAACATATTTTGGTATACCTAAAACAATAAATATAAGTTATGGTATAAATATAAATTTGAAGTTCAATGGTAAACTAAGAAAAGAACCAATAAATCAAGAAGAAATTGTAGATAAATTTTTAAAAGAAATAAATTTTGATAAAAATTTATTATTAGATGATAATGATAAATTAAATAAAGGAAATTCGTGTGGTTTAATTGAATTAAAAACAGGAGGTGGAAAAACAGTGATCGGTCTAAAGATTCTCTCAATTATAAATAAAAAAACTATCATTTTTGTTCATAAAACATTTTTGAAAGATCAATGGATTGAAAGAATAAATGAATTTTTACCAGAAGCAAAAATCGGTACTATACAAGGACAAATAATAGATATTGAAGATAAAGATATTGTTATTGCAATGATTCAATCTATTAGTATGAAAGAGTATCCGGAAAATATATTTAAAGATTTTGGTTTTAGTTTATATGATGAATGTCATCACTTATCAAGTGAAGTATTTAGTAATTGTTTAAAAAAATGCAATACAATATATTCATTAGGATTAAGTGCTACAATGGAGAGAAAAGATGGATTAACACATGTTTTTAAGATGTATTTAGGTAATATTTGTGAAGTAAGTATGAATAATAAAAAAGATTATGATAATGTATTAGTAAAAGTAATAAATTATAATGTAAAAGACGATGAAGAATTTATAACAACTGAGTTAGATTTTCGAGGAAATGCAAAATATAGTACAATGATAAGTAAATTGTCTAATTATGATTATAGAAATGATTTTATAGTTTATGTAATACATAATGAATTTAAATTAAATACAGATCAACAAATGATGATATTATGCCATAATCGAAATATGTTACAATATTTATTTAAAAAAATAAGTATTAATGAAAAATTAACAGTAGGATTTTATGTTGGTGGTATGAAAAAAGATGATTTAAAAATTAGTGAAACTAAGCAAGTAATATTAGCGACGTATCAAATGGCGGCAGAAGCATTGGATATAAAAACATTAACTAGTTTAATATTAGCAACTCCAAAAACAGATATTGTTCAAGCAGTCGGAAGAATTTTACGTGAGAAACATAAAAATCCTCTTGTTATTGATATAGTAGATGTTCATAATTGTTTTCAAAATCAATTTCTGAAAAGAAAAACATTTTATAATAAAGAAAATTATAAAATGATAAAAACAACAAATGAAGAATATATAAATTATTATAATACAGAATATAGCGAAAAAAATATGAAAGAAAATATTTGGAGTGAAATAAAAAAAAGAAATAAAAAATCAAATACTAAAGAAAATATTGAGCATGATGTTGAGAAGAAATGTTTAATTTAATTAATTTTTAAATCCCCCCCTTTAGTTATTTTATTTTTTTAGTTTTTCCTTTTTTTGTTAATTTTTTTTTATGAATTTTTGATTTTTTCGTATGTTTTTTTTTGTTTAAAGTTTTTCTTTTTCTTTTTTTTGTTTTCCCTGCTATTCGTTTATTATCAAATTTACTTTTAGTATATAAATATCCACCATAAAGTTTCATTTTATATAATATATATATTAATTTTTTTTATAATTGTGTCTGGAATAATTTTTCTTTTTAAAATTATTATTGTTAAAGTTATTATTGTTAAAGTTATTATTATTATTAAATTTTTTATTTAATAATATTAAAAGTTCTTGTTTATTAATTACTTTTCCTTGAGATACAATTTTTTCTGGAATCCATTTTTTAAATTTATAATTATAAACACATTCTATTATTTCTTTTTTATTTATATTAACAAATTTATCTTTTGATATGTCTTGAAATTCATCTTCTGAATCAGATTCTTCTAGTAAATCTAAATTTTTATTTTCTTTAATTTTTCTGAAAATATTATTCATAAACACACTTAATTTATATGAATTAATTAATAAATGATCATAGAATATATAATTGCTATTAATGTCAATTATATACATAGAATATATATCCTGTTCAATATTGGGTTCAATATAGAAATTTGCTTTAATATTAGATGTAAAGGTTATTCTATCGTTAAATATAAAATTACCTAGATATTTTGTTTTTGAATAAATACTAATACAATATAAATTATAATTAGTATTATAAATTTTATTATATAAAGAATCTAAATTGTTTTCTATTATTGGCAAATAAAATTTATTAGTTTTACTATTTGAAATTTGTTTAATAACAATATTATATAAAAATAATTTACTTTCAATATTATGTAAATATGTATTATTATTTATAATATTATTGTGAATATTGTAATTCAGTATATTATCAATAATTATAGTATTCATTGAATTATTTTTTATTAAGATACACTGCATAAATGTATTATTATAACATAATTGAATATTATAGTTAACGTCTAATTTGTAATATAAATTACTATCATGTAAAACATTATTATCATTTAAAATAATCAAAATGCATAAAATTTCTTTTTCAAAATATGTGAACCAAACAAAAGATTTTTTACCTTTTGGTTTTAAAATATAATAATTAGAATTATTTTCAATATTTTTATTGTTAAATGATAAAAACTTAATATTATCAATTGGAATTTTATGTTTTATGGAGTCAATAAAATTTTTTTCTAATTGAATCATATGATCCAATTTATATTTAAACATTATAATGTATTAATTAAATCATTTTTTATTTTAATTTATTTTTTTTAAATAATTATTTAATTCTTGTATAATTTCAGAATCATAATAATCACTAGTATTATTATTTTTTATATTGTAGGATATGTCTAAATTTGATATATCAATATTAGATGAATCTAAAATATTTTTATCATTATTATATAGCTGACATATAGATAAATCTATATTTGATAAATCTATATTTGATAAATTTATATTAGATTTTTTTTTAAAAATAGAATTATTATCATTATAATGATTCAAATTGAATATTTTTGTTTTAGTTAAATCAATACTATAATTTTTAATTAAATAATCTTTTATAAAAATAAAACTCTTATGAAATAGAAAAATAATTAAAAAATATAATAAAATTAATTTGAATATATCTAAAAAAATAGTAATATTCATAATAATAATACAAATTATATAATAATTTGTATTATAACTTAAAAAAAATTTAATTATAATTATAAATGATAAAAAGTATTTTAATTTTAGATACTTCTATAAATGAAATAAATATAAAAAATACAAATATTTCAGATGATATTTTATATAAAAAATGTAATATGAAAAATAATAATAATTTTAGTAAAATACTTGATTGGAATTATTCTAATTATAGGATAGAATTGTGGGGAAAAAATAAAGGAATAAATAAATTTAAAAGTTCATTTAATTTTTTTACAAAACTAAATTTAAATATTTATGGTAGGTGTATTTTTGTAATGAAAGATAAAGATAATAATTTTATTTCATTAAATAATGAAATATTCAATAATTTTTTAAATCAAATTGATGAAAATAATGTTAATATTAATAATAAAATAGAGAAAGTTAAAAAAATTCAAGAAGAAATAATAAATTCTGAAGATGATTCAGAAAGTTCATATGAAGCCTCTTTAAATTCTGAATTAAATTATGAAATATATAATTATTCAAGTGATGAAGATTCTGATGAAAATTAAATAAAATTGATAATTAGTTTAAATATAATTATTCATTATAAATATAATGAGTAATTATAATAGAGTAGTTAAAGATCCTGAAAATTTTAGAATAAATATAAAAAAAAAGATTATTGAAATTGTTGAAAATAATAAAATTGGAGAAAATATAGAAAAGGGAATTTTCAATTATACATTAAAAAAATGTGAAGATAATAATTTGATAAAAAAATGGAGTAATTCTAATTTTGTTCTGATTTATATACAAAAATTTAAAACTGTATTTATAAATTTGCAGAATGAAAATTTATTAAATAAAATTATAAAAAAAGAAATAAAAGCGCATGATTTAGTATTTATGACTCATCAAGAAATGAGACCAGATATATGGGATCCTTTAATTGAAAATAAAAAATTAAAGGATGAAAATAAATTTGCTCCAAAAATTGAAGCTTCAACAGATGATTTTAAATGTTTGAAATGTAAGCGAGATGGTTTACCAGAAGAAGAATATAGTAAATGTACATATTATCAATTACAAACTCGTAGTGCAGATGAACCTATGACTACATTTGTTACTTGTATAAATTGTGGAAATAGATGGAAATGTTAAAATATTTCTAAATCTTTTAAATACCAATATTCAAATGTATTATTAGGAATAGGTCTTTCTATAATAAATGGTAATTTTTTTTCTTCTAATTCTTTATTTGCAATAATAAAATTATCTAAAATATTTTCTGAAACACTAATGAAAGGTTTTGCACCTAAGTTTAATTGCTTAACACGAATACCAATAATTTTTGTTTTCTCAAATTTAGTTAAAAAGGGAATACTTTTATGTAAATTATCAGAAATAATTCCATTTATTCTTTTAACTTCGGCTAACTTTTTAATTTCATTCATATTTTTATTTAAACATTCTGGATGATATTTTAGTACGTAATCTTCTTTTAATTCATTATCAAATTTTTGTAAAAATTGTTCAGAATCTATATCTTGTAAATCAGTTATATTATTTACTAAATTATTAGTTAATAAATTTTGAGAATCAGATGAATCCAATTTACTAGTTTCTTGAGGATCACTACTTTCCAAATCATCATCCTCTTGTATTTCACCGTCATCGGGGTCATTTGTGGCATCTATAATTTCATCGTCATCGTCATCGTCTTCATCTGATAAATTATCTAGTGGATCATCGTTTTCTGAACTTTCATCTCCGCTATTTTCATCTGGAATTTTTATATCTGCCATCTTATATTTTTATAATATAAAAAAATAAGATTTATATCAATTTTAAAATTATTATTTTTCTGTTTTCCATGTATATTCACAGTGTGAACATAAATATAAATATTTCATATCTATATTATCATATCTAATATAAATAATTTCTTTAGTATCACTATCAAACTCTTTTGTATTACTTATGCATGCAGAATTTGGACATTTTATATAATTTATTCTTGGAAGAGTACAGTCATATTTTGTATATTTATTAACAAAATTATTTAATTTTGATTCGTTATTACTATTTAACACTTCTTTTAAAATGGATTTGCTAGTATTAATAGCATTATTATCTTGATCACCACATTTTCTACAATAATATATAATTTTGTTGCAATCTTCATCTTCTAATTTAATATAATACATATTCTGACATACTTTACAAAAATCCATAATATAATATACTAAATTATAATTAATTTTTTAAGTTTCAATTTTTAATTAAATTAATAATTTTATTTAGATCATTTACTAAAGTATCTTTATTAATTTTTATTTTTGTATTATAAATAGTTTCACTGACATTAATTAAATTTTTTTCAAATGTTACATTTAATAATTCTTTAATTTTATTTTGATTTTTTAAAAAATTATTAATAATTTCTGATTTGAATAGAAGTAAAATTTGATTTTTTTTTATATTAATATCTATATTTTTATTTAACACATTTTCAATTTGTTTAATTATAGTGTATTCAATATTTTTATATTTTATTATTAAGCTATAATTTTCTATATTTTTTAAATTATTAGTTTCATCTATTCCTGGTTCATTTTTTAATGGTTTTTCTGTTAAAATACTAGATAATGTTAATAAAATAGTAGATATTGTTTGACATGATGTCCATGATTCACCTTTCCATGTATTTAAAATAGATAAACATACTTTTCCATTTATATATAAATTAGGATTAAACCGAGTATAACCATCATTTGATATATATGTTAATTTTGGTGGAGAATATGGATAATTTTCTGGAAAATCAAATTTAAATAAATAATTTCCAAAATTATAAGGAGTTTCTTCCGGTCCAATTATTAAAGCATATCCAATTAAAATATTATTTTCATCATGTTTATAATAAATATTAGGTATAGGATCTTTTATAATATATTTAACATCATTTGCTATTCTTTCTATAGTAAACTTTTGAAGCATCATTATAGATAATAAGTTTAAAAAATTATTTTTAAACATATTTAAAAATATTATAAAATTGAAATAAAAATATATTATTATATATTATTAAAAATAATGAAAACTAATTCAAATATATCTAAATCATATAGCAGTAAAAAATACGATGATCTTTTAAAAAGTTTTAAATGTAATAAAGGAGATAATATATTAAATACACGGATTGGCGATAAAGAATTAAATATATATGGGGGATGTTATAATATAAAATATACAAATGAATTTTGGGAATTATATAATGATCATGTATTTGTTAATAATAATTATGAATACTTAACTGAAAAACAATTATTAGAAAATGGTCCTTTGTTAATTGATATAGATTTAAGATATAATTCAAATATAAAAAAAAGACAGCATAATAAAACTCATATATTAGATATTATTATTTTATATTTGAATAAATTGAATGAAATTTTTGATATTGATGATAAAAGTAATATTTTTGCATATGTTTCTGAAAAACCAGAAGTTAATTTATTAGATAATAAAACAAAAGACGGAATTCATATTGTATTTACAATTAAAATGAATAAATCAGAACAATTAGTATTGCGAAAAAAAATACTTAATGAACTGGAAAATATTTTTGAAAGTTTACCTATAGTAAATAGTTATGAAGATATTATAGATGAAGGTATAACAAAGGGATTCGTAAATTGGCAATTCTTTGGTTCGCGAAAACCAGGAAATAAAGCATATAATTTATCATATTATTATTCATTAATATATAATAAAGATGACGATATTTGGGATATTAAAGAAAAAAATATTTCTAAAAATGAGTTAATTAAACATTTACCTATAATGTCTGCTAGATATGATAATCATATTAGATTTTCATTAAAAAATAATAAAACATTATTAGAAGCAATACAAGAACAAGAAAATAATTTAAATCATAAAGATAAAAAACCAAAAGCAAATATTATTAATAATAATATAGACTTTGAGTATTTTGATTATAAAAAAATTAAAAATGATAATGATTTGAATAATCTTGTAGAAGTATTCTTAAACAATTTATCTAATAATGATTACGAATTAAAGGAAACACATTTATATGCAATGATTTTACCTGAAAATTATTATGGAGAAGGATCTTATAATAAATGGATTAGAGTAGGTTGGGCATTAAAAAATACAAATGAAAAAATGTTTTTATCATGGATTAAATTAAGTAGTCAATCTAAAACATTTGATTATTCAGATATTCCAGAATATTATAATATGTGGAAATCATTTGAAACAAGAAATAGTGATAAATTAACATCTAGATCAATCATGTTTTGGGCAAAAACTGATAATTTTATTAAATATCAAGAAATTAGACAAGAAACAATATCTTATTATATTGATTTAACATTAGAATCAATTATAAATAAAGATAAAATTGGAGAATTTGATCTCGCTAATGTTTTATTTCAATTATATAAAGATCAATTTGTTTGTGTTAGTATTAAAAATAATCAATGGTATGAGTATAAAGATTATAAATGGCATGAAATTGATAGTGGAAATTCATTGCGACTATTAATTTCTAAAAAAATGCATGATATTTATATAAGAAAAGCACATGATTTAATTGAAACGATTACAAAATTAGAAAATAATGAGCAAAATGCAGATCCTTTAAAGTTAAAATCATCAAAATTAGGAGATATTTGCATATTATTAAAAACAACTACATGTAAAAATAATATTATGAAAGAAGCTAAAGAATTATTTTATGATAAAGACTTTTTAAATAAATTAGATGCAAATCCATATTTATTATGTTTTAATAATTACGTTGTTGATATAAAAGAAAAAAGTTATAGAAAAGGTAGACCAGATGATTTTATTTCCAAATCTACTAATATTGAATATATTCCATATAAAGATCTTAATGGGCCTTCTAAGTTTAATAAATCAATTAAATACGAAAAAATAATTAAAGAAATTAATCTTTTTATGAAAGAACTTTTTCCAGACGAAGACCTTAGACGATACATGTGGGAACATTTAGCATCTACAATTGTAGGAACAAATGAAAATCAAACTTTTAATATTTATAATGGTAGTGGTGCAAATGGTAAATCAAAGTTAGTAGAATTAATGGGTAAATGTTTAGGTGATTACAAAGCAACTGTACCAGTTACTTTAATTACACAAAAACGCACTTCTATTGGTTCTACATCTTCTGAAATTGTACAATTACAAGGTGTAAGATATGCTGTTATGCAAGAACCTAGTAAAGGAGATAAAATAAATGAAGGTATTATGAAAGAAATAACAGGAGGAGATCCAATTCAAGGCAGAGCATTATTTAAAGAAACAATTACATTTATTCCACAATTTAAATTGGTAGTATGTACTAATGTTTTATTTGAAATACCAACAAACGATGATGGTACATGGAGACGTATTAGATTATGTGATTTTATGTCTAAATTTATTGATGAACCATATAAAAATGATAAATTTCCCAAACAAAATTTTCCATATCAATATAAAGTTGATAGAAAAATAGATGAAAAATTTGAATATTGGTGTCCTGTTTTTATGTCAATGCTAATAAATTTAGCTTTTGAAACACAGGGTTATGTAAAAGATGCTAAAATTGTATTATCGATTAGTGATAAATATCGCCAAAATCAAGATTATTTAACAGAATTTGCAAAAGAAAAAATTATTAAAAGAGCAGATGGAAAAATTAAGAAAACAGAAATATTAGAAGAATTTAAAAATTGGTTTATTATGCATTATGGCAGAAATAATTTACCTAATGGTAGAGAAATAACTGATTATATGGATAAACATTATGGTAAATCATATAGAGGTAAATGGTCAAATGTTGAAATAAATTATGATGATGAAAGTGATTATGAAGAAGATTAATTAGCGAATTGTATTATTTTGTCTCATCAAACTTTCTAATTTTTTCTTTGGATATAAATTAGTATCATTATATATATTTTTAATTTCTGATAGTTTTAATTTTAATAAATCTTCATTTACAAAAAAAACATTATCATAAGCAAAATTAATAATTTTTGAGTTTATTAATTTAAATTTTTTTTTTAAATTTTTTCTCTCAGTTTCTAACTCTTCTCTTGTTATTAAAAAAATAGATAACTCTAAATCTTGATACTGTTTAATTAGTTTTTTCCAATCTAATTCTAATTTACTTATAAAATCTAAAATTTCTTTATTTTTTATATTAAATAAATTTTTGCTTTCAATTATACTTTTAAATATAATTATTATTTTATTCAATAAATTTCCATATTTCTCAATCAATTCTATTTGATTCGGGATTTTTTTTGTTCTAAATAAATATTTTTCATCATCTATCCAATCAGGCAATTCATCATCTCCTGATAAATAAGGATTATCAAGTCCTCTTAAATAATTATAATGAGTCATCCAGTATATAACATTTAATAAAAATTTAGAATATATTTCATATATAATATCTATTATTATTGATATGTCTTTTTTATAATTATCAAATTCAATTAAATTAGATATAAATAATGCAATTGATTCATCGTGTTCTTTATATTTATTACCAACACTTAATAATATTTTGGTTCTTAATTTTGAAGGTAAATTTTTTATTTGCTTTTCTTTAACAGTTTTTGCTTTTATTTCTTTTTCTTTTTTTGATTTTATATTATCTCTTAGTTTATTCTTATATTTATTCCAATTTTCAGTAATTCTTTTTTTTTGATTAAAAGATAATTCCTCTATTATTTTATTATAAGCAATTGACAATTCTTTATTTTCAAGTTGTTTACTTTTTCGAGTTTGAAATTTTGTTTTTGTTTTATTATAAAATCCTTCTGCCTTATTGTTTTTCATATATAAATAATATCATTTTTAAAAAATAATATTATTTTTTGTAAAAATCTATATTTTATAATTTTATATTAAACGAAGGATTATCATTTTCATAATCATTTACAACGTCTGTATAGCTAATAATTTCATCTCTCAAATTATTTTTTTCTAAATAATTATTAAATGCTTCAAAAATAAAATTCAATATAAATTTCAAAATAAAAGGTAAAACTATATATAATATTACAAAAAATAAAATTTTTTTATTATTATATAATTTATTCTTAAAAAATTTACTAATTATTAATGCAATGATCAATCCTAAATAATATAATACTAATATAAAATAATATATTTTTTGGTATAATTCAGTATCATTTTCTGCATAATCATTTTTTTTATTATCTATTAATGAATTCTGTCTATAAATATTATTTTTTCTTTTTAAATCATCTAATTGTTTATGTTTAATGTTTAATACAGATAAAGATGCTTTAACCATAGTAATAACATTATTATATGTTGTTAATAGTGAATTAAATCTATCTTTCATATTATTAATATCAAAATAAGTAACTGGAAAATAAGCTCGAGCAAAACCATCATTATCATTTGTATATAGAGAAATCAGTGATCGAGTCTGGCCGTCTGCTGAACTTAATCCAAGCATTAGCGCCCAGTCAATTAAATTTCCATCGCTACGTTCTCCTATTGGGTCAGTATAAGTCCCAAGAGATACTTGTCCTGCGAAACCCTCTTTTAAATTTTTTTTATTTTGTTTTAAATTTGTAAAATGTTCAGTTTTAATTTCATATAAAGCATATAATTTTGCACTATTACTTAAATCATTAAATTTACCATTTTTATACATTTGCAAAAAATTTTCCACTCCTCCTGCATTATTTGGTTCACCATTATTCCAATAATAACCACTAGATTCTAGATCTTTACCATTTACCCATAACCATTTTTTAAGTTGAGGATGTTTATAACCACCTATCCATACAGCATCTACTGTTCCATCGGCAAATGCAATTTGTTCTGCAGATGTTTTATCTTGAAAATTATCAAAACATGCTAATTTCATTCCTAAATTATATGCCATTAAGAAATGTTCGATCCATGTTTTTCTTTTTCTTATTAGAATATATTTAGAATCGCCTTCGTGAAAAAGAGGATGATTTTCTTCTGGTGTTAGTTTATGTAAATTTGAATATGTATGTGTTAATATATTATTATCTACGCCATTTTTATTAATATCACTTAAATAAGTAAATAAATTTTCTGATCGAAGTAAATCTTTTTTTTGTCTATTTAAAATTTTTTGGGGATTATTTGTTTCTATAGCATTTACTAAATTATTTAAAATATTTCCATCAGCTAAATCTCCAAATAATGTAGGTAAATTTTGTGCAATTTCTTTTGATAGCTTTTCTTCAACTTGATTAATAGCTTGATTAAATTGTTGTCTATGATCGTGATCATTACCACCACCCATTATATTATATTATATTAAACAGTTATTATAATATAATTTGAAAAACAATATCTACTAAATTTTATTTTATTGTGTTTGTTGGAACATATTTTCCAAAATTTCTTGCTGAGCCTTTTTCACATCCATGCCTTCTATTAATGAACCATTTAAATTGTTTCCGAACCCTTCAGCAACCGCTTCCACACAAGAGTTCTCGCCGGAATTATATATCATTCCTGGTCCACAACATGCTTCTCCTACACATGTTCCACTAAACATTCCAAGATTATATGATTTTGAAGGATATTTATTTCCACTCATATCATGAATATATTGTCTATCATAACCTTGATTAGTTTTATCAAAATTTATAGGATCTCTTAAAGCTAACCAAATTATTTTTCCTATTGTAAAAAATATAGCACAAGCAATAATGATTACATTTAATATTTTAGTTAATTGATCTCCTACTATTGATTTGCTATTTAAAAAAGCAAAAATAGCATAAATAACAAATGCAATAACTAATACTTTTGCTATGTTTATATATTCTTCATAAATACGCATTTCATATTCTTGAGTTTGTATTAATCTCTCATTTTTTAAATTCTCATATTTTTTTTTTTCATATACTTTATGTATGTCACTTCCATCATCACTAGATATATAATCTAAGAAAATATCTGTACCAATATCTTTTTTTGCGGCGGAAAGTTCTGCAATTTCATTCATAGCTGCAATTCTATTGTGTTCTGCTGTTACTTGTCTTTCGTTTGTTAATATATTGCGAAAACGATGTAAAGATTGCATAAAATCCGTTCCCATTTGTGTTGCTTGAGATGCTGTTAATTCACCAGATTGCGTAAAACCCTCTATATTTTTTTTTTTATTACCAAACCCTTCATAATTTGCAAAACCTTGCACTGGAACTCCTTCACTTTGACCTCCGCTCTCAACAAGTGCACCAATAACCTGATCTGTAGTATCTTGAATTGCTTCTAGTTCAGGTTCTGTCGTTGAACTTTTAACTAACAACTCTGGGTCGTTAGGTAGCGACCCTCTTAGCGCTGCAAGTTGTCGTTTTTCATTTTTACTGTTTTCATCCATTGCCGCCACTGCCGTATTATTTAGTATCACCTCCTGATCAGCGGCAAGCTGCTGAGACTTCCCGGCGCTCTCCGCGGCTACATTAGCATACTGCTGAGATACAGTTTTCGATACTCCTGAATCCACAGAATTATTATGAGTCTTTCTAGCCTCCACCATACTATTCCCTCTCGTTATATCTGTATCACGCTCGTGTCGTACAGATAAATTTTTCATATCTTTGCTCACTCTTTCTGAATGCTGAGCCGAGTCTTTAGCCCGATTTGCCGCATTTGCTGAATGTTGAGAGCTGTTGTTTTGATTACGGGCCTGATGAGCAAGACCAGCAGTTTCATTTTTTAATCGTGCTGTTTCCCGTCTATCACTATGTATTCCACCAATGTTTTGATTTTTCGTTACCGCAACATCATGTCTATCTCTTCTAATTGCTCCTCTCGCAACATTTGTTTCGTGCTGGATTGCATTCCTGGCTTGCTGTGCGTTTCTTTTTGTTTGGTTATAAAGTGCTGTCTCATTTCTGCCCATTCCTTCTATAAATGTCTCGATATTTGAACTGATTGGTGAACCGATTGGAGCGGGTTTGTGTTTTATTTTGTGATCAAGATAAGATGCATTTGTTAAATCATCTGGACTGTGAGCCCGATAATTGTTCATATTTTCATTACCTTCCATATTTTCAAAACCAACAGGCCCTCCAATCCAGCAGGGAGATACATTAATCCTGCGGCTTGGTCTTTTCTTACAACCTTTTTTTATTTCATCTAGACAAGTCCAATTCCACGATGAGCTGTTTGGACTTGATCGATAATCGTAATCAATAACTTGTTTACAACTTCTATTTCCCATTATTATATTTATTAATATAAATAAATATAATAATTATAATTATTTTATATATAACTTTAAAAATATAACTATAATTAACTTAATTTTTTCTAAATTTTCTAAATAACATTAATAAAGTAATTATACTAATACCACCTACCATAGACCAAACAACTAATTGAAAGTGATAATTTTGAATTCTTTTATTACTATCATCAATACTTTTTTGAACTGTTAATGATCTTTCTTGTAATCTTTTGGTTCTGCCAATATATTTTTTATCAGAATAATGTAAACCACCAATTCCATCTAAATAATGATTATTCATATCAACTCTTAAATATATAATATTTTTACCTGATACAGCATTCCAACCAACTTGATTTAATCTTTTATTAGGATCTTGAATAGTTAAAGGAACAACATCTTGCCCATTAATAATTAATTTTATTTTATGTTTTGGTATTTCTTCTATTATTGCTAATTTATCTACTGTATGTTTTATTGTGCTAGTTCCTGTGACATTATGTGTAGTTAGCGATGCTTGCGGAACATCTCTATTTAGTAATGGAAAATGAATTACAAGAGGTAAAGACATTTTTTTTTATATATATATTAACTTTTTATAAAATATTAAAAAGCTAAGAATATAAATAATCTTTAAAATTTAAAAAATTTTTAATTTCTACATAATAATTCATAAAAATGATTAAAGCAATAATTAATATAAATAAGATTATTAAATATTTTGGTTTTATAATTGATGATTTAAATAAAAATGTCACAAATATAATAATTGAAATAGCAAAAAGCAAACCATATACAAATATTGTTTGAAATAATTTTTTTCTTTTTGCTTCAACATTTTCTTTTTCGCCTGCTAAATTTTTTTCTTTTTTATAAATTTCAGAAAATAACTTAGATACAAATAATTGTGTTCGTGGTTCCACGGAATCATCACCTAAAGGCCAACTTGTAGTATCTTCAGTTCCATCACCAAAACGAATTATAATAATATAGTTATTAGTATAAGGAGGTTTAGGAGTCGTTATAGCTGGATTAACAAAATCACTATCGTTAATTGTTGGATCTATTTCCGCTAATCTAAAACTTCCTAAACTTGTTACCATCCCACCAGCATTCGGTGACGTTCTAACTCCAGTAGATTCAATTCTAAATTTATATTCGCTTTTAGGTATTAATTTTGAAAATAATTTACTGGCATCAATATCTAAATATACTTCTAATTCTCTAATATATTTTTTTATAGTTTGCAATTTATCACTAACATAAACAGGTGCAGTGTATGCAAAAGTTACACTTCCAGTATCAGAAGTTTCACCCCATATCAGTCTTTTTTCTATAATAAAATCTAATAATGGACTATATTTCATATTATTCTGAGCAAATCTATTTCTATAGTAATTAATTAAATCATTGCGAGCTGCCGCTTCTCCGGCAGTCCCCATCGCCGCTGTCAGCGCGGCACTTTTAGCTTGTGCTTGCGCCTTAAAACTCGCGTCAGCAGTTTCTAAATTTTTTAAATCACCGATTAAATCTGCAAATTGTTTAACTGATTCTTTAATTACTTTAAATTCATCTATTATAAGTTGTGTTTTATCGCGAACATAATTAGTATCTTTAAATTTATTTATATTTTTTCTAAAAAATTCAGGATCTATATATCCATATCCTTTTGTTGTTCCAATAACACCTGTTTTGTTAGGGCCGATACCTTTTATTCCAAGATTAGCTCTATTTGGTTGGGCATTTGCAGCGCCAGGAGCAAGGTCACCAACATTTTGTGGTATTCCTTTATAATTAGATTTATTACCACAATCAACTAAAAATTTAGAAGTAGTATTCAAATTGCTTTCTGAATATAAATTACATGTTCCACTATTAGTATTATTATTTTGTTGTCCGGCGGGGGAAAAGGGTGTATGATCTAATGTATATATTGCACAATTTCGCGAATCGCACTCTTTGCGACACTGATCGGCAGTTTTTATTCCAGCATTTTGTGGTGTTACAGTGACTGGATTATATGTATTACCTGTTTGAGCTTGCAAAAAATTATAAAAATATGTATCTTTATCTTTACATAAATTAGTATATGCTTCTGTAATAAATGATTTTTGTACCATATTATAATATATAATCATTTTTTTATTAAAAAGTAAATTAATAAAAAACTTATAATTACTAAATGTTTATTTTATTTTACTTTTTTTAACTGATAAAAAAATAACTAAAGCAACTAAAAAAAATAATGTAATTATTTCTGTTAATTTTAAATATTTAATATAATTAGAATCATGTAATTTTGCATTATTTCCATTATTACTAGTTTTTAATTTTTTATACTTGACTTTTTCAAAATCTATTTGTTCCTCATAAAAACTAATAAAATTTAAATAATTAGTATGTAATTCACTAACGAAACTTAAATCAGTTTGTAACTCATATAATTTTGATTCTAGTGAATTATTATTATTTCCTAGATAAAAAAAATCTTGACAAATTAATAACATTGCATTTGCAATTCCTGTAAAATCACTTGTCGTTCCTGTCTGGTAGTTTGCTGCTGTTTGAACTCTATTTTTAAAAGTAGATAAATGAGTTCTCATGGTATTAATGTTTGATTGTAAATTATTATCATATCCTGCTAATGTTGTGTTTTTGAATGTAGAATATTCTTTTAATGTATTATTTAATCCTGTCGCATTAAATGTTTGAGGATTTCTTGTAACTTTTGTTTGATATATAACATAATTATCTTTATTTCTTCCAAATCCATTCAATCGTGAATTAATATTATTATAATTAGCATCTTGTGAACTAGTTACTGGATTGTATTTAATACAATTAGTATTAGAAGCTAAATTTATATCATCTTTTCTAGTAACAAGTTGTGTACTAGTATTACTATCTGTAGTAGTTTTACTAAATATATTATCGATAAAAGATTTAACTGGAGCAGTAAGATGTTTGAAAACATCTTTTCCTATATTTTCTTGCTGAGTTGGTCTATAAACAATATCATTTTTGGGTACAATACATTTATAGGTTACCTCATTTGATGCATTTTTCTTTAAATCATTTACTATGAAAAAATTTGCAAAGTGTTTTTTAGCTTCATTTTCGCAATCTAATGCACTAAAGTGATTTCTACTTGATAATGTTTGTCTTGAAATATGAAAAAAATCTTCATTATTCATAAAATTGTCAAAATTAGTTCTATCTGATAAATTTATTGCGTATTCGTTTATTTTTGTATTATCTACTTTAAAATATCTATTTTCATCATTTACTCCATTTTTTTTACCATAACAAAAAATATCAGAATCGTTTTGCTGTTTATTAAAATTATACATATTATATTATTAATATAAATAATAATTTAATAATTTATATTAATTGATTTTAATTTTTATATTTTACATATTCTATAAAAGTTACTACTTACTGATGTAGGGCTTTTTCGTTCAATCTTAACAATATCTTTAGGTTTTATTCCTAGAACTAATGAGACTGGACTAAAATATGAAATGTCTGGTATTTGATCATCATTTAGTATATTAAAATCTTTTTTAAATTGTTTTGCATCTTCTTTAGATAAAATTGTATGTTTAGGAACCATTGAATGTTTTAAAATATTAAATTGTAAACGCTTAATATTTAATAATGATATGTAAATTTTTTCAGACATCCATATATTTTTTACTTCTTGAATTAAAGTATCATTTGGTTCATCTTTAATAATAATAATTAAATCGTCATTTTTATTTAATATGTTTTCTAAATGAAATAAATCTTCAATGATTGTGAAAATATTTTGTGATTTTATTGATTTAATAATGTAATATTTAACATAAATTTTTTTTTCACTATTATTTTCTTTTAATAACATATCTAACTGATTATTTTCGAATAAAATACCTAATTCATTTATGTCAAAATTTTTATAATTTTCAATGTTAAAGTCTCTTTCTTCTAAAATTTCAAGTAAATATTTTCTTGAATTAAAAATACTTGTGAGTTGCCTATTATTTGAATTCATTTTTATTATTTAAATATATTTATTTTTTCTTTATTATATCAATTTTTTATATATTTTTAAATTTAAAAATTTTTATATATTTATCCATTTAATTGTTTTATTTTCAAATCCCCATACTATTTCATTTTCATTTAAAAAGTTATAATATTTTGTCATAAAACACTTTCCATATTCTGGATGTGGTGTGTTAAAAGTTATTTTAATTCTTTCTGAAAATGTTTCAAAATGTGAAATTTCTAAAATTGCAGAAATATTATCGATGATTATATTTTTCATATTATTATTTATAATATATTTATATTTTAGTTGTTAAATCAAATTCAACTTTTTTAATTTCATTCGTTTCATTAGTTTCATTAGTTTCATTAGAATTATCTTGTTTGTCACTTGTATTATTTTCATTTACTTCATTTATTTCATTTATTTCATTTGTTTCATTACTTCCACCTGATATAATATTATTATCATTAATTTGATTTACTCTTTTAGTTTGTTCTTCTATATTATTTTCATTATTTTCTTTATTATTTAAATTAATAGAAATACCACCTACTTTTTTTGCATCTTCTGGTTGTTGACCAGTTACTAAATTTATTACACTATTTAATGAATCTTGTATTCTTTCTCCAATAGAAATTGGAGGTTTAGTATTTTCTTCATCATCTGATAAAGAAACTTCATCGTCGTCTAATTCTTTAGATTGATTATAATATTCTTCTGCTTTTTTAACAGATTCTATTGTAACTGGATCTAAACCAGAATCACTATCATCATCACTATCTAATAATTTTTTGTTTTTAGGTTTAATGTTAGCTAATTTATTTATTTCATTATTTATTTCTGCTTTATCAATACTTTCTTCATCAAGAGATATTTTATCTTTTAAATATAAATCATTTAATATATTTTTTGTTGATTCTGAATTCATAGAAGTTAATTGATCAACATTTTCTTCAGTTATTATACGCATTTGAATATTCATTGTTTGTAATTCTTGCATTAATAATTTAAAGCAATAAGGTACTTTAACAATACTAAAATTTCTTCCATATTTTGTAATAACTTTTATATTTTCATTATTAGTTATTATATTATTTGAAAATTTTAATGGTCCATCCATAAAAGGACTTATAAATATTTTTTTTTCATAATTATATATAGCAATAGTACCTGTATTATTACATATAGCAAGATAATATTCATCGCCTCTTTTAAGCATTGATTCTTGTAAAAATGCACTAGCTCCATGTGCAAGAATACCATCTCTTTCCATTTCACCTATTCTTAATCCACCATCATTTGCTCTTCCTTGAACAGTTTGTCTTGTTAATGATGTTCTAGGCCCCTGTGCTCTATAATTAATTTTATCTTTTACCATATGTTTAAGTCTCATATAATAACAAGGTCCAATAAAAACTTCCATATTCATTTGTTCACCTGTTTCACCATTATATAATATTTCATTACCGGTTGAACTATATCCTACTTTATTTAACATATTTCCAAAAATTTTATGTTTAGAACCTTTGTTTACAAATGCAGTACAGTCTCCATGTCCACCATATATAGAGCATGCTTTTCCCATTAATGTTTCTATTAATTGTCCAATTGTCATTCTACTTGGTAATGCATGTGGGTTAATTATTAAATCCGGTCTAATTCCATTTTCAGTAAATGGCATATTTTTTTCAGGAATAATTAAACCAACTGTCCCTTTTTGACCACATCTACTGCAAAATTTATCACCTTGTGCTGGTATTCTTTCTTCTCTAATTCGAACTTTTGCAATTCTAAAACCTTCTTCCGAATCTGTTATAAATGATTTATCTACAAATCCTAATTGACCCTTTTTAGGTGTTATTGATGCATCTAAAAATGTATTAGGATTATTTGTATTGGTAGTTATTTTTCCAATAATTACTTTTTTATCATCTAATTCAGTGTTTTCTTTTATAATTCCATAATTATCCAATAAAGAATAATCATAACCAGGTTTTTTACCAACAACTATTTCTTTTTCAATATTTGCAAATTTTGAATCAACTACATTTCCTAATATTTTTGAACTTTCTTCGCGTGCTTCATACATATTAAAATATGTAGTATTAAACATTCCACGTTTAATAGATCCTTCATTAAATAAAATACTATCTTCTACATTATAACCACCATAACATCCAATTGCAACTATGGCATTTAATCCATATGGATGTTCTTCATTATTAATTAATTTTAGATATCTACTTATAACTAGTGGTTTTTGTCCATTATTTAATACAACTCCCATTTTATCAATTCTATTATTAAAATTTGAGTTATATAAACTTACTGCTTGTTTACTTTGACCACATGAAAATAAGTTTCTTGGAAGTTGATTATTTTCTGGAAACACAATTTGATTACCCATTACACCTAGTAATAATGATGGATGAATTTCTAAATGAGTTGTTAAATTTGTTATTTCATCAATATCGTTTTTTATTAAACAATTTTCCGATTCTGATGTATCAATATAATCAATAATTCCACAATTTTCTAATAATTTATTAATATTTTTAGATTTATATAGATCATTAGGATTACTATAAAATAAATTTAAATTTATTAAATTATTTAAATTATCAATATTATTTGATATTTTATTAAATTCATTTACTCCAATCAATAAATTATAAAAATTATAATCATTATTTATAATATACTCTTCTTTACCTATAAAACTAGGAATTTTGTTAATTACATAAAAAATCGGTCTACATAATCTTCCAGAATCAGTAAAAATATAAATAATATTTTCTTTAATTGACCAAGATATACTCGTAAAAATTGGTATTAACCCTAAGCGTCTATAATTTAATAAAACTTCTTTTGATTCTTGTGGATTATTTATTATTCCTATCCATACACCATTAACAAAAATTTTTGTTGCATTTGATATATAATCAATATTACATTCTGATAATAGTTCAATAAATAAAATTTCTCTCAAAAAATTAATTATTTTATTTCCACTATACCCATTTGTTATAAATGCACCTAATGATAAATGTTTATGTAATCCTACATTGCCTCCATCGGGTGTATCTACTGGGTCGATTATTCCCCATTGTGATGAATGTAATAATCTAGGACCCACAACTTTTGCACTAGAATCTAATGGTAAATTTAATTTTCTTAAGTGTGATAAAAAAGAATTATAAGATAGGCGATTTAAATCTTGTATTACTTCTGGTCTTTTTGTGTGTTCTTCTGCTCCCCAATTACCTTTAAAAGCTTTTTTAAAACCATTTTCTAATATTCTTTCTTTGAAATATTCATTGTAATTATTTTCTATTAAACTAATAAAATTATTTTGATAAATTCCTTGTTTATAATAATATTCTTTATCTATTGCTTTAAAAATATGTTTTTGCTGTAATGTATAATATTCTTTAAATAAATCATAAATTAAAGATCCAGTTAATTCAACTCTTTTAAATTTAAAACTATCTCTGTCTGTAGGTGATTCTTCATTATTAAAAACCTTTAATAATTTATTTACCATAAATCCTAAAAATAAAGCTTTATTTTTAAAATTATTATCTCCTATTTGCGGTAGTAAATAGTCCATTAAAATTTCTAATACATGTGATATTGTTTTTCCTTTAGTTAATGTCGCTATGTATTTTAATGCTGTTTCTTGCTCATAAATATTACCAGCATCATAAATTGATGATCTAAAAAAATTTAAATAATTTTTATTATTTTCAATATTTAATAAACAATATTTTATAATTTCTTTATCACTAGTAACGCCTAAAGCTCTCATTAATATAAAAAAAGGTACTGGTTTTCTTACGTTAGGAACATTTACTAATAATTGATTATTTTCTAATGTAGGAGAAGGTCTTAATATTCGAATACTTAATGTGCGTACCGGTTTAGACGCATCTTCAGAAACACATCTAATTTCTGCAGAATGACTATATAATTCATTAAAATTATCTTTAATATATAACATATTATCAGCAAATTTTTCTTGCGGAATAATTACTTTTTCTTTACCATCAATAATGAAATATCCGCCTAGATCATTTTTACATTCACCCATATTAAATTTCGTTTGTCTATTTAATGTATTTAAGATACATAAATTTGAATTTAACATAATTGGAAATTTACCAAAATAAATATTTTTTAATGTAGATTCTGTAATTGTTTCATTATTGTCTTTATCATATATTTTATATATAATATCAATGTCCATATGTAAAGTTATAGCATATGTCATATTTCTAAGTCTAGCTTCGTTTGGAAACATGTAATGCTCTCTATCTTTATCAAAAATAATAGGTTTTCCAAAATATAAATTATTTCCTTCTTTTCCTCCAAAAAATATTTCTGCTTGTAAATTATAATTCTTAGTGACTTCATTTTTATCTTTAAAAATTTTTATTGGATTTTTCTCTTTTATAATGTTATAAATTTTATTATTAAAAAAATCATCAAATGAATTTATATGATGTTTTACTAATAAATTTGTATCACTTTCAAAATATTTTTCAATAACATTCCATATTAAATTATCATCCATTATTATATTATAAACATAGTATAAAATTCTTATATTTGTTAAACTATTTAATAAATATAAGAAAATATTAACTACATCTATATATTATAGTGTAGTAAAATATATGCAAAAATAACAAATAATAAAATAATTGGTAGCAATACTAAAAACCATGATATTTCTTTATAACCAGCTTTACATAAAGAATTTAAGACAAATGTCCAAAAAAGTATGTAAATAGCATTAAAAAAGAAAATCAAGAATGTATTTGGGAAATCGCAGCTATAATATCCTAAACAAAATTTATCAGTATTTCCAAAATTTTGAAAAGCTAAAACAACAAATGCTAAAACTGAAATAAATAAATATAAAAATGCAGGGGTGCACAATTTTTTGAAATCTTTAATATATTTGTCAAAATATGATGCCATAATTATAATATAAATAAATATATTATAATTTTGTTAAATGTTAAATTATTCACCTTTAAAATTTGTTATTGTTTCGTTAACTGAATCTTTAGCATAGTTAGATATATCAGTTAAAGGTTGAAATATTACACCACCTTTGTATCTTTTCAATTGTTTTTTAGAACGAACTCTATTTTTATTTAATTTAGGTTTTTTAGATTTTCCTAAATTTTTTTTTCTTTTTAATGATTTTTTTTTATTAGAAAAAAATTTTTTTAATTTATTTAATTTGAAAAGCTTTTTCTTCAAAGTTTTTTTATAATACATTATATTATAATATAATATAATATTAAATTTTTATTCAATATCTACATGTGTTAACATATGTCGCCGACAACAATATTTTTTCAAGTTTAAAAGGTCTAAAACTTCTCCCTCTGGTGTTTTTTTTGAAAATGATTTTGTTAAATAAATAACTTTGTCTATTTCCATATTACTGTTTAATTTTTTCTTTTTTACTTCTCGTTGATAATATCTATATTTATCTCCTAAAACTTCCCCACATGTAAAACATTTAACTGGAATTAACATATTTATAAATATTATATAAATAATTTTTATATAATATTTGTAAATTATTCAATTTTATTTTTTAATATATAAAAGTTGCTTTTCTATTGAGATTTTTTTTTTTGTATGTTTTTTTCTGCTTCATATTGATATTATATTTTTCAATCAAAAAAAGTGTAGATATAAAAAATAAAATTATAGATAAAATTAAAAAAAAATATTTTAATAACATTATTATATAAATAATATATAATTTAAATTTCCTAAGGAGATTTATATCTACAAATAAATCTACATAAATGTCTACAATTACAAGAACAACGAGAATTAATTTCTAAAATATTAGAATTTGAAAATTCTGTTTCTTTATATTTTTCAAATTTTTTTGGTTTGTTCTTCTTGTGTCTTTCACAGCAATTACATAAATTTAATATTTTTATAATATTATCATTATTTAATATTTTATTTGCATATAAAATATTATAACTACCTTCAATTAATTTACTATGAAATCTAGCTGAATTTATAATGTTTTGAAGTTCAGAAATTTTATATTTAATATATTTTGAATAATTTTTTTTTATTATTTTAATTGCCCATATATAATTAAAAGACCATATAAATTCAATTACTTCATCTGGTAATTTGCAGAAAAGTGTTTTTTTTCTAATGATTATAGAATTCATAAGTTTTAATATTTTAAATATTAATAAATCAAATCAATTTTATTTTTATTAATATTATTTATGGAAAAACATGGCATTAAATCGATTAAATTTTTTAAATAAATTTAAATAAAAATTGAATAAAAAATAATTTAATTATTAATAGTATAATAATAATTAAATCATGTCAGTTATTCATCAAGATTGGGATACTATTGTATTTAAATCTAATCCAAAACAACCAGTAGTTAATAAGACCAAACAAAAACAACTTTCATCTGACGAAGAAATTAAGATTGAGCAACCTAAACAATTAGGTCAATTAATTTTACAAGCACGCACAACATGTAATAAAACTCAGAAAGTTTTAGCAAATGAACTTGGTATTGCAGTTCAAATATTATCTAGATGGGAAACTAATAAAGAATATCCTGATAATAAACAAATTTCAAATATTGAAAAAGTTCTAAAAATTAAATTACCAAGATCAAAAAAAAAAATAGTATCTACTGCATAATTATAATTTCATTAATAAATATTCGCCATTTAAAGATTTTTTTATTACATATTCATTATTTTCTTCGTGTATTTTATTATGACAATCTTCACAAATATTTACTAAATTTGCTTTATGATTTTTATTAAATTCATTATTTATAATTCCATTAGTATCTGCATTTTTTTGAAATTGTAAATGATGTATTTCTGTTCCATTATTTAATTTACATAATTCACATTTACCTTTTAATTTTTTACTATTATATTTACTTTTTTTAACAGAAACAATATTATTTTTTTTACAATATTTATTTCTAATATTATAAGCATTCTCAATAAAATCATCTGGTAAATCTAAAGATTTACATACTTCTAATCCATACATTGCTTCTCCGGGACCATCTTTTAATTTTCTATCATAAATTAATGTATTTAAATTTTTATTAAATAAAACACTCATATGAGAAATTTGTATTTTATTTAATTCTTTAATTTCTTCGTATTCTAATATCTCATGAAAATGAGTTGCAAATAAAAATGTTGAATTTTTATTACTTAATTTTTGTAAACTAGCAACAAATATACTTAATGCAGACGTACTTTCTGTGCCACTACATAATTCATCACCTATTATAATACTATTTTCATTAGAATATTTTAATATTGTACGTAGTTCACTCATTTCAACTGCAAAAGTAGATAATCCTTTAAATAAATTATCATTTCCTAAAATTCGTGTAAATAAATAATTATAAGGAAAAAAAATAAATTCAGAGCACGGTACAAACATGCCTGATTGAGCCATTATAATAGCAATACCAATTGATTTAATAAAAGATGTTTTTCCAACAGCATTAGTACCATATAATAATAATCCGTTATTTTCACAACCCAATTTAAGATCATTTGAAACATATAATTCTTTTGTGTTTATTTGTTCAATTAAGCAATGACGAATTTTTTTAAAATCAAAAAAAGATTTTTTATTATTTTTATCATCAATAATTGGTTTACATAAATTATATTTTATAACATTATAAGAATTGCATTGACATATATCTAAAAGAGATATAAAATTTGATATATTTTTTAATTTATCTTTATTGAATTCTAAAAACTCATTAACTATTGTATTGTATGAATTTTGTAATGTATTTATTAAAATTTCTCTCGAATTTTGAATAGTATTTATAATATTATTAATAGCTGAATTTTCTAAAATTACATTTGCTTGATTAGAACCATGATTTTTAAAATTAATAGTAGATAAATCTATTTCAATAGTTTCTTCCATTCTTGAAAAAGAAGACATGTAATTTATTTTAATTACATTATTTTTTTGCATTAATTTTTCAAAAATATCTTTAAATAATAAAGATCTGCGTTTTGTTAAAAGTAACATAATATCATTTTTTCCAGTTTCATTTATTTTCACATATGAAATATCTTTAATATACGCAATCTCATTATTTTTCGAAGGTTTTTTTGGTTTTTCAACATCTGCTAATAAATTTGAAAAATATTTAGCTATTGATTCAATTTGCTGACGAGCATCCATACAATTTTTTAATTTATTATATAATTGTTTATCGTATTTTTTATTAATGAAATTTAATTCGTCTATATTATAATTATTAATTTTTTCAATAATAATATTAGAAGCTTTATTTATATCAAATCTCTCTTCAACAAAATTTTTTATTTCTAAACAAATTTCATTTATATCAAAATTGCAATGTTTATTAATATATGGAATAAAGAAACTATTTTCTTTTTCGCTTGAAAAAATAGCATTCAATTTTTTTAAAGTTGAGAGATCAAAAAATAAATTAATAAAATCTTTTGGATTTATTTGTTTCAATATTGATTTTCTCTCTATTTTTTCAATATCTTTTATATTTATTAAATGTTCTCTAATAGTTTTATATAAATCACTTTGAATTAAATTATCAACTATATTATAATCATCGTTTAATTCATCAATATCAACTATCGGATGTAATAATTTATGAGAAAAATTTCGTTTGCCAATATTTGTTATGCAATTATTTAGTAATGTTAATACACTTGAAAGTTTTCCATTTGAATTATTTTCACTTATAATATTTAATTGTTTGAGAGAATGATTTGCAAGAATTAAATTTTTATTATGATTTTCAAATACAGGATAACTAATATTTTTAATTAATAATGAATTATGATTATTAACAAAATTTAATAAAAAACAGAGAGATGAATTAATTAAAAAATTATTTCTAAATTCAGATTTATTATTAAATGAATTTGCTCCATAAATTTTATCTATAAATTCTTCTTGAAATGTTTGCTTTTCACAATTTATTGCAAATCTCTCAAAATCATTATTTTTATTTTTATTTAAATTTATTTTATGTATTTTTTTTGAATTTAAACCAATATAATTAATAACTTTGTTAATGTAATTTTCATCTTTCATATTTGTAATTATAATACTTTCAGAAGGATTATATATTGAAATATATTTTTCTAATTGATCATATATAGTTGGAGTATCGAAATATTCTATATTATATTCAAATGTCATTAATTTTCCTGTTATAATATCTATATTAGATATAGCTATAGTAATAATAGGATTTTTATAAATCAAATTTGTTTCTGTATAATTAATCCATATGCACATAGTATTATTTGTTAAAATATCATCATTGCAATCATTATTATTAAAATACATACCAGGAGAATAAATACATGCTAAGCTTCTTGTTGTATTTTTTCCTTGAATATCTTGAACAAATACTGGAATAGTATATCCATTTTCTAATAATTTTTTTATATTTTTTTCTAAAAATAATACACCAAATCCTGCCATAACGACATCAAGTCCTCCTGAGCAAACATTTTTTCTTGCTATTGCCATATCATTAATTTTAGAAAATTCTAAAATTAAACTTCCATGATAATTGCCTTCTTTATCTACTTTTGCATAACATTCAAAAAAACTACCGACTTGCATTAATACTATTGTTTTTTCTCCATGTAAATTTACATATTTTTTTGTTAATTCAAAATATTCTTCAATTAACGTCATAAAATTATTTTATAGTTATTATAATAAATAAAATAATTTTAAATTAATTTATAACATATATTAATCATTCCAAACTCCTTGTACAGCCGGATCCATTTGATCAATACTTTGATTTATTTCTATTGATTGTCTTTCTATTTCTCTTTGACGTGATCTATATGTTGATCTTTTAGAATATTTTTTATCTTTTCTTAAATACATTTTATAAGATGTCATATACTCTTTTAATAAATTATGTAATTCTAATTCTGTAATATTATTTAATTTAATGCCTTTTCTTGTTTCTAAATTTGTTGCTAAATCATTTTTCAATTCATTATGAGTTGGCATTTTTAGTAGTACATCTGTAATTTGTAATTTATAATATGTATGATATTTTGTTTTTAAATTATCATATACATCATTATACTGTTTTACCTTATCTTCTAATATAGCTTTTATGTTTTTAAAGTTACCTTTAGTTTTTTCTATTTCTAAAATATTTAAATAATCTTCTTTTGTTGCATTATGCATAGCAAAACTTTTTGGCAGTGTTGATTTTTTCTTGTAAGTTAATTTTTTTGACTTTTTTTTAAATAATAGTTCAATAATATATTTTAGTGTTTTTTCATAGATTAAACGCTGAAAAATAGGTTCTAATTTTTTATGTATAGATTGAATTTCTATTAATTTTTCATTTAATTCTTGAAAAAATAGTTGATCTTTTTTAAAATCATCTCTTTCTTTTTGTTTTACATTAATACCATGTTTTACAAAATCACTTGGACTTTTATTATTAGGATTTATAACAGTAATGAATTTTTTTGAAGACTCAACACTTTCCGGCGGAGTTTGTCTTGGAGATGATTTATTTTGTTGTGATATTTTAACAAATGCATTTGGTGATCCAATATCAAAATTTTGATATCTTTTACTAAAAGCAAATGGTATTTTAAATGTTTGTAATAAACTCATTTAATATATATAAATACTTAAATCTTATAATAATTATATTTTTTTGGAGCAATATATCCTCCGCCGCGAACTTTTGACAATCTATTATTTATAAGATTATTATCACTATTATTACCAAAATAATTTAATTGATCTTTATTATTTTTTAAATTCATGGATCCTGATCCTATATTTTTTAAACGTAAATTTTGTGTACGTAAAGATGAATCATTTTGTTTTATTGGTTTGCCACAAATATTACTAGAATTTTTTAAACAATCTGAATAATTTATGGGGTGATTATTTGATACTCTTAAATAAAATTTTCTTCCTAAAGCAAAATTTGAAGTTCTCTCGCTTGAATTTTCAACAATGGGAGACATTTTTTTAGAAAAAATCAAAGACATTTTAATATTAAAATATAATAATATTTTTAATATTAAAAAAAAGTTTTATCTTCTCATTCTTCTTATAAATTGTTGTTGTGTTTTTCCTGAATCTCCCCCATGTGTTATATCATTATAGTTTCTATTGATTGCTTGTAATTTTTTAAATCTCGAATAATCGGATGCATCATGTACAAATTTAGAATTTCCAGAATACATAGCATTACCGCTTCTATTTACACCACCATGTGCAGGATTTAATCTTGATAAATTATTTCCTCCCACTTGATTAGATGCATATCCATATCTACTATTTGTATTTTCAATATATGTAGTTAATATATCACCAGAATTAAAGGCAGTTTTGAATGGTCCTAATACATTTTTAGAATTTAAAGCAGGAGATGTCCCTAAACCATTATTGTATAAATTGCCAAAAGCTTTTGCTAAATGTTTGCGACTAGATGATCTTTCTGAACCAGAAACAGCATGTCCAATTAATAAAGGTTGTTTTCCTTTATAACCACCACCAAGACTTTTTTGATTGAAAGAAGCCATTTTATAATTAATATATATAAATTAATTATAAAAAAAATATTTACAAATAAGAATTTACTATATTTTTAAATTATTAATCACACATAATACGAGGTGCAATATTCATTGTTAACAATTCTTGAAATGCTAATTTGCAAGCATATGGTATTTCTACATATTTAAAATCAGTTCTATTTTCACATACATTACATATATGTATATTTTCTTTATTATTGAAACAGGCAATCATACCACATTTATTACATATATGTAAGTTATATGCATCAGATGCATCATATATTCTTCCTTTTGTAAATCTAGAAGCTCCATGTGAAATCATGCAGTCTCGCTCCATTTCTCCAAAACGTAGTCCACCATCTCTGGCTCTACCTTCTGCAGGTTGTCTAGTTAAATTAACCATAGGACCAATACTTCTACTATGTTGTTTATCAGTAACCATATGTTTCAATCGTTGATAAAATGCAGGACCAATAAATATGCTACAATCTAATTGTTCACCAGTTAATCCATTATACATAACTTCATTTCCTTTGGATTCGTATCCTTTTTTTTGCAATTCTTTAGAAATATCTTCAATTTTAAAATCATTAAAACTTGTGCCATCTCCAAATAACCCAAGATCAAGTAATACTTTTCCTAATAATGTTTCTTTTAATTGTGCAATTGTCATTCTGCTTGGAATTGCATGAGGATTAATTATTATATCTGGTTTAATCCCATTTTCAGTAAATGGCATATCTTTTTCAGGAATAATATTACCAATAGTACCTTTTTGACCATGTCGAGAGCTAAATTTATCACCAATTACCGGTTTTCTATAGTTTCTTAAGCGAACTTTACAAAAATTATAACCATCTCCGTTTGTTTCAACATAATTTTTATCTAGATAAGTTTCTTCATTTGTTCTATAAATTTGACTCATATCAGTATATTTAATCAGTTTTGTAAAGTCATTTTTATTTTCTTTAATAGGTAATATTTTTCCAATAATTACATCTCTATCTTCTATTAAAGTATTTTCAGGTACAATTCCATTTGCATCTATTTTATTATAATTTGCAAATTTCATATTTTTGGTTTTATTTTTTTCTGGTTTACATCTAATTTCTTCATTTCCATATAATTTTTTATCCTCATCTTTTTCAGTATGATAAATAGTTGCTAGAAACAATCCTCTATCAATTGAAGATTTATTAAATAATATACTGTCTTCCTGATTATAACCACTATGACTTGCAATAGCAACAATTACTTGTTCTCCAGAAGGAATACTATTTAATTTAATTATATTCATTAATCGAGTATCAACTAATGGCCTCATAGGATATGTTAATACATAACTTGTTTTATCCATTCGATTATCAAAATTAGTAACATAAACACCAATAGCCTGTTTACCCATAGCCGATTGATAGGTATTTCTAGGAGATTGATTATTTTCAGGAAATGGAATACATGATGCTAATACTCCAAAAATTGTACTTGGATGTATTTCACAGTGAGTATAATAATTAACAATATGTTTATTATTATTATTATTATATAAAGATTTTTTATCCATAGCAATCATTGCATTATTTTGTTCATAAATATCAATATATTCAATTATAGAATTATCATAACTTCCAGAATATATTAAATTATCCCAACCAATTTTTTTATTTATTAAATCTAAAATAATTTTATAATTTTCATTTAATGTATATAATAATTTATTATTTTCTACTTTTAATAAAGGACGAGACAATCTACCAGCATCATTAGAAACACGAATTTCTTGTAAGTTAATATTAAAAATTATAGAAGTATATACATTAATAATACCTTTGTATTTTTTATCTTTTAAATCTTTATAAAGTTCAATTGGTGAATTTGTTATTCCAAGCCAGCAACCATTAATAAAAACTTTTACACAGTTATATAAATTTTCTGCATTTTTCACATCTTCTAATTTTATTATTTTCGGTAAAATATATTCATATAATCCATTACTTATTGAAGGAATAGTAATATGTGCCATTTGAGAAAGATTTTTAACAATACCTACTGATGCACCTTCTGGTGTTTCAGCTGGACATAAAAATCCCCAAGAAGAATTATGTAATCTGCGAGGAGGAACTAATTTACCACTTTTATCAATAGGAGTATTAATTCGTCGTAAATGACTAATACTAGAAATATATGTTAATCTATTTAAAACTTGAGCAACACCTACTTTATTACTATTAATTTGTTTAATTCCAAAATCACCAGTTGCTAATGCTCTTTTTATACCATTTTCAATTGTCGTAGATTTAATTATTTTATAAATATTTGTATTATTTATAATATTATTATAATCTTCATTGGATTTCCAAGATCCATTGTTTATTTCTCGAAGAATTTGTTTTTGCATATCTTTAACAACTTTATTTAAATAATTTCTAAATAAATTATTTAGCAATGTACCTGTTAAATCAATTCTTTTATTCAAATAAGAATCGCGATCTGTTGGTTGTAATAAACCAAAAGATGTTTGTAAAAGAATATTTGTCATATAACCAAGTAGATAAATTTTTTGTTCATTTGTTTTACAATGTGGAAAAATATCATTATTTATAACTTCCAATGCAAAATCATGCTTCTTTTGAATACCAGTCTCTCTATCAACATTTAAAGGTGTGTATATAACATTTGTTATTATAAATTTTATAGCACTGTTATAATCTAAAAATTCATTTGCATCGATAATTGATGCTTTCAAAGCATACTTCATTTTTTTTACAGCATTATGATTTGTATTTAGCAAAATTTTATCGCAGATATCTTTATCACTTATAATATTAAAAGCTCTAAAAATTATAAATAATGGAACAGGAACTTTAATTCTTGGAATTTGTAAATATATACCATAACCATAACTATTATTTTTTGAAGAAATTAAAATATTTACTTGTTTTGGAGAAATACATTTCCAGTCGGGAATAGATTTCATTTCCGCACTCCATGACCATTTTGTATTTGTTTTATGAACATCATAACAATATATCATATTTTCAGCAGCTCTTTCTTGAGCAAGACATGTTTTTTCAGAACCATTAATAATAAAATAACCACCAGGATCTAGTTTACATTCACCTGTAACATTATGATCAATATGATTATATTGATTTAATACACAAATCTTAGATCTTAACATTATGGGTAATTTTCCAATGTGAATTCTTTTAATTAATTTATTTATATTTGTTACATTTGAATAATTTTCTCCATTACGAACAACACATTTGATTTCTAAATCAACTGTCATATTTCCAGAATATGTAAAATTTCTCAAACGCGCCTCATGAGGAAACATTATTTTTGTAGCACCATTGTTTTCGTAAACTTGTGGTCTATGAATATTAAAATTTATAAAATTAATAAATAATTCTAATCTATAAAGTCCAAATTCTTTTATATAATCATGTTCTGAAGCAATATGCACTGGATTGAACATATTTATTGTTTCTTCAATTTGTACTGAAGTAAAATGATTATAAGATTCAATTTGATGACGAATAAGTTGCTTTAAATGGTGATTTTTAAAATAGGATTCAATTAAATACCAAGGAATTTCACTTTCTTGTATATCATTATTTTGTATCATATTTTCATATTTGGTATCATTATCCATACTGATAATTATTTAGTAAAATCTTTTTAAACTATTTTAAAAAAAATATCAATTTTATTAAAAATTATAAAGTATAAAATAATAATTTAATTCTTTGAATTATTATATTATGGAAAATAACAAAAGAACATTAAAAATAAATCCAGATTTATTCAAATTAAAAAAAGATAAAAAAAATAAAAGCGAGAAACATGAAAGAAAAAAAACTATAGACGATAATAGCAATAAATTAAAAAAAGAATTATTGAAGAAAGTTAAAGATTATCATAATTCGCATGAAAATAATAATAAAAATTTAGAAATAAAAAATGCAGAAAAAAATATAGAAAATGATTTTGAAAATGAATTTAACAAATCATTAAATTTTTTACAAAATTTAGAAAAAAAAAATAAATTTAAAAAAAAAAACAGAACTAGTAAAATAGATCCAAAAAACATACAAATAAATATTGATATACCTAACAATTATGATAATAATAATGATAATAATAATAATAGCAATAACAATAATAATAACAATTTTCCAAAATATGGGAACTTAAAAAATGGAAATTTACCAACATTTAAACAATATAATAAAACCTTTAAAAATAATGATAAACCAGAAAATAGAATTAAAATTTTATTAGAAAATAATAGTTATTATCATGATTTAGATAATAATAAATTAAAAAACAATAACGATAATGTTAGCAATAATAACGATAATGATAGCAATAAGGATAGCAATAAGGATAGCAATAAGGATAGCAATAATAATAACAATAATAATAACGATAATAATGATGATAATGATGATAATGATAAAAAAACAAATATAATTAGTAATATAATAAATAATAACAGTTATGAGGATTATTTTTTAGAAAAAAATTTATTAGATAATAATAAATTAAAAACTCCTGAAATTATAAATGTGGAAAATATAGAAACAAATTTAAATAATTTTAATGATAATATTCCAAAAAAAACTATAATAACAAAAACAAAAAAATATAAAGTTGGAAAAAATAAAGATAAAAAGAATATTAGTGTTATAATAAAAAATAATAAAACACAAAAAAATGTAAAAAATTTAATCTTTGAAAGCAAAAATACTCCTTTAAACATTATGAAAAATACATTGAGACAAAATAATATAATAAAAGCTGGATCTAATGCACCTGAAGATGTTGTTAAAGAATTATACGAAAATTTTAAATTAACAGGTGAAGATATAAAAAATACAAATTATGATAATACATTACATAATTATTTATATTCAGAATAATTATTTTTTTACATATATAATTTTATATAAAATATAAGAAAGAAAAATACATAATAAAAAATAATATATTTTTTCATTTAAATCATTTGACATATTTGTAAATCCCGAAGTATCACTTACAACATCTGTTGATAATGTTGATGGAGGTGAAATAGTACCACCAGCAATACCTTGTCTATAATAGTTTTCCAATTCATCTTTCATTCCAGCAGGCTCGGACTCAACAACTCCTTCATCATCTATAACATATCCCTGTGCATATAAACCATCTTCACCTATCAAATCTCTATATGCTATATGAACTTTTCCAGTATTCTCTAATTTACTTTGTTGAGCCATTGCTGTTCGAGTCTCCGCAGCTGGATTTCTCTGAGGATTTCCAGGTTTACCAGTTACATGTTTTCCATAATATAGTGTATTATCATTAGGAAGAACTTTTAAAACGGAACAACTTAATCTTACTTCTTTACATAATGGCGCAGGATCATCAGTAACAGCCGTTAATATATCATTATCTGTTATTATTTTTGTTAAATCACTCAATACAGATCCTAATTGACCTTCACTGTCATCATTTACTCTACCAGATATTATATTTTTTGTTCTAGTAAAATCTTTATAAGTATACATCGGTACTTTAGGACCGGCTCTCGAAAACGCAGGATTTGATCCGTCAGGTGTACATACAGCACCACCAGCTCTACCGACATAAGCATTTCCTTTGCATCCATAGTATCCACAATCTTCAGAACATATTTTATTTTTATCAATTACTATTGAACCTAAATATCTAAAGGTGGCACCTATATGTTCTAGTGTATTATCTAAGCCCAACCTATTGCTTGGATGTTGTTGTATCATTTCATTTGGTGGCTTTACACAAAATTGATGATTTGCAGTTATTTGATTATCGTCTCGTTCAACACACTTAGAAGTTTCAGGAGTAACTGTAGACATATTAATACTATTATTATATTAATATAAAATATTAATATAATAATTAATAAAATTTTAATTTAAAAAAATTTTAAATTTAGGATACTATTAGGCTACCTATATGTGGAGTATCTGACTTAGCTTTTTCTTTTCTATTTTCAATTGATTCTATAGCTTTATACGAATTTATATATGAAAAACTAATTATAATAATAATTAGAATTATTGCTAATACTATTTTTTTTATTGTCATATATAAAATATTAATATTTTATATATATTATGAAATTATACAATAACCAACCATATGTATCATGGAAAACAAATACTAATACTATAATTGTCCAAAAAAACATAAAAAATACAAATAATACAAATATACAAAATTGTAAGGCTGGAACTTGCAAATTAAATCAAAGTAAATTTAATGCAAGACCATTAAAACATTATCGAAAAGAATATAGTAATATTAATTCTATAAATTCAAATAGTAATCATTCTTTTATTAATGTATTTGATAAACCAGGTAACTTTATAGTAACTTCTAATAATGATAATTGTGTTTCTTGTGGATCTAATGCAGCAAATAATGCAGTAATAAATATAATAAATAATAATACCAATTGTATAAATAGTGACAAAATTTATGATTCGTCTAAAAATAAAGTAATATGTACTGGTTTTAACCCTAAGAATTTAGTAATAAAAACTGCAAATACGATATTAGATAAAGATTATTGCACTACAAATTCAGAATTTCTTAAAAAAAGATGTAAAACCTATTTAAAAAATTTACCCTTAAATACTGACATAAGTTTAAACAATGGTACAATGGAAACATGTACTAGTGATAATTGCAAAAGAACTTTTAATCCTTCAAATAAAAGATATAATAATCAAGGATCAATAAGTAGTTCAGCTAGAACAGCAGCTTTAAAATATTGCAATCAAGATGTAAATAGTAGAAGATGTTATCTACAAAAAACAGATTATAATAATAAAATTAATTTATCAGAAAGAGATCCAAATACAAATACACAATGTAAAAATAATACATGTAAAAAATTGAGAAGAATAAATATTCTTTCTTAATGATTTTATAATCAAAAAATGAAAGATTTATTGATCTCTATATTGTATTTTGTAGACCAAGTTATACATTTTTGTACATTTGTTAATAATAATATTAATAATTTATTATTTATTTTATTAATAGATTTAATGTATTTTTCATATTCATCCGTTTCAAGATTACTATTTGATTTAAAAATATCTTTATCAAGTGATATATTATATAAATCATTAATAAAATTGTTATTTGATGTATCAATATTCATTTTTAATAATTCTAAAATTTCTATATCTTTAAGAAAAAAATAGGAAGATTCAGAATTAAATATATTATCATTAGTTACTAAAGTTTTTAAATTATTTATTTCTCTAATAAAATTTAAAGTAGTATTAATATTTTCTAATTGTTGTTGACCATATATAGCATTAACTTCTTTTATTTTATATAAAAAATTTTTTGAAATAGAAAAATTAAATATGGAATAAAAAGAATCGGAATTAATCATAATATTGTCAAAATTGTTCAATATTTTATTTACAAATGAATTAGTAATTCCTTTAAACTTTTTACAAATTAAATATTTTTCAGAATTAGCAATTCTACTAGTAGATGGTTTATAAATATAGACCAAATCATAAAATATAGATAATAAATATATTAATTCAATAGTCTTATATTTGAAAATATCAAAAATTTTTAAAATAAATGTACCTTTTTTCTTTTGAATTATTAAAGCATATAAAATTTGCGATAATATTAATTTATAAGATAATGTTTCTTGATTATTAAAATCAACAGAAAAATCAAATCCACCATCGGCTGTTATATATTCCATGGAATTAAAATAATTTTTATTAAAATACATAATATTTTTTACATTAAATAAATCACCGTCTTTACTTTCACCATATTCTATTTTAATGTTATTATTATTTTTAATATAATTTTCTGCTTTTTTCCAAGATGGTATATTTTGATTATTAGAAATTAAAGTTATTCCATAATAAATATCTTTATATGTATATTTTCTAAAATAATTAAATGCTTCAATAAACCCACCCGGACCTTCGGCTAGATGAAATGATTTTATATCACATTCATTATTTAGAATGTCAAAAACATTAATTATTTCAATCATTTTAAAAAAAGATCGTGATAAAGGTTTATATTTTGAAACGGAAAATGTTTTATTTAATACATGTGTATGAATATATTCATATGGATTAGTTATTTTTTTATAAAAATCCCAGCTTTTTGGATAAAGAGTAATATTTTCTTTGATATTGTTTAAATAATGATATAAAGAATGAGATGTAAAAATTTCTGGATCATTTTGATTATTTTTTCTTAACAAAAAATTTATTTCACTATCATAATTTATATTAGGAAGTAATATATACGACATAATAATATTAATTTCAATTAATATTATTAATAATTTTATTTTTAGATTATTTATTATAAATAGTTTATTTCTTAGATTTTTTTCTCTCGCGTTCAGCCTTTTTTTCTTTTGCTAATTTAATTTTTAAATCAATTTCTTTAGATAATTCTTCTGCGGTTTTTTTTTGTGAACTGGATTCAGTAACTTTATTTTTTAAATCAATTTTTTCAAGTTGCGAATCCAATTGACTTAATTGATCATCACTTTGGATATCCAATTCTGTTAATTTTTTAAAATCAGTAATATTACGTATTTTTTTATAAACAAAATAATTATTTAAAAATGATATTTGTTTTTCCTCTTTTGTCATTTTAAACGTATTCCCTAAAGAATTTTTTAAACTTAAATCAGTATTTGATTTTTCTTGAATATCATTATATAATTCTTCAAAACTTCCAACAGAATTATTTAAACCTAATTCTTTTAATTCATCACTTGTTAATTTTACAAATCCATAATTTTCTAATATTCTATTAAGATAATTAAAGTTAACTAAATATTCTCTGAAAGTTTTATTAATAGTTTCCTGATAAATATCAATTGCATATCCCAAACAAGATTCATCATTATTAAAATTTTCATGATTATATCTTTTTGTTATTTCCCAAATTTTTTGTTTTTCACTAAATAATGATATTGTTTCATTTTGATCTTTAGCTTTTAACATGTTAAAAACTTTACTACCATTATAACAAGTACCAATAAAATATCCATTTAATGCTGTACATTCTGATATATTTTTCATAAAGTTATTTAATATTTCTTCATTTTCAAACATATAATGTAATGCAAATTGAATTGAGCTAATATTAAAACCATTAGATCCAACTGCATAATTTTTATGAACACCTTTACTTGCCATAATTTCTGATTTACTTCCTTCGCCCATTATTGCTTTAAATATATCTTTACTTTTCATATCTGGAAAAGCATCTCCCGATTTTAAATTTATACTGCTATTACCATTTAAAAATAAACAATCAGGCATAATATCTGTTTTTTTTGCATAATTTAAATATCTAGCGCATGCACCATCTATTCTATTCTCAATATTATCTTTACTAAGATCTATTCCTAGTACAAATTTTAATTTAGAATTTATCCATTTTGGTAAATCCCCTGCTTTGCCACAAGCGTAATCAATTAATGTAATACCAGGTTTAGATAATTTCGTTATCAAAAGATTTTTTACACCTAAATTGTGATAATCGCGAAGAGCACGGGTTTTTGTTGAATTATATACTTTATTATAATATACATCATCATCATTATTTTCTAATTCTATATTTGCACCGGTTCTTATCATATCTTCTGACAATGGATAATGAATTGTATGCCAATTTGAATTTGCAACATGATAAGAATTTCCATAATTTTTTTCACCATTTCTAAGTTCAGTAGTTTTATCATATCTAATTTTCAAAGGAATCCATCGCCATTCATTTTTTTTTGATATATCATATTTAAATTCTACAATAGTATTATCTTGAATTTCATTTCCATCTAATGTATAAATTTTATAATTATTATTAGAATCTAATTTTGATAATACATTACATATATGAGCATTATTATCGGAAGGGTTTGAAGGATAAAATTTAGCAGGTTTATAATTGTAATCTTCGCTTGTTTTTTTTGTTTTTATATTATCATTTATTAAATCATTAAATGGATTAATATATCCATGTTTCTTTTCATCATAACCAATAAAAAGATTCAATGTACAATATTTCATTACTGTTTCACTTGTTAAATTATTTTGTCCATCATTAAATATATTAGATAATAAAATTTTATTAAAATCATCTCTTTTAAATTTTACAAGGAAATCAATTGTATTAAACTCTGATGGTTTCCATTTAAAAGAATCTTTCCAAGTTACTTTAAAATCTGGTGCATCAATACCCAGTTTATTGCTAGCAACGCCAGTATTAGAAGGTGTAAATATTATACCATCCGTTTCATATTCAAATAAGCCCTTATTTATTTTATCTAATAAACTATTGCATGCTATAAAAATATTGTCATTTTTATAAAAGGTTTTTACATTTATTTTGAAATCAGTTATTTTATTAGCAGTAATATTTTCTAATTTTATTTCTTTCACTAATTTTGTTAATAATTCTAATCTTGATGACACTTTTTCATCACCATTGGATATTAAAGGCATTGAGGTAACATTTTTATTTTTAATATAATAAATATCAAATGCCATATATAAGTTTATATAATTCATTTTTTTATCATGTAAAATATGTTCACCATCAATAATTGTGTTATTAAGATCAGTAATTTTATTTATATAACCTGTAAATTGAATTTCTAAATTAGTAGTTATTAAATAAATTAAACCTTTATCATTTATAAATAATAATTTACGCAAACCATCTGCTTTATCTGTAACTGTATAATTTTCTCTAATATTTGAAATATTATATATTTCAGTTTTTTTAATACAATTTATTTTTTGTAATGTTAATGATGATGGTCCTATAAAATCTTTTGGAGAATATTTAAGTGAACTAGGTTTTTCTTTTTTAACTAAGTTTAAATATTGCATAATAACATCATTTTTTTCAGTTAATGTAATTGGATAATTCGATTGTTGTAAACCTATTAGAATATATTTTATACTTTGTTTTAAAAGTAAAATAATATCAGTAAAATTAGTTTTTTTTGAAATACTTATTTGTGAATTTATACATTCAATTTCTATTTCATATATTTCATTTGAATTAAAAACATCAGAATCTCTAATATTAATATAAGAATTTACTTTATCACTTGAATTTGACATTTTAACAATACTCATATGTATTAAAAATGGAATTTTATTATTTTTAAAAACAAATCTTTTCATGTATCTAAAAATTTTTTTAGTACTAGACCATTGAGTTAAAATATCATTAACTTTTCCATCAGATTTATTGTATAAAGTTTCTATTTGTTGAGATATTCTAAAATTATAATCATCAAAATCAAATAAACATTTTTTACCTGACTCCATATGATAACTTTTTTCAATAAATTCTACAAATTTATCATCAATATCATCAATATTATCAGATTTACAATATTTTTGTATATTATTTAAACCTGATATATTTGTTCTTAAACTATTATTAGTGTTATCTAAAATAATTTTTAAATTATAATATTCATTATCTAATTCAAAACCATTATTTATTATTGATGATATAACATTATAAAAATCAATTTGAGAAATTGTTTTTATTTTTTTTGTACCAAATCTAACTTCAAATTCATAACTTTGATTTTCTTTTATTTTATTAAAATTTTTGGCAAAAATATTAAAAACTTCTTCCAAAGTTTGATTATTTTTTGCAATTGGCATTTTATTATATATAAACAATTATTATTTATTATATTATTAAAAAAACATTATCAATTTTTTATATATTAAAATTAGTTAAAATTATATTTTTATAATTTTTAATTTATTTTTAATACTATTTCATTATATAATTCTATTTTTTTTTTATTTTTATTACTTTTACTATCAAATGTGTCTATTTTTAATTTTTTACATATATCAATTAACTCATCTAGTTTATAACTAGATATAGAATTTAAGGGTTTTAAAATATTTTTTAAATAATAATAATTTTTTAGTTCATCAAAAATAGAATTATCTGTTTTAATAAAATTAATATCATAACTTTTTGATAAATTAGATAAATTTTTATAACTTAAATTTAATACATTTAAATTTAAAAATTTTTTAATTTTTTCATTAGATTTATTTGTTATAAAAGAATATGTATTTTTATCTCTATTTATAACAACTAAATCAATATCATATATTAAACATAAACCATAAAATGTTATTAAATCTATTTTTATGGATGATGTCAATGTTTCAATAATATGTATTTTTTTTATACATTTATTATTTAAGTTCAGTTTTTTATTACTTATTTGATTAATCAGTTCTATTTTTTTTTTCTTTTCTTCTAAAAATAAATTTATTTCAAAAATATCTTCATCTTCTTTGTTGTAGTATAACTTATAAAATATCCAAAATAATTCATCCTCATTTTTTCTATAATTTTTAGAATCATTATATTTACACTTTGTCTTATTATAATCTACTATTCTTAAAAATCTAGGAACTGATTTATCATATGTAGAAGTTTTTTTATTGCTTAAATTTTGTGAATTAATAATATTATCAATATTATATAACATATATTTTTGTAAACCATTTATTTGTTCGTTTATAGTATCCATATTAAGACAATTATTTATTTTATACATTTTAATCTTTATTTCTTTTAAAATATATATTTTCTATTTGTTCTTTTTTCGTTTCAATTATATTTAAAATATGTTCTTGATTTTCAATATGTTTAATATATTCTAATAATAATTGTTTAATATCATCTGATAAATTTGTTAAATTAATGAATATACCATTATTGTTTTCAGTTAATTTTATATTTTTATCTTTTAAAATTTTAGCAATTTCAATATGGCTCTCTTTTGGCATGGCTTCTATTTTTAATCTAATACTATCTAAATTTATTTCAGATAAATCATTTTCTATATTTGTTTTAGTATTTATTATTAAAGACATAATTTATAGTAATAATATTAATATAATTTTTATATACTAATATTATATATATATTCATGAAATATTTATTAATTTTTATTCCATTAATTTTTGTTTATATTATTGGAAATTTTTATAGTGTAAAAGATTATTCATCAAAAAATATTCCATTTAAACCCCCAGATTATGTTTTTGGAATAGTTTGGCCAATATTATTATTATTAATAGGATATTCATGGTTTTTAAATAATAAAGAATCTCCATATTTTATAATATTAACTGTTTTATTAGGAATTTGGATAATTATATATAATTTTTCAAAAATATATGCATTTATAAATATAATACTAACCATAATATTTTTATTTTTTATTACAATAAAAAAAATTAAAAAGTTACCTATATTATTGTTACCATTAATTATATGGTTACTTTTTGCAAGCTATTTAAGTTTATATTCATTATTATCTGATAAACCATATGTTTCAAAATCAAATATACACGGAAAAGGACTGTTTGCAAGCAAAGAATATAAAAAAAATGATGTTATATTAGAAAATATATTTCCACACAAAGAAAAATCAGAACGATTGTTTTTACCAATTCCTGATAAATTTGATAAATATATTATTTATGAAGGCAAATATATTAATCATTCAGATAATAACTACAATACAATTATGGTTTCAGACGATTATAAAATATTTAAATTACTTGCAAATAAAGATATTAAAAAAAATGAAGAATTAACAAATAATTATAATAAAACACATAAACAATTTCCATTTATTGAAGGTTTTTAAATTAATTCACCAATAATTGAAATATTATTATCATATAATTCAAAACGTTTACCTAATACTTTAATATTAATAATATCTTTTACTAAAATTTTAGAAAAATCTTTATTATTATAATGGTGATCACGTGCTACAAAAATTACAAAAGGTGAATCTTCTTCAGAATCATTTTTTAAAAGTGCTCTTATACCAACTTTTGTAATTGAAGAAACAACACATTCAATAACCAAATCTTCGGGTGGATTTGAAATATAACATTCATATGAAACCTGAAATATTATATTTTCAGCTACTAATTCTCCAACAGAATGTGAAATAAGTTTTACTGAATTACTTTTAACATATCCATTTTTATTACATTTTTTTTCTAATCGTTCTTGTAATATATTTTGTAATATTTCAAATATATTATTAGATAATTTATTAAATGGTATTTTTATTTTTTCAGAATCAATAATCTTAGTATAAATATTATTTTTTTTTGATGCCATAATTATATATTCATTATTATTATATTTTTAATCAATTTTTATAAAATTATTAAATAATGTATAACTTTTATTTAAAAACCATACTTTATTATCATAATTAATTATATTTAAATAGCGCAAAAATATTTCTATTATTAAACAATAACTAGGTGTTTTATAAAATTTAGATTTATACAATTTTTCATATGTTTCTTTGCTTAAAATATTTTCAATAAATCTAGTTTTTATTTCTTTTTTAGATAAATTATTACATATTGTACCATCATTATAAACATTTGGTATTTTTTTATCTTTTAATGTTTTTAATTTTATTGAATAATTATATTCATTTATATTATAAATAAAACCAACTATATCACCATATTCTTTATAATTTAAATAATATTTTTCATTCAATAATTCTTCAAATTCTTTATAATCTACATATTCGCCTATTTTTAAACTTATTGAATCTTCTTCTAAATTTATTATATATAAAGAAAAATTATAACTCTGATTTTTAAATGGCAAAACTAGTACTTTTTTTCTTTTACTTAAAATATTATCATTAAAATATTTTTTAATTGTGTTCAAAAATAAAATATCAAATTTTTGTGATTCATCGTGTTTTTTAAAATATGTAATCTTAAATAAATTTATTAACTCATCTAATTTCAATGAATCCAATAGCATATGAATTATTATTGTTTTAATAATTGTATAGTTTATTTCATATTTATTATCGCTTGTTTCTGAATAATTTATAAATAAATTCGAATTATTTTTTTCAATATTTAAAAAATTCATTAATAATTTATCATTTGAGTTTTTATCTAATGCATTATCATATTCTTTATTCAAATTAATAATATTATTATATCTTTCTAATAAAATTTCAAAAATAGAATTAACTCTATCAATATTTACTGAATTAGTTTTTTCAAAATCATTTACTATTTTAACTGGTACAAATTTTTTAATTTCATCCGGTACTTTATAATTAATATAATCTATATTTTGATTATGTGGATTCATTTTAGTAAAAAGAGATGATTTCTCATTAGATATATTTTTTGGTTGAAAAATATATAAGTCATCTATATTTACTAAATATCCAGAATTATTATATTTATCCTGTAAAATAGCATTTTTTGAATCTATCAAATTTTTTAATACATTTTGTAATACTATATTTGGAAATTTTTTATTATTTAAAATTGTAAAAAATTCAATTTTATTATAAACATATTTGTCTTTAAATAAATTATAAATTTCTTTTATTATTCTAGAATTAAAAAAATCCATATGCTTTTCATTAAATGTATTTAAATCCAATGAATCATAATCTTTTATTAATTTTTCTTTATTAGAACAATTATATTCACACGATTTCATATAATCACATAATACACTATTTGATTTATCTCCAATATTATATTTTATTATTTCGTTATTTGATAATGTTAAATTAAATCCTTCTTTAAAATATTTATTTAAATTTTTTTCAGTCATTTTCATTAAATCACTATTTAAGTGACAATCTACACTATTTTCTTTTAATAGGCGCGTAATTATTCCAATTTGTATAGCTTTTTTTTCTGATTTTCTATATAATAAATTGTCAACTGATTCTATTTTTTTGTCATTTAATAATGTAGTATGCATATATATTTTTACATTTCTTTTTTTAAATTCTAAATCTCTATGACTACATGTTCTCACCGCTCTTCCTATTATTTGTTCTATTCTATTTATATTATACCATGGTTCTAAAATATGTACTTGTCTAATAAATTTAAAATCTATACCCTCACTACCAGCCATAGTTAATAAAACAACTTTAATATTTTTACCCTGAATGTTATCTATATTTGTGCAAGCTTTTAAATCATTTTTTAAATTAGGTGTTAATTTTTTATCACCAGTTATTAATATATACTTAGCTGGATTAAAAGTATCATTATCTAATAAAACTTGGGATTTTTTTTTGTAAGTAATAGAATCAATTGGATCAATTTTTGATATAATTTCATCTGAAAATAAATTTTTTTGATTTCCATATCTTACCATTCCCATAGATTCTAAAGCCAAAGTCATTGGAATTATTCCACCATCTATAAATTGAGAATAAATTATAACAGGACCTTCAGAATTTTCTATTTCATTTAATATTGTATATATTTTTGTGCTATACTTTTTTATATTTTCTTTTAAAAAAATATTAGTATATTTTTTATCTTTAAATCTATAATTGTATTTAGATGGTGGATCATTTGATTCATCAAATTTCATAATAGATGAGAGACCATTTTTCCCAACTAAATCTTTAGGTGAAATATCAATATTATCAAAATCTTCTATACTAGTTTTTTCTATTATTTCGTTGGGAAAAGATATAATTAAAGATTCTAATGGTTTTTGTAATAATGTATAATTATAACCTTCTAAATCTTGTAAAAATGTTTTTGATATTATATATTTATAAACTTTTTCTTGATAATCATCAATTTGATTACAATATAAGTCAAAAAAATTTATTTTTTCATCTATTTTATTATTATTTAAATCAATTTTTGGATATAATTTATTTTTAATACTTTTACTTTTATTAAATAATTCTGGTAAAATTCTATATGGAAAACTTAGTGGATTATCACCTTTTACATAACTTATATATCCATTCATTTTTCGTACTAATAATTCTTTACCTACTTCATTACCAAAATCATCTTTCTTAAAAGAACCATCGCTATTAAAAACATCAGAAAATTCTATTGTACTTCTTCTATCATTTAAATTTAATAAATTTAATAAAAAAATTATTTCTTTATAATCATTATACATTGGTGTAGCAGATAATAAAACCAATTTTATATTTGAAACATTTTTTAATAAAAACATAAAATTTTGAGCAACTAGTTTATTACTATTATCATTTGAATTTCTTATATTATGTATTTCATCTATTATAATTAATCTATTACTAAAAAAATTTTCTAATTTATTTTTAACTAATTTATTAATTTCTATTTTGCCAAATTTTGATTTGTCAATATTTATTTTAGATTTTTTAATGATTAGATTAGCAAATTCAATATACCCTATAAAAATATAATAATTATTAATTAAAGTATTTATGTGTTTTATTATATTTTCTTTGGATTCATTAAAATCCAATAAATTTAAATCTTTTATTATTTCATTTCCAACACAATTTTCTAAATTCCATTGGTTATTAGTATAAGTTAATTTACTTTCATCAAATAATTGTAATCTAAAATTCTGTTGAACATTAGGTGATGCAACAATTATTATTCTTTGATTAATATTATTATATTTTAAATATTTTCTGGTTTGTTCTGCTATACCAATAGCAGAACATGTTTTTCCTGTACCCAAACCATGATACAATAATATACCATTATATGGCGTATAAATTGAAAGAAAACTTCTTAAAAATTCCTGATGTGGAGCCAATTGAAATTCTTTATTACAAATTTTTTTAGCTTCTTCTTCTATATTTGTTTCTTCATTTATATCAATAATATATTTATTTATTGCAAATTCTTTTTTATTTGCAATTTTTACATTAAATAATTTATCATCTAAATGAGGATATAAATAATCATATTCTAATATATTTTTATTTTTAATTGAATCAGAATTTAATAATTCTATTGCATTCAAATAATATTGCAAATCTTTTGGATTTTTTATATCATTTTTTACTTCTTGTATTATATTTTTATCAGGCGGTAATTTATTAATATTATCTTTAAAAATATTAAATAAATTCATATTTTTTTTTCTTGTAGTTTCATTAATACTAGTTTGATTAATAATACCATCTGAAGTAGCGATTGAATCATTTAATGATTCAATTAAATTACTTGAATAGCTATTTTCTGAATCATTTTTTATGCTATTATTTATTGAATTTTTAGAATTAATCATATATATTAAATATATACTTTATAACATTTTAATATTTTTATTATTTCATCAATTAATAATTTTTTTTCATAATTATAATCTCTTATTTTATTTTTAATAGTATTAATATTTTCCCATTTTATTTTACTTATTTCATTTAGTTGAAAATTATTTTCAGGTTTATCATTATTATTCATTAATGCTAGATAGTATTTATGTTTATATGATTTTAAATTTGATCCAGTAAAAATTTCTTCAATCGGAAATATATTTTGTAAAACTATTAGATTTGATTTATTATAGCCAGTTTCTTCTTCAAATTCGCGCAAAGCACATGTTATATCTTTTTCTTGATAATTTCTTCTTCCTTTTGGAAATCCCCATTCAGTTTCTTCATATTTTGTATCTATTGATTTAATTAAATTATCCAATTTAATCATTTTGTTATTCAAATAATATCCTTTTTTTAATTCTTCAAATTTTATCTTTGAAAGTTTTTCTTCACTTTTATATTGATTAAACATTTCATCTCCCCAAATATAATTCCATAGTTCATTGAATTCATTTTTTAATATTAATTCATGTTCTTGTTTTGTCATTTTTTTAAATAATTCTGTTATATATTCATTATCTTCTAAATTATATTTTCCTCGCATAAAATCTATAAATGCCAAAGTATCTTTCCTATTTACTATTAAAATTTCTAAATTATTTTTTATTTTTCTAAAAGCTATTATTCCTATGCTTGTTATTGGAATTTTACATTGATGAAATAAATGACCAATTTTCCCACAATTATTACAAAAATTATTTTTTTTATATAAATTCATAATGATTAAATATGTATTATTAATTATTATATTATTGTTTTTATATTTTATTTATTTAATAATGAAATTAAACTCAAAAATTTGGGGTCCACATTATTGGTTTGTATTATATACTATAGCAATTGCATATCCAAATACACCAAATGATGTAACTAAAAAAAAATATTACGATTTTATACAAAATTTGCCATTATTTATTCCAGATTCAGAAATAGGTAACAATTTTAGTATTTTTTTAGATAAATATCCAGTTAGTCCTTATTTAGATTCTAGAGAATCTTTCATAAAATGGGTACATTTTATTCATAATAAAATTAATATTTATTTAGGAAAAAAAGAATTAAGTTACTATGATGCTATGAATACATATTATTACCATTATGAAGAAAAAAGAATAAAAATTAAAGATGAAAAAAAAAATAAACATAAATATATTTTTTCTTCTATTATTGCAAGTTTAATTATTATAATTATTATTATGTATAAATCTTAAAAAAATATATTATGCTATTATAATGAAAATAGAATATTTATTTATAATAATTTTAATTCCTATTTTATTGAATATTTATTATGACGGCAAAATATTGACTTTATTAAATAAATTTAATATCAAACAATATGAAAAATATTATAAAATGGCAATTATAATTTTTATATTTTTTTGCATTTATATTTTTATTAAAAAAAATCCAAATAACAAAAAAGATTTTTTTAAATCTGCATCTAACTATGTTAAATATTTACCAGTTGATAAAAATACTACTGCAATGTTACAACCTTTTTTAAATATGGCATCTAATTATAATGATAATACATACTCAAATAATAATTTAACACCCCAACAATCAAAAATATTAACATCTGGAGGACGATCTAATAAAAGATCTGTTAGTGAAACAAAAAAAAAATATGTTGCATCCCAACAAAATTGGAAATGTAAACATTGTAAATGTCAATTACCTGCTTGGTTCGAAGTTGATCATGTTAAAAAATTAGAATATGGAGGATCAAATTCTATAGATAATTTAGAAGCTCTTTGTAGAAATTGTCATGGTAAAAAAACAGCTTTTGAAAATTTATAATTTAATATATATTATAATATATTTAAAATATAATATATATAATGTTAAATGATATACTTAATATTATAAAAGATCTATTTAAATATATTAAACATGGTTTTTACACAATAATAGAATTTTTTTTAACTAATAAATATCGAAAATCATTAGCATTTTTATTATGTTTAATAATATTTTATCCATTTTATTTATTATTTGAAAAATTTTTTATAATAGTTAGTGGAGAGAAATTTACTTATTCAAAATTTAATTATCTTTTACGTGGTTTTTTCTTACTAATATCTATTATTATATTTTATTTATTATTATTTAGAAATAAAGGAAATGATAAAGAATCATTAGCATACTTTAAAAGCATTTTTCAAATCGATGATAATACAAAATTTAAAAAATTAAATAAATTAGAATTTAATGAAAAAATATATTTTCCTTTAAAAAATATTTTTCATATTACCCTTATTCTATTTTTTGTAGGATTATTTGGAATTTTTTCTGGTTTATTATTCATCTATTTTTTAAATTTATTTAAAGAATCTACTAATTTATTAGCATTTTTATTAATATCATCAATTATTTTTACTATTTTATCGATTATAGCAATCATATTTAAGATTACATTAAAACAAAACAATTGCAATAACATAAATCAAAAAAATTTTATGAATAAATTATTATGTATACTTTTTAATATTATATTTTTTATTCCTTGTTTATTAATAATTTTTGCTGATTCAATAAAACAAGAATTAAATAGTACATCTCCTACTATTTTTATAATTTTTGCACTTGAAATATTATTTGTATTATTATTAATTATAATCCCAAAAATTATTGAATTTTTAGATGGCAAAAATGATTATGTATTAAAAAAAAATGAAATTTTATATTTAAATGAAAAAAAAGAAATTGGTGATTTTTTCCCTCTCAATAAAAAATTTAATACTCAAAATTCCAAAACCATTTTTAAATTAAATAAATATTCTTTAAATTATAGAACAAAAATGAATGATAAAGATTATAAATTTAAAAATAAATATGATTATAATTATATTATTGGATTTGAAATATATTTAAATCCACAGCCAAGAAATACAAGTTTAGCATATAATAAAGAAACAGTTTTATTTAATTATGCTAATAAACCTGCAGTTTATTATGATGGTAGAACGCATGAAATTATTATTAAAACTACATCTGTATCTCAAGAAAATGATAAAGAATTAAATGGTAAAAATTTAAAAGATAATGTTGTTATGAGATTTAAAGCAAATTCAAAAAATAATAAATATCATTTTAATTATCAAAAATGGAATAAATTTTTATTAAAATATAATGATGGGAAATTAGAAATCATTTTAAATAATAAAATTGTAGGAATAACAAGAACAATACCTACTTTTAATTTAAGCGATAAAATTATAATTGGAGAAGAAAATGGTATACATGGAGGTATAAAAAATATTTATTATAAATCATTTAGTGATAATGATTGGAATGATATTTTCTCAGATTTAATAACAAAATTTAAATATCTAGATATTAAAAAAAATACAACAGAATGGATAAAAAATGGTGCCAATAATTCTAATTTTAATTTTAATTAATTAATATAGTCTTCAAATAATTATTTTTTTAATAATAAATATTTAGTATATTATATTACAATTTTATATTTTTATTTTATTTTATTAAATTATAAATGAAATTTGCAAATATTATTATAATAGGTATTATTTTAGTTATAATATATATTGTTTTAACAAGAACTATATTGAAAACTAATATTGTTTATGATAAAATCTTAGATGCTAATGACGATACAGCTGATGTTACAACCGCAAGTAATAATGAAGTGTCATTTATATCAATAAATTCAGTAAGAAAAAATTTAATACCAAATGATGTATTAAATGATAATTTAAGCAGTAATTTAATGATTAGTGTTTGGTTTTATATAGATAATTGGGAAGTTGATAATAATATTGAAAAAAATATTTTATTTGTAGGTAATAGTGAAACAAATACAACTGTTGGAGATTTAAGAGATCCTGTTATGACAGGCGTAAGTCATAGAAAATGTGTAACAGCAGATGCAGCAACGGGACAGACACCAGCGCATAAAAGTCTTGCATTAAGTCTTGGTCAATACGATAATGATCTTTTTATTGATATTAAAACCTTAAAACCCGCATCAGAAGCGGCGTCTTGCACTGGTGAATATTATACAAGATTTAAAATTGAAAATATTCCTATACAAAAATGGAACTGTTTAACTATAAGTATTGATACACTTTTATTAGATGTTTATTTAGACGGAAGATTATATAGTTCATTTATTTTACCTGGAGTTTATGATCCAGAAATTGGTAATGGAAGAGGTAATAACCATATATATTTAGGAAATTTAAGTCCTTTATCTACTGTTACAGGCTTTAATCAAGGATTTGTTGGTTTTATAACTAGAGTTAGATTTGAACCAAATGCAATAAATACTCAAGATGCAATGAATATATATAAAGCAGGTATTAATAAATCGTTATTGAACTCATTATTTAATAAATATAGTCTTAAAGTTTCATTTTTAGAATATAATAAAGAAAAAGGATCATTTAGTATTTAGTATTTTAGTATTTAGTAATTTAATTAATTTTATATTTATTAATATATAATAAATATAAAATGGATAAACTTAAAAGCGTAGGAAATGATTTGAAAAATAATATATCAAATGCAACAGAGCAAGCTAATAAAAATTTAGAAACAGGAGCTGGAAATTTGAATAAAAACTTTAATAATAAAATAATGAAAATTGCTCCTATGGGTGCAGAAAATATTTTAAAAGGAAGTAAAGAATTCTTAAATACTAATTCAACTGTCGGAAAAGGTGTATTTTTATTTTTAATAATTTTTATTTTTATAGGGCTTTTTGGAATATTAACTAGAATAATATATTGGCTAATGTCACCCAGTGAAACTCCATATATATTATGGGGAATGAAGAGTGGTAATAGTCCAATGACAATATCACAAGCTTATGCAGAAAAAAATTCTATTCCACTGTTTAGAAGTAAAAATGAAAATGATGGAATTGAATTCTCATATGCTTTTTGGATGTATGTAGAATCAAATATTGGAAACTCAAATAATGATACATATCAACATATTTTTCATAAAGGTTCTGTAACTAAAACAGATGAAAATGCAAGAAAAGAAGGATTATTTGCACATAATAATGCACCAGGTGTATATTTATATACTGGAAAAGATGATGCATTAAACGATGCATATGGTCTAAATATAGATGTAGATGATAGATATAGAATTTTATCTTTGCTAGTTCGTATGAATGTTTATAATAATTCAAAAGATTTAAGAACACCATATAAATATTATGAAGATGTTAGAATTGAAGGAATTCCTATTAAAAAATGGATTCATGTTGTTATTAGAAGCACAAGTCAAAAAATTTTGGATGTTTATTTAAATGGTAAAGTAGTAAAACGTGTAAGACTATCAAATGTTATAAAACAAAATTATGATGATTTACATATAAATTTAAATGGTGGTTTTGATGGATTTTTATCTAATATTAAATATTGGAATCATGCTATTGGTACATTTGAAATAGATAATATGGTAAATGCTGGACCTAATCTAAAAATGAGTAAAGAAGACTCTTTAAATAAGTCAAAACCAGATTATTTATCAAATAAATGGTATTTTAATGAAAGCAAAGTAAATTATTAATAATAATTATAATTATTATTTAATATATAATAATTATAATTATGTTTTCTAATATTTATGATTCTACTAAAACACATTATATCATAATATCAAAAAATATAAAAAATGATAAAAATGTTGGTATTAAAATCAATATTAAAGGATATGTACCCAGCGAAATCTTTTTAAATAACTATAATAGTTTAAATAATTATAATTCTGAAAAATTAAAAAATCGAGTAATATTTTGTGCCAATATTAATAATAATAGTGTAAGACCTTATATTTTATTAACGCAGCAAAATATAAATCATAATATTAAATTAATATATAAAAAAACAAGTGATAATATTAATAATTTAAAAGAACCTCGTTTAATTTTTAAGAAATATTCTGTTGATTTAAACGATAAAATATTTAACAATAAATTTTTATTTACTAGTAGTTCTGATACATCCACAAAATTAAATGAAGTTTCATATCAAAATAATATATTAAATATTGATAATGAGGATAGTTATATAAATCAATTTAACGTATCAAATGAAAATTATAGATTAAAAAAATTAATAATTTGTTATAATGTATATAATCAATATAGAAAATCTAATTTTTATAAAATTAATTATAATGATTTTATAAATAAAAATTTAATAACAAATACAAATTTTGATATTAATAATAATCAAATTGAAATTGCACTAACATCTGTACATAATGAAAATAATTTTCATGAAAATCAAAATTACAACTTAATTTATAAAAATCAAAAAAATAATATTTCAAATAATATGCCAAATAAACCATTATATAACAATATTTATTATGAACAAATATATCATTTTTTAGATAATTCTGATAATAAGTTAATTTTATTAAATAAAAATTTTTTTATAGAAGAAAAAGACTTTAATTTTTTATTATTTAATACATTAAATAATATTACAACTATAGAATTAAAATTACGATTTTATAATGAAATAACTAAAGAATATAATAACATTAACAACTATAATAATATAAGAATAAATTTTTTTGTAAATAAATATAAATATTTTGTAAATTCATTTTATAAAAATAAAATAATTTTAAATAAAAATTTCACATATTTACATAATAAAATAATTAATAATGAATCTAATTTTTTTAATAATAATAATATAATAAATAATAAAGATAAAATTTACATATCCTTTGGCAATAATATACTTGGTGTTACTAAATTAAATTTATTTAATAATTTTAAATTTATTAATAATAAAGTATATATAACAAATAAAATTAGATTAGATTTAAATAGTGAAGAAGAAAACTATATTAATAATGCTCATTATTTATTAGAAAATGATAGTTCTAATTACAATAATAAATATTTTTATAATATTTATATTAATTATGAAGATACATTGAGTAATAAAATTTTAAAATATAATATAAATAATATAAAAAATATAATAGATTTTGATAATTATATTAATAACTATAATAATTATTATATTATTAATAATATAAATAATTTTTTTGAAAATAGAAACAATTTTGATGAAAATATTTTTTTTTCAAATTCTTTTTTGTATGCAGAAAATGAAAATAATATTACTTATGATGTTGATAGATTTAATTTAAAATTACATGATAATTTTAAAAGAATAAGACCAAATAAAAATTTTTTAAGTTTTGATATTGATGGATATTATATTTTATTAAACTTCCGCGAAAATTATGATATTGTTTTCAATGCAGATTTTAAATTAGAACTTAGAGATATAACAAATAATTTAATTTTAAATAATCATAAAATAAATTTATCAATTAAAATTACTGCTATTGCAGGTGGTGATTTTAAAAATGTTAATTGTGTTTTTGTTTATCATAATCCATCTACTACAACAGATCCATCATATTTATTTCCAAATAATAATATAGAAGTTATAAAAGAGCCAACAATTGATAATATTTCTAAAGCTATAGAATTATTACCTGGAGAATCTAGAGGAAATAAAAACACAACAATTATTCCAATAAAAAATGGAAGTAATTTATCAAGAAAACAAATACAAGGACTTATTGGTTTAAATAATATTCCGAGATTATTGTCAATTCAAGCTTATGATGAAAATTTTATCGAAGGTCGTGGATTTTTAAATCAATATAGAATTGAAAATGATTGCTTTACAAATATTGATAGAATTAAATTCAAATTAAATTCACAAAAACATACTTCGGTTAAAAATAAAGAACGTTTAAGAAGTGATATAACAAATAAAAATTTAAATTTTGCTAATTTAGTGAATAATCAACGTTTAAGTAAAAATATAACTAATGATTGTACAAATGTATACAATGATCCAAATAATATAAAAAAATATTATACACCATTTAAATTTTTTAGAAATAAATAAATAAATGTTTATTAAATTTTTTTAAAAAATTGATTTATATTTATAATAATTTTATTATAAACATAAATTTATTTCATATAATAAATGGAAAATATAAAAATAAAAGATAAACATAAACTATTTAAATTATATGATTACAATATTTATGATGAGCAAAGCTTTGATGATAATTATGATAAATATAAAGATAATAAAAAATTTGTTATTCAAGCTTTTGGAATTAACAGTGATGGAAAAACAGCATCTATCATTATAAGCGATTTTAAGCCTTTCTTTTATATTAAGGTTGGTAATGATTGGAATGAAAAAATAAAAACAGAATTTATTATTCATTTAAAAAAACGAATGGGTAATTATTATGAAGATTCTATAATAGAATCTAAATTAATTAAAAGACATAAACTTAATATGTTTGATAATAAATATTTACATACATTTTTGTATTTATCATTTAATAATACATTAGCATATAATAAAGCTAAAAAAATATTTTATAATGAAACTTATGAAAATGGTAATTATGAAAAAACTTTAATAGAAGAAGGTTATATTTTTAATAATGAAAAAGTAGTCACTAATTGTTATTTATATGAAGGTGATATACCTCCATTATTAAAATTATTTCATATTCAACAAATTTCTCCAAGTGGTTGGGTATCTTTGCCTATAAATAAATTAATTATTATTCGTGATAAAAAAACATCATGTTATTATGAATATTCTATAAATTATAAAAATATTATACCAATAAAAAATATTGAAGCTCCGGTAAAATATAAAATTTGTAGTTTTGATATTGAAGCTAGTAGTAGTCATGGTGATTTTCCACTTGCCATAAAAGACTATAAAAAATTAGCTTCTAATATTTTAGAAAATTATAATAATTTATCTCAAACCGACAAAGAAAATTACGACGAAGAATTGTTAAAACGAGAAATTATGACCGCATTTGGTTATGATAACTTAAATTATATTAATAAAGTTTTTACTAAACAAAAATTTAATGATAAATTACAAGTTGATAATATTTTTGATAATTTTATAAAATATAAACCTGGTGAAAATAATAAAAAAAATGAAGAATTTTATGAAGAATCTAGTGATGATGATGATGAAGAAAATTATAATGAAACGGATGAAGCTGTATTTTACAAAAAATCTAAAAAAATTAAAAATTTTACAAAAAAAGGAATTCCATTAATTGATGTTATAAAAGATGATAAAATAGAATATGCAACAAAATTGCATGAATTAAATATTGGTTTAAGTACATATTTTCCACAATTAGAAGGCGATATTATTACATTTATTGGTCTTTCATTTATTAATTATACAGAAAATGAACCATATAAAAGAATAATTATTGTTAAAGGTGGTTGTAAAATTCCTGACAAATATATTGAATGGGCTAAAGACAATAATGTATTAGTTTTAGAAAGAAATTTAGAGAAAGATATTCTCACAACTTTTACAAAAATTATAAACAAAGAACAACCTCATATTATTACTGGTTATAATATTACTGGTTTTGATTGGCCATTTATGTTTGATAGATCTAAAGAATTAGATTGTGTCAATGAATTTTTAAAATTATCTAAAAATAAAAATGAAATATGCATAAAAAAAGATTGGAAAACCAATAAAATAGATATTGAAACAAGCAAAATTGTTTTAGCAAGTGGAGAATATAATTTAAGATTTCCAAAAATACCAGGAATATTAATCATGGATATGTGTGTAATATTAAGAAAAGAATTTCAGCTTGGTTCCTTTAAATTAGATTATGTTTCATCTTATTTTATTAGTGATTCTATTAAAAATGTTGAATATATTGATAACAAAACAAGAATCTACAGTAAAAATTTGATGGGAATTACATTTGGTAGTTTTATTAAATTTGAAGAAATTGGTTTCAGTAACAATCCATATAAAAATGGTAAAAAATTTGAAATCGTTGATATAAATAAAAATGAACATTGGTTTGAAATTGATGGAATTGAAAATATTGATATAAAGAATATTAAATATAATTGGGGATTAGCAAAAGATGATGTATCTCCTCAGGAAATATTTTCACTAGCAAATGGCAGTGATTATGATAGATGGACTGTAGGTAAATATTGTCTTGGTGATTGTGACAATGTTATTTGGTTATTATTAAAAATAGATGTAATAACCGATAAAGTAGAAATGTCTAATTTATGTGACGTTCCTTTAAGTTTCTTATTATTGCGTGGTCAAGGAATAAAATTACAAAGTTATGTATCTAAAAAATGTGGCGAAAAAAATACTTTAATGCCTACTTTACAAAAAAATAATAAATCTAATGGTTATGAAGGAGCAATTGTATTTGAGCCTAAAGAAGGTATTTACTTAGAAGATCCCGTAGCTTGTGTTGATTATAGTTCTTTATATCCTTCTTCCATAATTAGTGAAAATATTTCTCATGATAGCAAAGTTTGGACTAAAGAATATGATTTGTCAAATAATTTAATAAATGAAACAGGTGAAAAAGATGAAGATGGAAATTATAAATACGATAATCTATTTGATTTGGGTTATAATTACGTAGATATCAAATATGATACTTATAAATATATAAGACCATCTGAAAAAGCTGCCGCTAAAAAAGTAATTACTGGATATAAAATCTGTAGATTTGCTCAATTTCCCGATGGAAAAGCAATAATGCCTTCTATTTTAGAAGAACTTTTAGCTGCTCGTAAATCAACTAGAAAAAAGGCAGCATTAGAAGAAGATCCATTTATTAAAAATATGCTAGATAAAAGACAATTAAGTATTAAAGTAACAGCAAATTCATTATATGGTCAATGTGGCGCTAAAACTAGTGCATTTAATGAAGATGATGTTGCAGCATGTACAACCGCAATTGGACGTAAATTACTAATTTATGCTAGAAGAATTATAGAAGAATGTTATAAGAATATAGTAGTTGATTTAAGTGATGGAACTAAAGCACTAGTAAATGCTGAATGTGTTTATGGTGATACAGATTCTGTATTCTTTAAATTCAATTTACAAAATCCTGAAACAGGTAAAAAAATTATTAATAAACAAGCTCTTATATATACAATAGAATTGGCTAAACAAGCAGGTGAATTAGCAAGTAAATTTTTAAAGAAACCACATGATTTAGAATATGAAAAAACTTTTTGGCCATGGATTATTATGTCTAAAAAAAGATACGTTGGTATGTTATATGAAGAAGATCCTGAATATTGCAAATTAAAATTTATGGGAATTGTATTAAAACGAAGAGATAATGCTCCAATAGTAAAAGATATATATGGTGGCATTATTGAAATATTAATGAAACAAAAAAGTATACCTGTTAGTATTAAATTTTTACATGATTGTCTTAATGATTTAATTAATGAAAATTATCCTATTGATAAATTGTTAGTAACTAAATCGTTAAGAGGATACTATAAAAATCCTAATCAAATAGCACATAAAGTTTTGGCCGAAAGAATTGGTCTCAGAGAATCTGGTAATAAACCTGGTGCTGGTGATAGAATTAGTTATGCATATTTTAAAAATGAAAATAAAAAAGTACTTCAAGGTGATAAAATAGAAACAAAAGAATTTATTTTAAAAAATAACATACCATTAGATTATATTCACTATATTAGTAATCAGATCATGAAACCATTATTACAAATTTATGCATTAGAATTAGAAAATATACCAGAGTTTAAAAATAGACAAAATCAATTAAAAATTAAAAAAACAGCAAAAGAATTATTATGGGAAGAAGAACTTGAAAAGATAAATTTAAAATGGAAGGACTCTGAAAAATATAAAAAAAAATTAGAAGAATTAAAATGTAAAGAAGTTAAAAAGATTTTATTTGATAAATACTTGCTTAAATAAATTAAAAGTAAAAAATATTTATTCATTGAATACATATATTTTTTTAAATATAAAAATATATATATTTCTAGTTTTATTTACTGCACTAACTAAATTAGTACTTTGTTTTTCTTATGGTTTTTTTTCTATTTTTTCTAGTAGGATGAGAAACATTATGAATTACCGCTGATTTTTTTCACGTTTTGGATAATCTCTCGCTTTTACAGTATCCATTATATATTTATATTTATTTTATTTATATATAATATATGGCAATTAATAATATTACAATAAAAAAATTAGCAAAATATTCTAATGATTTTAATAAGACTCGTTCTAATAAAGTTTTGAAAAATATAAATACAAAAGGAAGTTTTAAAAATTTAGTTTTAAAAACAGATTATATACAAAATAAAAAAAATAAATTTAATAAAATAGTGAATATTAAAACAAAAATTACAAATCAAAAAAACAGTGGCAGATGTTGGATTTTTGCATTTTTAAATGTTATTAGATATTCCATGATTAAAAAATATAAATTACCTGAAACTTTTGAATTCTCTCAAAATTATTTATATTTTTTTGATAAATTAGAAAAAGCTAATTTTTTTTTAAATTATATTTATGATAATAAAAACAATATAAATTTACAAAACAAAATGTTTAATTATAAAATAAATGATATTAAACATCTTTTTTTTATAGATAGTTTAACAAATGATGGTGGACAATGGAATATGTTTGTTAATTTAATAGAAAAATATGGAATTATTCCAAAAACAAATATGGATGATAATTTTCATAGTAAAAAATCATATGAATTAAACAAGTTTTTTAATAAATTTTTAAATTATAGTATTAAAATTATAAAAAATAGTAAAAAACCAAAATCTATACTACTTGATGAATTGTTAAATAAATGTTATAAAATTTTAGTAATATTTCTAGGCGAACCACCTAAAAAAATAACATGGGAATATTATAAACAAGGTAAAGATAAGAAAGAAGAATTTAAATATGTAGAAAATATAACACCATTAACATTTTATAAAAAATATGTACCATATAATTGCAATGATAAAGTATGTTTAATTAATTATCCCTGTAAAAATATTCCATTTTATAAACTATATAATCAAGAATTAGCTTATAATATTATAAATAAAAAAGGCACTAATTTTATAAATTTACCTATTGAAATAATTAAAGATATTATTAAAAAATCTATAGATAATAATGAAGCTTTATGGTGTGGTTGTGATTTTTCTAAATATATTTCGAGAGAACATGGAATTTTAGACAAAGAAGCTTTTAATTATAAAGATATTTTTAATATTGAATTTGATATGGATAAATGTGATGAAATAACATATAGATCATCATCACCTTCACATGCTGTAGTTATAAAAGGATATAATTTAAAACATGGAAAGACTAATGGATACTTAATTGAAAACTCATGGGGCGATGAAAGTGGTGATAATGGTTACTATTTTATGTCCGAAGAATGGTTAGAAAATTATATGTTTGAAATTGTTGTTGATAAAAATCTTTTATCAAATAAAATAAAAAATGTTTTAAAATCAAAACCAATTTTATTACCATATTGGAGTATTTTTGGATCATTATTGAAATAATATGATAATAAGTTTAAATATAATTTAAATTATATTTCTATAATTTAGATTATATGTCTTTTAATAATATAAATATTCATAATCAAGACTATAATAATATTTGTATGATTTGCCATGAATCTTATGATAATTCAAATTGCTATTGTTTACCTGAGTGCAAACATACATTTCATGTTAATTGTATAGTTACCTGGTTTAGAAATGGAGATTCAAGGTGCCCTTATTGTGGGAATAAAGGAGTGAACTTTTGTTCTGTTCATAATAAAACTTATTTTTATAATTATGGAAGTTATGAAAATCAATTTATCAATGATATAAAAAAAGTTGTAAACCATGATAAAGATAATGAATTATATAAAAATATATTAAAAGAATTAGAAAAATTAAAAGAATTAGAAAAAAAACAAACTCTTATTTTACAAAAAAAGAGAGAATATGATGAATTTATAAAAAAAAATGAAGTTAATTATAATGAAGCAAAAAAAAATATTAAGAGTTTTATGAATGAAAAGCAAAGTATTTATCATGCAATCATCAAGCATAAATTTAAAATTGTAAATAATAGTTACATCATCCCATTAATTTTGCCAATAAAGTTAAATATCTAATTTTAAAAAAAAATAATATATAAAAATGTTTTTTAAATATAATTATGATAGTTTCCCTGTAGTAAATGTTAAGCTTTTTGGCTATATTAATAATGACAATGATTTTAAAAAATTTATGGAAGAATGGTTAAATATTTATAATAAAAAAATAGATTTTGAATTTGTTTTTGATACAAAAGATTTATTAGGTTCTGATTTAAAATATACAATTTATATGGCATTTTTTATTAAAAAAATAAAAAGTTTAAAATATAAATATTTAAAACATAGTAAAATTTTATTATATAATAAATTCATTTATTATATGGCAAAAATAATTTTTATTTATGAAAAACCAATAGCTCCTATTGAAATAATTTTACATGATAATAATAATAATATAATAAATAGAGAATTAATAAATCCTTAGTTATTTATCATAAAAGAAAGAGAAGAAGATGAATTACCTAAAAAATTATTTGTAATTTCTCTCGATAAAAATCTAGAAAATTGTCTTCTAGTCAAAACAAGTGAAGTATTATCATTTATAGTATAGCTTACCATATTACTATTTGTTAAAATATTATGTCTACAAACAGGACATGTTTTATTTCTTTTAAGCCAATTGATCAATGGATCTTTTTTAAAATTATGTTTGCAAAATTTTATTTGACACACACTACAATTATTACTAAAATCTTCTTGGGTTATTGGACAAGAATCATTTATTGGATTATTAATATCATTGTAACTTAAATCATCTACATTATTATCAATTATTTCATTTAAGTTTCTATCAGAAATTATTTTGAATAATTCTATATTTCTAACTGTTTCCTCATTTTCTTGATTTCCTTGATCTCCTTGATTTTCTTGATTTTCTTCATGTTCTTGATTTCCTTGATTTCCTTGATTTTCTTGATTTTCTTGATTTTCTTGATTTTCTTGATTCATATTATAGCTGTTTTCATTATATGGATTTTCGTTATATGGATTATGATTATATGAATTTTCAATGTCTTGATTATAATAAGGATGTGGTAAATATAAAAAATTTGAGTCTAAATCACTTCTACGTCTACGACGATAATTTCTATTATTATTCATGTTATTATTGGATTCTAAATAAGTATAAATATTGCTTAAATTATTACTTGTTTGACTTAATACATTTATACTATTATTTAATGATGTTATTATGTTTGAATAAGCATAAATTATATTATTTGTTGAATATATAAAATTAAATTGATTATCGCTACTCATTATATATAATATCTAAATATGTTTAAATATATAACATAAATATAATTATTTAATGTCATATAAAAAAGATAATGGATTAACTGGACTGGCTAATCTTGGAAATACATGTTATATAAATTCAGCTATGCAAATTTTATCTCACTGCCCAGAATTAAACAATATTTTAAATAACTTTAATAAAAATAATTTATATAATAATAATGAAGATTCTATACTATTTTTAGAATGGAAAGATTTAAATGAACTAATGTGGTCTAAAAATTGTACAATTGCACCAAAAAGATTTATAAAAACAATTCAAAATGTTTCAAGTAAAAAAAATATAGAATTATTTACTGGATTTGCTCAAAATGATCTTCCTGAATTTTTACTATTTATTATTGATTCTTTTCATAATTCATTAAAAAGAACAGTAAAAATAGATGTTATTGGTAAAAGTAAAAATAATTTAGATAATTTAGCAAAAGCATGTTTTAATATGATTAAAGAATTATATTCTACAAATTATTCTGAAATATTTCAATTATTTTATGGAATTAATGTTTCATTAATAATGGATATAAATAACAATATATTATCGTGCAAACCAGAACCATATTCTACAATAAATCTATCAATACCAAAAAATATAAAAAATCCAACAATTTATGATTGTTTTGATTTTTTTACAAATGAAGAAATTTTGGATGGGGACAATTGTTGGTTTAATGAAAAAACAAATACAAAACAAGTGGTTAAAAAATCATTAAAATTTTGGAATTTTCCAGAAATATTAATAATAAATATTAATAGATTTGATAATTTTAATAAAAAAATTAACACATTAATAAATATTGATGTTGATAATGTAAATTTAAGTAATTATATTTTAGGATATGATAAAAGCACATTTGTTTATGAAATATTTGGTGTTTGTAATCATGAAGGAAATTGTTTTGGGGGGCATTATTTTTCATATATTAAAAATAATAATAAATGGTATAATTTTAATGATACTATTGTTACTGAAATAAAATCAGACAAAATTATAACAAATAAAGCATACTGTTTTTTTCTTAAAAAAAAAAATTAATTATATGTTTATTAATTATATTATTTATATATATTAATAAACTAATGGCATATTTAAATAATATTATAGATAATTTTTATGAAAATTTAAATAATTTTGGAACAAACCCTTTTGTTTTAATAGTATTAATTATAATTATTATAATTTATTATGTTATTTTTTCATTTTTAGGAAATTCAAATAATGAATCCGATAAAAAATCCGATGGATTCGCTTTATTTGAATCATTATTATTAGCTATTGCAATAATACTAATATTTATTAACGGATTAGCATATTTTTTTAATATAAATATAATCACTGAAATTAAAAATTTGTATTCTGAAAACCCTGAAATAGAAGTAAAATCAACAAAAAAAGATACATCAAATAATGATTTATCATTAAATGATTTTTTAAAAAATAAACCTGATAAAGAATCATATCATATTCCTGGTAATAATTTTACATATCATGATGCGAAAGCAGTATGCAAAGCATTTAACTCCGATTTGGCGACATTTAAACAATTACAAGAATCTCAGAAAAAAGGAGCAAGTTGGTGCAGTTATGGTTGGACACAGGATCAACTAGCATTATATCCTACTAGTGATTTTGATTGGAAAAAATTACAAGAAACATCTGATCAGAAATATAGTTGTGGATTACCTGGAATTAACGGTAGCTATTTAGATAATCCTTATGTTAAATTAGGAGCTAATTGTTATGGTGTTAAACCATATAAAAGTAAATTAGAAGTTGATTTATTAGGCGATGATCATAATATTCCAAAATCTGAAAAAGAAATATTATTTAATGAGCGTGTTAAATATTGGAAAAATAGATTGGGTAATATATTAGTATATCCATTTAATAATAAAAATTGGTATATGGTAGCCAATAGAAAAGAATTTGCTGATGTAAGTAATATTTCGATAAATGATATAAGTAATAATGAACCAGGTATCGATTCTATATTATTACAATAAATATATAATTATTTTTAATAAAAAATTATATATTTATTACAATAAATATATAATTATTTTTAATAAAAAATTATATATATACAATGAATAAAGATAATGAAGATAATTCTAAACCAAATCAATTATTATATTATACTGGCAAGGAAGGTTTATTTGATGAAAAACTAAATCCAAATATTGATAATACTGAAAAAATTTCAGGAGGAAGCGCATTATTTAGATATTTTTCATCAGATATCATTGTTAAACAATTTAATGGTTTTGTTTGTAGCCCTTTTTGTAGTAAAATTGATAATAATCATTTAATAATAACATCAAGAAATATAGATATACTACACGATAATTTAACGAGATTTCAATTAGAAATAATAGATGAAATGTTTTCTAATGAAAAAAATAGATTTTATAAATTTTGTAATGAATTAATTAAATGTTTTGAAACATCAAGTGAAACAAAATATATAGTCTTTAATCTATCATTAGAGTTTTTGTCATCAGGCTATCCAGATTTTAGACACGCTAATCTTGTTATAATTGATAAATCAAATATTAAAAAATGTAAATACTTTATTTTTGAACCACACGGTTACAATTTTCCAACAGATATTTATGGAAATACAGGTATCCAAAGGAAAGATGTAAGTAATTTTTTAAGATATTTTTTTGAACGACTAAAACAAATATATGAAGTTAAGTACCCCGATCCCGATATATCACTTCATGACTTTACAGAAGTGATTAAACAATATACAGGAATTCAAAAAGAAGAAATTGCTAATTTAGAAAAAGATTCATATGGTAGGCCGATTAGATTAATACATAATGAAGGATTATGTGTTACACATGTTTTATTTTTTGCATTTAGTTTTTTAAATTTTGAATTTGGTGAAATTCGTCGTCCTGAAACAATGTTTGACGTAGCTTCAACTCCTAACGAATTTTTTAAATCAGATAAAAACAAACATCAAAATATTACAATTGAACAGCATATTGAAAGTTATGAACATTTTATGAAATATACTGGAGACGATAATCAGTGGATACATAAAACATTAATAGCATTCAATAACAAATTAACTAAATATATATATACTGTTTATTTATTTCAATTTTATCAATATCATAAAACACCTATAAGAGTAACGAGAAGACAGAAAGCAAGTAAAAGATCAGATACTTTTTCTGAAAATATATTTAACAAATCTATGGCACCAATGCAAACTGTTGATATATTTATTGTAGAAAGTGTAAAACAAATAATACAAAGTGCGTTTGATGTTTTATGTAAAAAAAGATATCTATTTACTGAAGAAGAAATTTTTACAATAAATGGAATTAATTTTAAGCTAATAAATAATAAACTTGAAAAAATAGATAATCTTAAATCATTATCTTATAGTCCACCACGTAAAAGGCAAGCGACTGGCAAAAAATTAAAAGCAAAAAAAGGAGAAAAAAAAACAGAAAAATTAAAAGCAAAAAAAAGAGAAAAAAAAACAGAAAAATTAAAAGCAAAAAAAAGAGAAAAAAAAACAGAAAAATTAAAAGCAAAAAAGAAGAGAGAGAGAAAAAAAAAACAGAAAAAATAAAATTAAAAAAATAGATAATATTATATAATAAATAATATATAATATTATAATTATTTAATAATAAGATACATTCAAATTTGATAAGTAATTCAAATTCACAGATTTTTTAATTAATAAATCACTTGCTAACTTATTAAATTCATCTATATTATAATCAATAATATTAATTGCTGAATTTAATGCATAATTAATTAAATATGACACATAATTATCTATATCTGTTTTTGTAGATTCGCTCAATGTTAAATATGGCGAATTTGGATTTTGAATTGTTTTTGGTAATTCAACATTATTTGTTGAATCTATACCAAAAAGTTCAATGTATTGTCTGGCTAAATTGTCAGCTTGTTTTAAATCTTGACTCGCCCCTGTTGTTACATCTAAATTGTTGACAGAATTAAATAGTTTATGATTATCATAATTTATTTTATCATTTTTATTAATAATTTTATCATATAGAATTATTTCAGCAGCTCTTCCACCCATTGTTACTATTAAATTTGCAAGTAAATATTTCTTTGTTGGATAACTGTTATATTTTTCCTTTGGAGTAAATAATGTAAAACCACCAGCACCATTAGTATTTGCATTTATTGTTACTTTTCGCACATCAAAAAATTCTTTAAACAATAAAGCCATCATTGTATGACCAGCTTCATGATATGCTACTAAATTATCTTCATCTTTATTAATATTATTATTTAATTTTGGCAAACCAATTACTATCTTTTCAAATGCATCAATTAAATTTGTTGAATTTATAATTGTTTTATTTTGACGTAGGGCAAGTATAGCTGCTTCATTTGCCATATTTTCAATATCTGCACCAGAAAATCCACTTGTTAATGTTGCTATTTCATCTAAATCAGTAGATTCTTCAACTAATTTATTTCTTAAATGAACATCTATTATTTTACGACGACCATACATATCGGGTAATCCAACTTGAACTTTTCTATCAAATCTTCCAGAACGTGTTAATGCCGAGTCTAAAATATCAGCTCTATTTGTTGCAGCTAGAACTATAACAGAATCATCTTTTTCAAATCCATCCATATTTGTTAGAATTTGATTTAATGTTTGTTCTCGTTCTTCATTTCCTCCACCACCAAATTGCTCACCGCGTTTTCTACCAACAGCATCAATTTCATCTATAAATATAACACATGGAGAATTTTCTTTTGCCTTTTTAAATAAATCTCTAACACGTGAAGCACCTACACCTACAAACATTTGAATAAATTCAGATGCTGAAACTTGAATAAATGAAACTCCAGCTTCTCCGGCAACGGCTCTAGCTAAAAGTGTTTTTCCTGTACCTGGAGGTCCTTCAAGCAATACACCTTTCGGTACTTTTGCCCCTGCAACCTCAAATTTTTCAGGCGACTTTAAAAAATCAACAACTTCTTGTAATTCATATTTTGCTTCATCGCATCCAGCAACATCATTAAAATTTGTATTTATATCATTGCTATCAAGAATTCCTCGAGATTCTAATTTGCCAGCATTCATTGGATTAATCCCCCCACCAGGCATATTTCCTCCTCTAAAAAATGCAATAAAAGTATTTATTAAATAAAAAATTATAATAAAATTTATTAAAGTACCAATCCCACCAAAATTTTGCATCATATTTTTACTACTTAATTGAACAACTTTATAATAAATATCATTATTTATTAGTGCATCTATTACTTTATCATTAACTTGTGAAATACCTGTTTCTAAAAAATGTAAATTATTTATTGATGGTAATAAGTCCTGATAATTTTTATCAATTGCTACCAATCCATTTATGTTATTTGTATCTATATTTTTAATTATACTTACCGATTCAATATTATGATGATTAACTTGATTTAAAAATTCATTTAAATTATATTTATCTAATTCATCTGCACTTTTTGCTAATTTATTTATTATTTGAGATGGATCATAGTCTATATTATTCATTATAATTTTATTTTTTATTTTTGGTAATACTCTATTTGTATTTATAAAATTATAAGAAAACGATAGACACGATGAAATTTTTAATAAAAAAATTATTATCTTCATAATGTATAATATATTTTAGAAATTATTTTTAAATATATTATATAAAATATATTTACTATTTTTTTCTAGATTTTTTATTTAATTTTATTTTATTTTTACGTGAAAGTTTTTTTCCAGTATTTGCATCTATTAAATCATAAAATTTCATAAAAATACTATCTTCAATAATATTTTCGTTTATTAAATACGTTTGTTCAAATTTAATATTTTCAGTTATTAATTTTTTATTATTTTCTTTAATATTAAATCCATATAAAAATCCCAAATTTTTTAATTCTTTCATATTACTATCTAAATTATTATACATTTTTTATAATATATATACTAATAAAATATAATGTTTAATATCAATTATACATTAATACGTTTAAGATTTTTAGAACAAGAATATATTCTTTTATCTTTAATAAATGATAATAATTCATCGCTTAGTTCATCACCATTTTTTTTATCTTTAAAAAATTCTTTAAAACAATCATTTAAAAATTTATAAGTTAAAGGATTAGCTGTTTTTTGATCTATTAAATTAATTTTTCCACCAGTAATATTTATTGTTGGATTTGATATCTGTTTTTCATCAAAAAAATTTAAAATTTGTGAAGAATAATTATTTTTTTGATCACGTATAATTTTTAATTCATTATTTAATTCACTTTGTTTACTATCTAATTTCACCCATTCTTTAATATTATATTCTAAACTCATTTTTTAATTATATATATTAAAAAACTTTTATATAATTAAAATAATATTTTTTCTCATTTTAATTTTATATTTATCTGCGGCGAGCAAAATCTCTTAATGTTTTATTTCCTTTATATTTATGAGCAGCTACAGCTAAAGCGGCCGGAACTACAGCATTCATTACTGCTGGAGGTAATAATCCACCCCGTCTGCCTCTTCTAACACGTTTCGATTTTCTCGATTTTTTCGCTTTTTTCGCTTTTTTAGATTTACGTGATTTTTTTACTTTGCTTGATTTTTTGACCTTTCTGCTTCTTTTTTTTCCACCATCCTGTGAACCCATTAATTGTTTAAGAGAATCTAATGCACCTTCATTGCCTCCATTTTGTTCATTTAAAGGGTCAATCATTATTTTTATATAATATACTAAGATTATTAATTTTAGAAATTATTAAAAAATAATTTCCTAAATTTATTATTAAACTTAATAATTGTAAAATTATTAAAATAATAAAAACAATAAATAAATCTTCAAATATATTGTATAATATTTTTTTTATAAATTTTTTATTGCTTTTTTTTTTTAACTCATTATTTATAATTTCTAAATTAATTAATTCTTTAAACATATTTTAAATTATTAATTAGTTGTATTTTAATATTGTTTTTCTAACTCACTATTAATATTAATGGAAAACTTAATTTTTGATATAAATGACGATATTGAAAAAATTAAATTTAACTTATCAGATCCAGTTTTGATTAATAATGCAAGTTATTTTAGCAAAATAACACATGGAAATAATAACAAAAATTTTTATATTAAATTATCTAAATCTTTTCTCAAACAAAATTTAAAAATTACAAAAAATAAAAATATTTGCGAATTAATTTTTTCAATTAATGAAAAAAAAGTAATTAATCTTTTTGAGAATTTAGAAAATTTTATAATAAATGAAATTTATAAAAAAAAAGAGCTATGGTTTTATAATTCACAAGAACTCAACATAGATGATATTAATGATTTAATGACCCCGGTCTTAAGAACATATAAAAGCGGACAACAATTTATAATCAGATGCAATTATGATTGTAATAAATTAAAAATTTATGATGATAATGAACATAATATAAACATTGAAGATTTTAAAAACAATGAAAATATAATACCACTTGTTCATATTAACGGTATAAAATTTTCAACAAAAAATTTTGTTTTAGATACAACAATTATGCAAATATTGGTTTTAAATGACAACGAATCTATATTTAGTGAAAAATGTTTAATAAAATTGAATAATACTAAAAAAAATAGTAATGAAGAAAATAAAACAGAAGAAAATGAAAATGAAGAAAATAACAACGAATATAATCAAAATGAAATAACAATTGATATAGATAAAAATAATATGAATAATATTGAACAAATGATACATAATAATTTTATTGATACTTCAAATAATGATTTAAATGATACTTCAAATATTGATTTAAATGATAATTTAAATAATGATTCAAATGATAATTTAAATAATGATTCAAATGATAATTTAAATAACGAATTGATAGATGCTGCAAATAATGAATTATATGATAATTCAAATAATGAGTTAATTGATGTTTCAAATAATGAATTATATGATAATTCAAATAATGAGTTAATTGATGTTTCAAATAATGAGTTAATTGATGTTTCAAATAATGAGTCAATTGATGTTTCAAATAATGAGTTTATTGATATTTCAAATATTGATTTTGATAATTATGATTTAGATGAAAATGAAGAATTGGTAAATTTTACAAATGAAAATTTAAATATCAATAATCAATCAGATGAAATATTTAAAATAAAAACGCGGGATGCAATTTATTTAGAAATATATAAAAAAGCTAGAAAAAAAGCTAAAGAAATAAGAAATAATGCTATAGCTGCATTTTTAGAAGCAAAAAAAATAAAAATAAAATATAATTTAGAAGATATATCAGACAGTGATGAAAGTGATGAAAGTGATAAAAATGATTTATAATTATTAAATAAATAAATAATAAAATATTTTCATAATTATTTTATTATTTATTTTATATAAATGGCAGGCAAAGTAAAAATGTTAAAAAATATGAGTTTCGAATATATTTTAGGAATAGTTGGCGTTCTAATTCTTGTATTTGCTTTATTTAAATATTCCGGAGAAAAAGATTTACAACTTAGTGGTATGCAAACCATGAATACCCCCCCAGTAATTAACACTAATAATAATCCAGTAAATGTATCTCAACCAGTAAATAATGTATTATCACAAGGTTCATCATCCCAAGAAGATGTAACTGATCCAAGTGAACTTTTACCAAGCAACAGCAACGGCTGGAACGGATTAAATCCAAATCCCACGCCTGGATTAGAAAATGTTTCGCTACTTACTGCACCAGACAGAAATAGTATTAATACTGTTTCGTCTTCTTTACGTAATGCAAATCTTCAATTAAGATCTGATCCTCCAAATCCAAGAGGAAATACAAATTGTCCATGGAATAATTCAACAATTGAAGGTGATCCCTTTAGACGTCCATTAGAAATAGGAACCCCACAGAATTAATTATACTACAAATTTATTTATGGTAATAATTTAATAATCTTTAATATTATAAATGAAAAATAATATAATATTAAATATTTTTTTAATTATTTTATCATTATTCCTTGCTAACTATTTATATAAAACACACGAAGACTTTTCATTAAGATGTATTATATCAGATAAAGATGGAAATAGATATTGTGTGAGAGATAGACAAAAACTACATATGGCAGCTAATAAATTAGCTATTGTATCAAAAAAATGTAGTTTATTAGTTGAACATTTAAAAAAAAACCATTTAGAAAAAGAAAGTGCAAAAAGATTGATTGAAAATTATAATCCAAAAAAAATTTACGAAACATTACCAACAAGTGAATATACAGCATATAGTGAAAATAAAGGTGAAAAATTAGCCTTTTGTTTGGATACTGAAAAAAATAGTAAAGGAAAATTAATAGATGATAATACATTAATGTATGTTGCGTTGCATGAATTAAGTCATATTGCAAGTAAATCTATAGGTCATACTGATGAATTCTGGAATAACTTTAAATTTTTAATTACTGAATCAAAAAAAATAAATATTTATAATCCAATTGATTATGGAAAAAAATCACACCGTTATTGTGGTATGGATATTACAGATAATCCATATTTTGATCTTTGAGTTAAACATTTTTTAATATTTACAATAATGAATATCATAAATTTTCTCTTCATTATTATTATTTAATAATTTATTCGTGTGTTTTTTTTTCTCTTTGAAATAATATTTATTCATATCTATTTTAGGAAAATATGTATCACAAATAAAATCTGAATCTATGAAGGTTATATAAATATTTTTAATAATAATATTAGAATTTAAAAATAATTCGTAAATTTTTTCTCCACCAATTATCCATATTTCTGAATAATCTTTTAACATTAAAAAATCCTTTAATGATTCTAATTCATAAAAAGTTTTGATTATATTATTGTTATTAATATAATCTAAATTTAGTGTTTTGCTTAATATTAAATTGTCTCTATTTGGTAATGGTTTATTTAAACTATTCCATGTATTTTTTCCCATTATGATGCAATTATTTCCGTCTCCAGTTGTTAAAGTTTTAAATTTTTGTAAATCTGATTTGATGTTCCATGGTAAATTATTTTGATAACCAATTCCATTATTTTTACAATGTGCAACAATAATATTAAAGTTCATCTTTTTATATAAAAATATATGATTCTATTTATATAGATGTCATATATATTTAAAATTTATATTAATTCATATGATAAAAAAAATTTATCAAATTATTTATCACATATTATTATATTTTTAGGAGAAAAATTCTTTCATAAATATCCTGATATAGATGTTAAAAATCTGCAAAAATTTAAAACTGTTAATGATTTTTTAAAATCAAAATATATTAATCTAATAGAATTTGATGATATATTTAACGAACAAGATCATACATACTTTAAAGATTTTAATATGCAAATTAAATTTACAAATCAAAATATTTATTTTGATGATACTATTGAAGTTATTAAGTTTAAAATAATAGATTTTTTAAATAAAGAGTTTGATAAAATATGCTATGAAGAATTATATTTATTTTCATGTTTAAATAATCCGTTCAACCCTATAAATATATATAATCTTTTATCTAATAATAATAAAAATAAAATATCTAAAAAAAATTTATATGATTTTTTATCAAATATTTATGAACAATATACTATTATTAATTATCTAGAAGATAAAGATTTTTATGATTATAATGATATAAATGAACTAGCAAATAATATTTTTTTCATAAATGAATTTAAATCTATTGGACAAAATCCAAATAATAATTTTAAATACATTATAAATCCCTTCAATAACAATGAAACAAATTTGAATGAAAAAATGCTTAATTCAAATATAATTAATACAAATAATAATAGTATGTTATTTGAAAATAATATAACAAATTTCACCTTTTATATTTCTATTTTTCAAGATATTTTAACTTTTTTCAATTCAAAATATCAAAAAGACTATTTTCAATATATTATTAAAGTTTATTTTCCTTTATTAAATAATAAAAATATTAATTCATTAATTGAATACAATAATAAACATGACACTTTGTTAAATAATACATTTAAATTAATAAAAAGTTCTGCTTACATTAATAAAAATACATTTATCGATATTTTACATGATATTGATTTAAAAACTCCAAACATAAATAAATTTCTTGGTACAAAAAAAATAAATTTCACAATTCATTCTTTTTTAAACTATAACATTTCTTTAGAATCTATATTTAAAATATTAAATAGTAGTGAAAATTATCCAATAATTAAATTTAATCCTGGAAAAAAACAAGATAATATTTATAGATTATATTGTAACAACAATAATAAAATTCCATTATTATCTCAAAAAGATATCATAAAATATTCAAAAATTCTAGGAAAAACAAATACTATTTCTATGATAGTTAATAATAATAATTCTATATCATTTAAAAAATTTGTAAAAGATTTTTTTTTAGATATTGATATAACAGGTGCTATTAATATAAAAATTACATTTACCAAAATTGTAAAAATTATAGTAATTGAAGATATTATTAAAAAAAATGTTAATCCTTTAATTAAAAAAATAAGAGGATTTTTAATTAATAATAATAGTATTAAAATATTTGAATCATTATTACAAGATAATGTTGAAATTAATAATATTGATTATGAATTATTATATAGTGAACCATTCAATAAATTAAATAATTTTAATTTATTAAAAAATCATTTATCATTTTTATTTAATATAGTAGATAATAAATCTACTAAAACTAAAAAATTAGTATATAAACATGTTTCAAATTATTCCAATGAAAATGAAAAGACAACATTTGTAATAAATCAAATTAAAGAGAAAAATGATCCTTCTGAAATTATTATTAATTTAAAAAATAAATTTAATTTAGAGTCAACTATAATTGCCAAAGAAATTTTTGAAGAAATAATTCAAACCTTATCTTTATTAGAAAACAATTATAATTATAAAAAATTTAATATTAAAAATTCAGGTGGTTTCGACATTAAAATAGAAACAATAGAAAATGATTTAAAAATATTTATTTTTAATATTGATAATATTTTTTATATTAATAAATTAATACTATTTTTTGATAGTATCATTAAATTATTAACAAACAATAAAACAAATTTAATAACAGACGAAAAAATTATTCAGTTTTTCAAAAATAAAACAAATATATATACAAATAGTAATCATAATTTTATTAAAGATATTGATGAAAAACACGATAATCATTTTATAGGTAATCAATTAGTTCAAGATAAAGAAATTGATCATGAAGAAAATATTATTAATGTTAATAGTAATTCTATTAGTTTAGATGATTCAGATGATATATTTAAGTTATTATTAGATGATGAAGATGACGGCGAAGAAGACTCAAAAATAATAAATTCAGCTAATAGCTTAGAAGAAGATAACAATTTTATTGATCATAATATTTCATTAAAATCAGATGAGGAAGATGATTTTGATCAAGATGTTAATATTAAAGATTTTGAAGAAAGTGTTAAAATATATGATGATTATAATGATGATGATGATGATGTTCCTCAAGTCAATGAAGATGAGGAAATTAAAATTGGAAAAGCAAATCCTATTTTAAAAAGACTTTTAAAATATGAAAAAAAAATATTCACTAAAAAAATAGAAATGTTATCTGGAAATGATAATAAATATTTTACTAATTATTCTAGATTATGTCAATCTAAAAGACAACCCGTAATTATTAATGAAGAAGAAAAACAGGCAATAGATACAGAAAATCCAGGTGCTTATGATAATATAATAGAATATAGTAGCAATAAAAATAATAAACATTATTATATTTGTCCCAGATTTTGGGATATAAAAAAAAATATCCCACTTACTAAAGAACAAGTTGATTCTGGGAATTATGGTAATTTAATTACTAAAAAAAGTGGAAATATAATGACTTTTGATAAAGACATAAACAATCATATTCCAAAAACACCTGGATTCTTAAAAAATAAAACTACTGATGGATTTTGTTTGCCATGCTGTTTTAATAAATCAATCGCTAATAAAGCAAATGCTAAAATATTAAAAAAAATAAAAAAATGTAATAGTGATCTTAAAAAAATCCAAGAAAATAATGATGAAAGTTTAGACTCGCAAAATTTATCAATAGAAAATACTAAAATTAATGATGATGATGAAACTGATGATGAAACAGACGATAACACAGATGATGAAACTGATGATGAAGATACTATAAAAAATCAAGGCAAACAAATATATATTATAAATGAAAAAAAATTCCCACTAGCCAAAGGTAAATATGGAGATATTCCATTAATACTAAGAAATTTTTTACAATTTGATTCAAATTTATGTAGAAGTAAAGCAGAACCAAATTTACTAAAATATAAATATAGATGCTTATTAAGATATGGAATAGAGAAAAATAAATATCAATCATTTTTATCTTGCATATGCGATGTATATGCTAGAGAAGTATTTAACAATTCATCATTATCATTAAAAGAGTTTAAAAAAATATTAATAGATTCAATATCACTAGACGATTTTATAAGTCATAATAATGGAAATTTAACATCATTATTCTTATCTAAAGATATTGATGAAAACTATTTAAATGAATTTATTATTGAAGAAAAATATAAAGATTCATTTTTTTATAAAATTTTAGATTTAAAAAATACTAATCAAGTATTTTTATATAAAAAAATTATAAATGCATATCAAAATTTTATAAAATATATCGAATCTAACAATAATTATATTGACTATACTTATTTATGGGATATTATATGTAAACCAAATCATAAATTATTTCACAATGGAATTAATTTAATAATACTGGATATAACTAATGATGATTTAACTGATAATGTTAAAGTAATTTGCCCAAAACAAAATTATTCAAATGAATTTTTAGATGAGAATAAATTATCTTTAATATTAATTAAAAATAATGAAATTTTTGAACCTATTTATGGTGTAAAAGATACATTAAAATTAAACCAACGCGTTCTATATCTATTTTCTTTTAAAAAAGAAATTGATGATATACAATTAAATGAATTTAAAAAAGTTTTAAATATTATTAAAAATGATATTAATGAAAATTGTCTGGGTAAAATAGGCGAATCGAATAAACAATATACATTTGAAAAAAATTTAACATATGAAAATATAAAAAATATTTTAATAAGATTAAACTATGAAATATTATTGCAAATTATAAATTATGAAAATAAAATAATTGGAATTGTTATAAAAGATATAAAAGACAACAATATATTATTTTTACCATGTTTTCCTTCTAGTTATGAAGATAAAACAATAGAATTGAGATTTATAGATGATCCAAAAAATGATTTTTATAATGATTATATAACCACTAAAAATACATTGAAAAAAATTTCATCAGATTCAGAATATAAAATTAAATGCGAACCAATAATACGATTAATTAATGACAATATGCTTATTGGAATTATAACAAATGGTAATCAATTCATACCATTAAAAGAACCTGAAATATATGTTAAAGATGAATTAAAAGAATTAACTGATAATAATTATTTAATTAGTGATATAAAAATACAAACTTCTAATAAAATAGATAATGAACGTGATTATTTAGTTAAAAAAATAAAATTAGAAACTAACTTTTTTAATGCTTTTAGAAAAATATTAAAAACTCAATTAGATAATCTTAAAAATGTTTCAATTAAATTTGAGTTGAAAAATATTATAGCAGATATATCTATCTTATATTTTGATAAATTAAAAATTATAGTAGATAAATTGAATAAACTTTTAATAAAATATGTTGTTTTTGAAAATTATAGTGTTGAAGAATTAGAAAATATTAATGAAATTATTGATTGTAATATAGATGAAGATGATATGGATTGTTCATCATTAAATTGTATTTATGATAACACAAATAATATTTGCAAATTAAAAATTCCTGAAAATAATTTAATAACAAACGATAATAATGAAAAAATTTATTATACAAAATTAGCAGATGAACTTATAAGATACAATAAATTTTCAGTATATTTCTTTGAATCAGAAAATTATATAAATTTAGAAAATATGAAATATAAAATTAATGATAATGAATTAATTATTATGCAAAATTATATAAATAAAAATTTATTATCAACAAAATCAAATACAAAAAATGAAATAATTAATTCAAATTATGATACATTTTTAATAAAAAATGTAAATATAAAAGAACCAATTGATACCAGTAAATTTAATTTTGAATCAAAAATACAAGATATTATTAAAACTGATAGTAAAATCAAAATTAAAATAGCAAAAGATACTAAAGAAAAAATAGATGCAATAAGTAAAAAAGATTTACTATATAAACCAGAAGAATGTAAATTGCATTCTGATATTGTTGTTAAAAAATCACAACAATTAGTTAATAACTTTATTGATAATGTGTATGAAATATATTTTAAAATAAATAAAAATAAAAAATGCAATATAAATGTTTTCAAAATAATTTTAGATGATTTTAATAAAAAAAATAATATAGATTTATTTCATGATCCAAATGAAATAATTTCTAATTTAATTAATTATTATTCAAAAAATGAATATGGAGTTGCATTTTTACACTCAGTTTATCATTATACTAAAAATGAGGAAATTAAAAATGAGTTAGAAATAATAACAAATATTAAATATAAAAATAAAACTTATGACCATGATATAGAATATTATGTTGATAAAATTATAAATAATAACTTTTATTATTTTTGTTATATAGATTTATATGTACTATCCAAAATATATAATATTCCACTAATATTTATAAGTACAAGTATAATAAATATATATATATCTAATGAAAATTTTATAATATCTTCATTAAGTAAAAATAATAATTATTATTTTATTAAAATTCCTAGTATTCATATGAGAGATGAAAAAAATTTTAAACTTATTCATTTGATAAATTCTTTATCTATTAACATTAATAATAATATTAAAAACACAAATACTTTGCAATTAAAAACGTTACTTTTAAGATATTCAAATGATGATTCTGAAAGTGATTACGATTTTTTTAACATATTTATTCAAAAATTACACGCTAATTTAATAGAAACAAAAAAATTAACAAAATTTGTTAAAAACATAAAATAAATCATACTTAATTTTATTATATATTTAAATAAAATTAAGTATTTTATTTTGCGGTTAGTTTTATTTCATCTAGTATTTTATTGTATATAAAACAAAGAATATACGCATTAATTAATAAATGTAAATTTATAAATGTTACTTTAAATAATTTGCTTGATATATATTTACTTATCGATTTTCTCATTAAATCATAAAAAAATATATTGGAACTTTTATTATCAACATTATTATTTATTTTTTTATTTAACAAATTAATGTTGCAATATTCAATATTTTTAACTTCATTTTTAGATGAAATTTCATTATCATCATTTTTCATATAATTATTTTCTTCAGAATTTACTTGATCATAATCAGAATCTTCATCATAAATATTTTCTTCATCGATATTATTTTCATCATTATTATTTTGATCATTATTATCTTCATTCAATTCTTCATTATTATTGGTTTCTCTATTTAAATATAAATTTATATTAGAAAAATCAATTATATCATCAGGTAATCGAATAATATTTAATAATTCTAATGAATTATTATTATTTATATTCATCGCATTACTTATATCAATATTAGAATTACTTATATCATTTTCATTATTTAAATTATAACTGCTATCATTAATATTATTATCTGAATTAGTATTTTCACTTCTTCTATAATTAATTAACATACTAATATTAGTTGATAAAAATAAGCTGTTTAATTCTTCATTTACAATATATTCCATATTATGTGTTATTTTGTTTAATATAGTATTTGTTGAAAAAATATCTGTTTCTATATTTTCTGGTATAAATTTTATACATTCATTATTTAATAATTCCATTATTATTTTTAATTTATATTGTAAAAAAATTTTATTTTGTTTATTGTGTAAAAAATAATTCATCAAATAATAATCAATTAGAATTTTGTTAAAATTTTCTATTAAACTATTATTCATAGTAATTATATTTTCTTGATATTTAATTACTATTGACTTTAAAATATAATTTTTAAAATACTTCAATAAAAATTTACATAATACATCCACAGATTCCATTAAAATTTTTTTTTTCTTTTCCATAGTCAAATTTTTAATAAAACTATTTACAGTCATCTTATAAATTAAAAATTCATTTTGTAAAAAAAATTTTTTAATATGAAAATTACAGGAATAAAATAATTTATAAGTAATTGGAATATTTATATAATTATTTAAGCAAAAATGATAAAAATTTATCAATATATTATAACTCAATTCAGTATTTGTATATGGATTTTTTATTTCTAATGGTTTTATTAAAATATATTCTAAAAAAATACTATCATCACCTTCGCTTATAGGTTCTTGATAATTAAATAATGAATGATTTACAATTTTAATAAAATCACAATATGTAAAATTAAATATTAATCTATTTATTCTTATTTTAAATATTTTTTTGCTATTACTATTTATTGCATTTCCTATTAGATCTTCATTATTGTAGTTAATACTTTTTTTAAATAAGATTTTATTAATAAGATTTAATAAAATAAAATATTTTTTTTGAGAATTTATGAAACATTTCCTTAAAATTACATCCATTTTTTTATTTAAAAAAAAATTATATTTTTCATTTAAATTATTTATTGTTTCCATATCATTTGTCATAGCTAAATAATTTGGATTATTTTTACCCATATGTTTTAACATATGTTTGTCTAATATAATTTTAAATATTTTAATATTCATATATATTAAATATTGTAAAAATATTTTTATATTTTTATAATATTTATTAATAATTATAAAATACTTATTTATAAATCTAAAATAAAGTCGTTGTTTTTTCCCATATTTATTTTTTTTATATTGTCTACTGTTGATTTTATTTCAATATTACTAATATTACAATAATCATCATCTTTTTCTCTTAATTCATTATCAATCGAATATTCTTCATCTTTTTTAATATATTCTTTAGGATCTAATAATTTACTTAATGAATCAACGTCGGTTAGAACTTTAAATGCATTTGTTCCATAATAACCTTGTTGACCACACATAACATTTGCAGATACACCTTTCATAATATCTAATTCGCCATGTTTTGCTGCTTTTAAAAACATCTCAGGTGTTTCTTCAAATGATGCTTTTGCGATTGGTCCAATATCATCATTATTAATTCCATGTCTAAATATAGATACCATTTTATCATTACATGTCATTCTATCAACTAACATACTCAAATGATGATAATTAATATATCCGCCATCAAACTCAATAACATCTGAAAATTCATCAAAAATTGCTTGGCGCGCCGCTTCTACTCCTAACACATTATATATTTCTATAATATCATTTGTAATTGTTTTATTTGAATCTACAAAATCTAAACATAATATATCTAACAAATTAGTACCAACTGTATCCAATACCCATATCTCTTTTTTAATAAATTGAGTATCAAATTCTTCAAAATTATCTGTTATTTTTCTTAATAATACTTTTTTGATATTTTTAATACCTCTAATAATTAAATTATCTAAAACATCATCTAATAAATTTTTAAGCAAGTAAATCTCATCTGATTGATCTAATGAATCTATTACTTGTTTGTTCTTTTTTTTCTTTGATTGGTTATTTTTATTTAATCTAATTCTAAATATTAAATTTTCAGAATTATAATCAGAATAAATACATGATAAATTAGTATAACTATTTGCTAAAGCAAAATGTATATCTTCCATTGTTATATTTTTTTCTAACATATTATTTCTATTCAATGATAATCTAATTACCCATTTAGATTTTTCTTTAGTTCCATCATCTTTTTCACCATTACATTCATCTAATAAATCTTCAAATAACTTATAGTTATTTATAAATTCGACGTCGTTGTCTAGTAAGGTTTTTTCATCACTGGGATCAAAACATAATTCTGCTACATTTATTAATTCACGTAAAATTGTAAATTCTAATTCATTAATATAATTTTTAACAGCATTTTGCTCATATTTATAAAGTTCATTTACATGTATAGTGCATGAAGGATTTTTTGGATTTTCTGATAGAGATAAAATCTCCTCAATTCTCGGTACACCTCGAGTAACATTTGATTTGGAAGCTACACCTGCAAAATGAAACGTATTTAATGTAAGTTGTGTAGTAGGTTCACCTATACTTTGTGCTGCAAGCATTCCTACCATTTCTCCGGGCGAAACTATCGCTTTTTTATAACATTCATTTATTCTTATTAATAAAAGTTCAATTGCTTTTTTCGTAAATCTTTTATTCATTAGTAAATCTTTTGGTGTTAAATAATAATAATACAAAATTTTAAATAATGTATTTGGTTTGCATGAATTTAATTTATTTAATTTTTCCATATTTTCTTCAATTAATTCAAAAACTTCTAATGGTGTTATATCTATAATTATATTATCATTTTGACTTTCTTTTATATTTTTAATAATACTAACAAATGATACAGGTAAATTTACATTCGATTTAAATATATTTTTTAAGACATTTTTAACAATTAAATTTCTCGAGTCAATTAAATAATCTATATACGATTTAGTTTTAGAAAGTAAATCAGATTTTTGCTTCTTAAATCTTGAATATGCTTGCTTTGTATATAATGTAGAATAAATAGAATCTTTAGTACTATCATTTGGCATTTGATAATGACTATATAATTCTTCTAATGTCATATTTAAAAATGGCATAGATTGACTTTCAATCTTTATTGGATCGAAATTATCATCTCCATAACTATATTGAATGATTTTATTTTTATTATTTCTAATGGTCATATCATACGAGACTATTAAATCTTCTAATCCTTTGATAATTCTTCGTTGTATATAACCGGTCTGAGAAGTTTTAACTGCTGTATCAATTAAACCAACTCGTCCACCCATTGCATGAAAGAATAATTCTTCTGGTTTTAATCCACCAATAAATGAACTTTCTACAAAACCACGTGCATCAGGTGAATCATCAAATTTTGAAAAATGCGGTAATGTTCTTTGATCGAATCCATATGGAATTCTTTTTCCGTCTACATTTTGTTGTCCTAAACATGATATCATTTGTGAAATATTTAGATCACTACCTTTTGAGCCAGCATTTACCATAATAACAAAACGATTATCTTTATTTAAATTTTTTCTACCAATTTTTCCAGCTTCAAAAGATGCTTTATTTAATATATTATTTACTTGAGTTTCAAATTCTTCAATATTTGATTTTCCAGTGTTATTTTGGAAAATTCCTAAATGTAATTCATCTGATAATGATTTAACTTCTTTCTTTTTATTATTTATAACTTCTTTAATTTTATTATTTGTATCAATATTTGAAATTAAATCACTTATTCCCACACTATAACCATGAACTTTCATGTATTCTGTGATAATATTTTGAAAATCATCTATAAATTTTGCACACGTTGATTCATTGAAGTCATTAAATAATCTATGAATTATACCTCTTGTAGTGTCTCCTAATATATTTTTATCAATTAAACCTCTAATAAATTTTCCATTTTTTATTTCAAGAACATTATTAGATGTTTTATAATCTTCTGAATCATCATATTTTTTAGTTTTATATTCTAAACTAAAATTAGGAATAATTTGTGATAAAATATCAAAACTAGTTATATTTAAATTATTAAAATTTATTTTATTTAAATTAATTGTATCACTATGTACTAATAAATTCATAGCTTTTAATGGATTAAAATTTATATTTGGACGAGTAAATAAATAACTACTTAGTAAAGAATCTTGAAAAATACCAATAATTGATTTATTATTTGCCGGACTAATAATATTATTTTGAACACATGCTAATAGCTTCAATTCCATTTCAGATTCATCATCTTGTGGCATATGTAAATTCATTTCATCTCCATCAAAATCAGCATTATATGGTTTTGTATCTGCTACATTCATTCTAAATGTATCGCCTTTCATCATTACCACTGCTTTATGGCACATCATAGACATTTTGTGTAATGTTGGCTGACGATTAAATAAAACATTATCACCATTTAAAATGTGTCGATGAATAATATCTCCATCTTCTAAATTTATTGATTCTCTATCTACATATCTTAAACTAATACAATCACCATTCTTTTTTTCATAAATTTTTGCTCCAGGATATTCATCTGGACCATTTATTACTAATTGTTTTAAATAACTTTTATTTTTATCATTTACATAAATTGGCTTTGTTAAATTTTTTGCAATTTTTAATGGAATTCCTAATTCATTAATAGATAAATTTGGATCCGGAGTAATAACTGAACGAGCACTAAAATCTACTCTTTTACCCATTAAATTTCCTCTAACTCTTCCACTTTTACCATTTAATCTTTCTTTAATTGCTTTTAATGGTCTACCTGACCGCTGTGCTACTGCCGCAACGCCAGGAATTTTATTATCTATTAGTGTTGAAACATAATATTGTATTACAGTCGTCCAATCATCAATTATATTTGCTGTAGCATTTTGATTCATTTTTTCTTGTAAACTTTTATTTGCTTTAATAATATTTACAATAATATGTGTTAAATCATCTTCACTTCTTTGTTGAGCATCATGTTTTACTGATGGTCTTATTGCAGGTGGCGGAATTGCTAAAACTTGACATACCATCCATTCTGGTCTTGAAAAAGTAGAATTAAAGCCCATAAAATTAACATCCTCATCTGAAATTTTACTTAAAATTTTAATTACTAATTCTGGATTTAATTTCATCGTTAATTTAGAATCTTCTTTACCTGAACTTTTTGGATCATCTTCTTTTTCATTCCATTCTGCAATTAAAGTTGCTAAGCCTTCCTTTTTTAACTTTGGCTGCAAACATCCACAACCGCAAGTCGAATCTTCACCACATCTCTTTTTTTTACTTGCAATCGAAAATACTTTTTGCCATCTTTCATCATTTTTATAATTAAGTAAATAGCTATATTTTTCTTTATCAATTAATAATTTACTACATTTTATACATGTACATCTTAATATTTTAATTAATGTTGATAAATATTGAATATAAAACACTGGTCTTGCCAATTGAATATGTCCAAAATAACCAGGGCTTGTTATATAATCTAAACCATCTGTTGGGCAAATAAATCCGGGATCTAATACACCCATTCGAGGGTCAAATAAACCACCTAAAACCGGTTTATTATTAATATAAGTATCTCTATTTACAATTTCCGCAACTGAACCTTTTAATATTTCATGAGGACTTAATAAGCTAAATTGAATCCCTATAATTTTAGAAATATTTTTTTCAGAATTATTATTCATTATCTTTTATATTAAATAAATAATATTTAGATTATTTTAAATCAATTTAAAAATTATTTATCGTTTTTTAAAAAAAATTTTTTAAAAATTGATATAGATAAATTTTTTTATTAACTATATACATATGAGTACCAATAATCATCGTTATAATACTAGACTATCGAGTGGCAAACTAAAAAGAAAAGAATATTCCACTAATGATGATAATGATACTAATATTGATAATTCAGATTCTGAAGATTCTTCTGATGACCAATCAGATAAACAACTGGATAAATTAAAATATTATAAACTACTTAATGAATTGTTTCCCTCTAAATTTTCAAGAGAAAAAATAAATTCTCAAAAAAAACTAAATGATTTTAAATTTAATTTTGAAAATAAAATTTTGAATGAAGGAGAAAAAAAATTATATGAAATTACTAAACGTTATATAAAATCTAAAAATATATGTAAACATTCTAATAAAAAAAGCAAACATCAAGATCATGATTTATTAAATCATATTAATGATATTTATAGTAACAAATATTATAATGAATCTGATGAGTCTCTTGACTCTGGTGATAGTGAGTCTGAAAATTCTAATTCTGATGATTCCGATGATTCTGATACCGAAAATAATAAAAGTATTAAAAAATATATTTTTGAAAAATTAAAAAATGGATTAAATAATAATAAATCTAATAAAAATATTAATATAATTTTAAATTTAAAAAATGGGAAAAATAAGATTTATAATTATGATAATGATAATGATAATGATAATGATAATGATAATGATAATGATGAAGATGAAAATATATTTCAAATTGATCCAAAATATTTAAGATATAACAATTCTGATGATTCTGATGATTCTGATGATTCCGAAAAAGAATCTCACGACAATGAAACACCATATCATGCAGATAATGAAAAAAATAAAAGGGAAGTTAGTTCTTCAGAAAAAAATGAAATACTTGATGATATTAAACCAAATAAAAAAAGTTCAAATAAAAATTATAAAAAATTTGTCAAAATAATGGAAAGTGAAGATGATAAAGAAGCAGAATATTTTAAAAAAAATATGTCATTAAAATATCAAATAGATACTATTTCTAAATTAGAAAAAATAAAATCATTAACAACTATTGAAAAACCATATCTCATACATTTATTAGAATTAGATATTCCAGATAGTTATAAAGCATGCGCACTAAGAAAATTAAATACTTTACGAGGAATGAGTCCTGGACTTGGTAATAGTGAATATTATAAAATTAAATCTTGGATAGATGCATTTATTAAAATTCCATTTAATAAATATAATAATTTAGAAATTACATTTGCTGACGGAATTGAAAAATGTAATGAATTTATGGAACATTCAAAACAAATTTTAGATGATGTTACATATGGCTTAGAAGATGCTAAAATACAAATTATGCAAATGATTGGATTATGGTTAGTAAATCCAAATGCAGTGGGAACTGCTATAGCAATAAAAGGTCCACCTGGTACAGGAAAAACTACATTAATTAAAGAAGGTATTAGTAAAATATTGAATAGACCATTTTCACTAATCGCTCTTGGTGGCTGTGGCGATAGTGGATTTTTAGATGGTCATGATTATACTTATGAGGGTAGTAAATATGGAAAAATTATTGATATTTTGATTCAATCGCAATGTATGAATCCCGTTATTTTATTTGATGAATTAGATAAAATTAGTGATTCGTCAAGAGGTGCGGAAATTACAGGCGTTTTAACACATTTAACAGACACTACACAAAATTCTAAATTTTGTGATAAATATATGTCAGAAATTACATTAGATATGTCCCGAGCATTATATATTTTTAGTTACAATGATGAGAGATTAGTTAATCCTATATTAAAAGATAGAATGTATAAAATTGAAACAAAAGGTTATAAATTGAAAGATAAAAATATAATTGCCAATAAATATTTACTTCCAAAAATTAGAGATCAATCTAAGTTTGATGAAAATGATATTAATATAAGCGAAGACATTTTGGAATATATTATTAATAATTTTACTGATAAAGAAGATGGAGTTCGGAATTTAAAAAGATGTTTGGAAATAATATATACTAAATTAAATTTATATAGATTAATGAAACCAGAAACAAAGTTATTCAACAGTGAAAATATGATTACAAAAGAAAAAATTAATTTTCCTTTAAATTTAACAACTGAAATAGTAGATAAATTACTAATAAAAATAGATAATGATAAAATTCCTTTTGGAATGTATAATTAAATATAATTATTTAATTGGCTACTTGTTTCTATTTTAAATTTTTTTTAATTTCTAAAAAATTGTCTAACCATTTATATGTTCCAGCCATTGATTTTAAAATATCATCATTGTCGCATTGCAAAATTTGACCTTCTACAATAGAAACCCACAATTTTATTCCCAAATAAAATTTGTTTGTATCTTTAATAATGAAACGCAATCCTTTTTCTGTATTCTTCCATGATGAAAAACTATTATTAACACCTATATCTTTCATTATACCATCTGTTACTAATTTAATATTATCTAAAATATTATTTTTTATATTTATATCTTCCATAATTATTTAAAATTTAAATAATTATTGAATAAATTTCAATTTTTTTTTATAAATTATCATAACACCATGAATAATAATATCTTTGATCTGCAGAATCTTTTAAATTTTCAAATTTAAAAAAAACATAAGCATCATTCGTCATTGCTACTAATTCTTTTTTAAAATTTTTTATTTTCATATCATCATATATATTTTCTGCACAATAATATGGATTTTGTAATATTAAATAGGTTCTAAATTCTCTTTTTGCAGGAACCAATTCAAATGCTCCTATATAAAATGGTCCATTTTTTAAATTAACATCGCTCGGATAATATCCTATATAAAAAAAATGTTTGCTATTATTTTTTTGAGCAAAATCTCTCATTCTAAACATATCACTGAACATAAATGTTGGAAAATAATCAGGAACATGAACCATCTCATATATCCATGTTCGAGCCCATTCCATTGTAGAAAATGAAGTTAATAATTTTAAATCTTTAGATGTAGGCTGTAAATTTTTATTTTTATTCAAATAATTATCTTTTTTTTTAATTTCATCTAATTCTCGTTTTCTTAAAAATTCATAAAATGATGGAAAGTTATCATTTTGTGTATCATTTATTTCATTATTAACATTTAATTTTATATCATCTAATGATTTATAAGAATTTAAATCAATAATCCACATATCATTTTTTTCATCATATTCTATATTTTCTATACCATCTATATTTTTATTATTTGGCAAAGTTTTATTAAAAAAATTACCATCTATATTAAAATCTTCTTCTTCAAATTTTAATAAAAAATTATATTTATTTTTATAAGTATTTGAAAAACATATTTTTTGATTAAAATTAATAATGAAAAATGGAACAACAAAAATTAAATTATAAAACATTGTTATTTAAAAATAAAAATAAATATTTAAATTATTTATTAAAAATATTTAACATAGATTCTATTTATTATGAATAAAGTGATGCATGTGGGTGTGCATCTGGGTTTTGTCCATTTGGATTTGAATATTTTTATGCTTGTGCTACTACCCCTCCCATATTTCTAGTATTAGGAAATTGACCATCGGCTTTTATTGTAACTTGCTCTGCAAATCTTTTCAATGTAAAAAACAAGATAAATACAAAAATCATAAATGCTAATGCAACCAACATCATAACTAAATTTATACCTAAAGATAAAGGACATGCCCAACAGCCTGCGCAAAAAATAGCACTAAGAACTGCACAAATTACTGTCATTATAATCAATAATATTAATGCAACAATAAACATTATCATTGCTGGTATACAAATAACAACAAAAAATCCATAAGCGAGAATAAACGCTATGTATAATAATGTTTTTATAGTCATTTGAAATGTAAAATATAAAATTGTAAAAGTACTCATAAAATTACTCAAACCATTTTGTAGTTCATTAAAAAGACTAATTAATGCACCCACAATTGCATTTATATAATTTAGTATATATTCAAAAATTATACCAATTAATTTAAAGAGCCATTTCATAAATTCTATAAATTGAGTAAAAAGATTTATAAAAAATGAAAACATACTAGCTAATCCTGCCAAAATCATTTTTAATGGTTCAAAAATGAAATCCCACAATTCATATAAAGAATCATTTATACAATTATTTAAATTATTCATATTAAAATTTTCATCTTTACTATTTGTTATAATTTTGCCAAATGGAATATAAGCAGGATTACATTTATTATTTTTCCAATTCTCTTTTTCAGATTTAAAAAAATTTAATAGATAAATTCTACAAACAAATATTAATACTGCTACAATAATTATAAAAGTAAACCATATATCAAAATCATATTTTGAATTAAATGTTTCAGATTTTTTATAACTGATTATTATACTTTTCAAATCTGTATTTGATTCGGACATTAATTATTATATTATATTTACAATATAATTTTCATAGTTTTTTTTTAAAAACTCATTATAACAGACAAAATAGTTCCTAATAATTCCTGCGATGCGACATCTGCAGTACCCACCAATGATGCAATAGAATACTGTGTGGTTGTAAGTAATGAAAAAGCATTTGTTAATCCCTGATTAAAATCCGTCATTGTATTAGAAAAACTACCACCAATGGCACTAACACGAGATTGCATATCACTAAATACGTCAAGATTTAACAATTGTCCAAAGTTTGCCATCTCTTTCAATCCATCAAATAATTCGCCAAATTCGCTACCAAATGATACCATAGAATATATTGATTTATAAATTGGATCTAAAAATGCACTCATAAAATCAATTTGAACATTTTGCATGCAATCTCTTCCTGTTTCAACAGGATCTTTTCCAAATACTCCTGCAAAAGGTATTATTAATGGATTACATTTATATTGCTCCCAATTTTTTTTTACATGACTAATTCCAATACTCAGTGTTATAATAACATGTATAAAGCTAAAAATAGATAAAACAATAATCATTTGCAAATATTTACTCATTATATTAATTATTATATAAAATATATATTAAAATATAATAATTTTATTTAAATTATAACATACTTTTATTTTGATGCGTTAAATTATTTTGTAAATTGCAAATTCGTGCATTCAGCTTGTTCGGGTTTGTCTTTCCATAAGAAACAAAATTATCATTACCACAATTCTGAGTGGTAAAACCTTCTATGTCTGGAAATTTACTCAGATTCTTTTGATTAAACGTTGCTTCTTGTTGTTGTAATCTTCTTTTATTCATTTTTTTTCCAATTTTATCTACAGCTTTTGTTTTGTATAATATTTCTGATTTTTTAAAACCGTCTGGCAAATTTTCTATTATAACTTTTTTATTATTTTTTGAAATACTAAATAACACTATCATGATTAAAATAATAATAATTCCAAAATTTGTTTTATTCATATTATTATATATAAATATAATTAGTTTATAATAAAAAATATTTTATATTATAATAGTAATATGAATAAAATATTATCAGATCAACAAACTAAAGATCTAAATAAAATAATACAAGAAAACAACGTTGAAGATAATACACATAATATTAAAATAAATAAACATAGTGATTTAATAAGAAATGACATCAAACATTATTTATTTCTTTCAAAAAAATATGAAAGACTTAAACAAAGTAATCCAAATCAATTTGAAATGATGTGTAATAAAAATTGTAGTTTTATATTTAATAATTACACTAATATATACAATAAATTAATTAAAAATTGTCTAAATTTAGAAATCATGGATAAATTTTTGATAACTTTAAAACAAATTGAAAATAATGAAATTAATCAACACGAAGCATCATATATTATTGGTGAATATTTAAAAAAAATATATATTGATAGTGCTTTATTAGAAGACAAAAATAAAAATAAACATACAAAAAAAATACAAAAAAAACCACCAGAATGTAGTGAAAAAAAAATAAATTATAAAGATTTTAAAAAAATAAATTTAAATAAAGAATAAAATATTACGTTAAAATAAATAATTAAAAACATAAATGTATTTTAAAATAATGTTTTTTTTATTATTATTAGTATTTTATATTAATAATACTATTGGTTTTTTTACACCACAAATTAAAACAACAAACGGAAATGTAGTAAAATTATATGGAACAGGTTCTCCTGTATTATTCTCAACTGGTTTATTTGGAACTATGCCAGATTTTTTTTATGGTAATTTAATTACTGAACTTAAGAAAAATAATACAATTATTACAATCAACGGCTTCTCTCCAATATCAAAAAATACAATTGAAGAAATTTGCGACACCCTTAAAGTAGATAAAATTGGTTATATTGGCCATTCTTCTTTTAATCCAGAAATATTAGATAATAGTAAATATATTAATAATGCATTATTAATAGATCCAATAAATATTCCTTCTTTTAATTTTAATGATGGATTTAATAATAGAAAAATAAATTCAGATTTTCCAATAACTATTATAAAAGCTAAAAAGTTATATTATAGCTCTAGAAGTCTACCTAAATGGCAATACCCAATCTTTAAAAAAAAAGTTCATGAAGAATATTATGAAGATGTTGGTCATCCTGATATTTTAGACAATTTTTGGGCTGATATTGCCAAATCATTAAATATTTGGGACATGGCCGAGAGAGAAAAAATGAATTATAAAGAATGGAAGCTAAAATCAAAAAACAGTATCCCTTCTATTAGAAAGAAATATATTGAATATGTCTCTCGAAGGTTTTATAATTTATAAATTAAAATGATTGAAAAATAATTTATTTAAGATGTGATTTTTTTTAGCATTTACTTTTAATCGTTTTTATATATAAAAAAAATTGATATAAAATACATAACACACCAAGTCTCTCAAGTTTATTTAGAAAGGTATGTCTAAATCTGAAGCTAAAACCGAAGAGACAACTAATGTGCCAGATACTCCTTTGACAGTCAATGGTATGTTGTTACTAGAAAATAAGGAATTATGCAAGGATAAAAATTATACCCTTTTTAGACTTGAAGATAAACACCATCCTGAACGTCATCTTTTTAAAAGTATACACCATAACCATCGCATGAAACATAAACATAGTAAGACAAGTAAGGCGCATAGTTAAATTAAGTTATTTAATAAAGACATTTTCACATATATTTTTTATAATTTTATTATTATCAATTTCTTTTGAATCTTTACTAATATTAGATAAAGATTGAACAAAATATTCTTTTTTTGTATCATCTTCTTTAAAATCAGGATTTTGTTCTTTCCAATTTTGTAATGCACCATAATTTTTATTAGATACTTTTTTTATGGCCCCTTTTATTTTTTCTTTATTATCATCTATTTCCCATTTATTATTTTCTTTTATATATAAAGTCTCATGCTTTAAATCTATACAGTGTAATGGTCTTTCATATAAACTTAAAGTATTCATTTTCTCAACAATTGCATTACTTAAACCATCGACTAAACCATTTTTCTTTGTTAAATCTAATTGATCTAATGAAATTTCAATTGATTTAATAAAATCACTCATATTTAAAGCATCTTTACATTTTTCATTTAAAAATAGATTAATATTAAAATTTTGATTAACTGTATTATTAAATGTATTATTTGTTGTATTGCCAACTTTTGGAAGTAAATCTGTTACTTGTTTTCTTAATTCTTGATTTTCTTTCATCATTGTAACAAACATTGATTTATAATTTAAATCTCCATCATTAATATTATTATCATTAATATTATTATCATTAATATTATTATCATTATCATTATTATATTCATTATTATTTACATTATTATTATCTTTTGTTTGTTTATAATTACATTTCTTCTTATGAACACTTAAACTTTGACGATGTTTATATTTTTTTCCACAATCACATGTAAATTCATTTGAAAAAATTTCTGCGCTTTTTTGCGTTTTTTTGTCAACATTTGTCAACAATTTATGTTTATCGGTTAATAAATGTCTTTCATAATCATATTTTCTAGACGTAAAATAATCACATATTATACATTTGTATTTATCTGGGTTTTTTTCGCGGTTTTTTGTCAACATTTGTCAATATATATATGTTGACATAAAAAGCGTTAAAATTGTTTTTTTATAATTTTTTCAAAAAAATAAAAATTTGAATTTTTATGAAAAAATAAAATGATCCCTTTTATGATAATAAAATAAAGAATAATTTTTTTAACGAAAAAAAAAACACAAAAAAAAATTTGCAAAAAAATTTTGAAAAATTTTTAAAAAAATCATTAAATTTTAAAAAATAATTTTATTTTTTTTTTATTTTTTTTTTTGTTATTTTTTATTTTTTTTTTTTCTAACGATTTATCGTAACACATATTTTTCTATGTGCATATCCCCCCATAATTTATTTTTATTCACAATAAATCTCTCTTTTATTGGAATTTGAATAATAACCCATTAAATATCCTGTGTTAAAACCTGAATTATTATTTATATTGTTATCTGAAATAATAATTAAAAATATTATAATAATTATAAATAAAATTATATATAAAAACATTTGAAAATTGGAAAAATCATTAAGCGGAACAATCGTTAAATATAATCTTGACTCTTCATCTTTACTATCACATGAAAATTGATAATAGAAATCTGCTAATTTATTTTTTGAATTATATGTTTTCTCATAAATGGCTTCTGGTTTAATTGTAAAAACTTCTTTATTATTAATACCTTTTTCTTTATAAACTACGTATTCATTTGGTAATGCATAATGATTGCAATAATGAACATTTTTTCCATAATCTAGACAATGAACGTTTTCTTTTTTAAATCTAATAACATCAAATTGACAGTCATTTCGTATAACATTTTCTCTCATTTCATATGGAAATGCTGAAAATGTTGTAAAATACAAAAGTAACATAGTTTAATTTAAATTTAAACATATTATTATTTATCAATTTTTTTTATTATTTTTGTTATTATTAAAGGTTTTGATGAATGACTTTCAGACATTTGAATACTTTTCTTAATTATTTCAACTTTTTCATTTTTAGAGCTTGTTTTACTATTATCTATTCGTAATGGTGCCTTTTTAATAATATAATTATTTGTGGATGAAAAACGTGCAAATAAATATTTTTTTTGAAAATTATTTAATAAATTTTTATATAGATTATAAACTAACATAATATAAATTATAATAATGTAACATATTTATTTATTTTTTTTTTATAATTTTTAATTAAAAATTGATATTTTTAATTAAAGTTATAATAATAGTATTTTTATATGACATATACTTTATTAATTGTAGAATCTCCTGCTAAATGTCAAAAAATAGAAAATTTTTTAGGTCCTGGATATAAAGTTATTGGAAGTTTTGGTCATATTACACATTTGTCAAATTTAAAACAAATTGACTTTAAAAATAATTATAAACCAAATTTTGATATTATAGAATCTAAACAAAATCAAATTAATAAAATTAGAAAAGCAATAAATAGTGCAAATGAAATAATTTTAGCAACAGATGATGATAGAGAAGGAGAAGCCATTGCATGGCATATAGTTCAAGTTTTTAAATTAGATTTAATTAAAACAAAAAGAATAGTTTTCAATGAAATAACTGAAAGAGCTATAAAAAATGCTTTAAAGAATCCAGTAACTATTAATATTGATCTTGTATATGCACAACAAGCACGTCAAATTTTAGATTTATTGGTTGGTTTTAAAATTAGTCCATTATTATGGTCACATATAACATCCAATACAAAAAATAGTTTAAGTGCAGGAAGATGTCAAACTCCTGCACTAAAATTAGTATATGATAATTATTGTGAAATAAATAATTCTCCTGGAAAATTAAGTTTTAATACCAATGGATTTTTTACATCTAAAAATATTTGTTTTACATTAAATAATAATCATAATTCACATGAAGATATTAATAATTTTTTAGAATTATCAAAAGATTTTAAACATATTTTAAGTCATGATAGTGAAAAAAATGTTACAAAATCTCCACCAACACCATTTACTACATCTTCTCTACAACAAGCTGCTAATAATAATATGCATATAAGTCCAAAAGAAACTATGTCATTGGCTCAAAAATTATATGAAGGTGGTTATATTACATATATGAGAACTGATAGTAAAGTCTATAGCGAAGAATTTATAGATAAAGTAAAAACCTATATTGAAAAAAATTATAATGATGAATATATTAGCAAAAATATAGAAAATTTAATTCAAAAACTATCAAATGAAAATGACGAAACAAATAAATTAATAGTAGAAAATAAAAAAGAATCTAAGAAAATAAGTAAAAAAAAAGAAAAAGAAAATCTAGCGCAAGAAGCACATGAAGCAATTAGACCTACAAATATTTCAATAGAATCAATACCTGATGATGAAGATGTTTATACATCAAAACATAGAAGATTATATAAAATAATTTGGAAAAATACATTAGAAAGTTTAATGAGTGATGCAATTTATAATCAATTAGTAATTAAAATAACTGCACCTAATGAATTATTTTATAAATATACATCAGAAGAAAATATATTTCCTGGGTGGAAAGTTTTAGAAGGCGCAGATAGTGATAAATTTCATACATATTTAAAAAATATAAAAAATGGAGAAATAACTTGCAGAAAAATCACAAGCAAACAAACTCTAAAAGATTTAAAATTACATTACACAGAAGCAAAATTAGTTCAATTATTAGAACATAAAGGTATAGGAAGACCTTCAACATTTTCGACGTTGATTGATAAAATTCAAGAGAGAAATTATGTTAAAAAAGAAAATGTATCAGGAAAAAAAATAGAAATTATAGATTATATTTTAGAAAATAATATTATTTCTACAGAAAAAGGGGAAAAGGAATTTGGTAATGAAAAAAATAAATTAGTAATAACACAAACCGGTATTTTTGTTATAGAATTTTTAATAAAATATTTTAATGATCTATTTAATTATGATTATACAAAAATAATGGAAAGTGAATTAGACTTAATAGCAAATGGTAAAAAAGAATATTTTACCTTATGTGATGAATGCAATTCATTGATTGAGTCATTAATTTTGTCTAATTCACTTGTAAAAAATAATAATTCGACACAAGGAGAAAAATTAAATATAAAAATAGATGAAAATCATACTTATATTATTGGCAAAAATGGTCCAGTTATAAAATATAATAAACCAGATGGTTCATTAGGATTTTATGGTGTAAAAGCAAACATTGATATACAAAAACTAAAAAATTGCGAATATAAATTAGAAGAAATAATACAAACAAAAGATGATAATAATAAACTGCTTGGTTTATATAAAAACAAAGAAGTTTATTTAAAAATAGGTAAATTTGGATATTATTTAGAATATGGAGATATTAAAAAATCATTAAAAACTGTTAAAACTAATATTCCATTTAAAAATATTACATTGGAAGATGCTATAAATATTTTAGAAAATATGGACGAAAACATTAATAGTTTAGTTAGAAAAATAGATGATAATATTAGTATTAGAAAAGGAAAATATGGTGATTATATATTTTATAAAACTGAAAAAATGACAAAACCTAAATTTTATAAATTAAATGGATTTGATGATGATTATAAAACATGCACACTTTTAGCTATTAAATTATGGTTAAAAGATACATATTCTATATAAAAAAAATTATAAAAACATTTACTTATTTTTTTTTTATAAATTGAATGCACCAAAAGCCATGCAAAAGATTATCAAAAAATAGTGGTATAGATGGTAGTAAATAGTATTTACTTGGAAAAGAATAAAAATAATAATTATATAATAGAATTGGGAGTAATAAAATTCTAAAAAATAAAAAGGTAATCATAAATAAATTATTATGTAAATTATAATATTTTTTAGATACTATTTTTTTAGAAATTAAAAAAATACTAGATATTTCCCCCAAACCCAAATATGGAAAAATATTATATGCAATATTATAGTATAAATTTATTGAAACTCCAGTCAATGCTACAATATGGTGTATTTTCATATCTTTACTAATATTATTAAATAAACTATCAGTAATAAAATATTGAAAACTTAGTTTAGAAATTAAATCTCCACAATAATTATATTCTAATAAATTTGTATTGATACTATAATTTTCATTATAAAATAGAATATCATATATAGATATACATGATATTGTGCAATAAAAAAGTAATCTGTTAATATCAGGATAAAATTTAAATAATATTATATTTATAGGAGTATATATTAAAAAGTAATAATCACTCAGCATTTTATAATTATTGATTATGATATTATATTTAAATACATTATAATATCTATTTAAATATAAAATTTGTTTTTTAATAAGAATGCAAAATCAAGCATATAATTTATTAGAAACATTAAAAGTATATTATTTTATGAATTTAAAAGAATATAGTAGTTATCAAAATCTTTTTTTTGCGATTATTTTATTTATATTCACATTTTTAATGAATAATGAAGATAATATTAATAATTTTAATAATATAAGTAATAAATTTTTTTCTAAATTATCTTTTTTTTTACCAAAATGTAATACTATAATTTTAGAAGGAAAACGATGTTTAAAAGTTACTGGCTATTTAACTAAAACTGATAATTTATTCAGTAATCGTTTTGAAGCTTTTTGGTATTTTATTTCAAAAAATAATTTAAATAATGATACAATATATTGTATTCGTGAATATGCAAATAGTAGTAATATTTATGATGATTATGGTGAACCTTTAAAAAAAAATAATAGAAATAATGATGATAATTTTGATTTTAATAAAGATATTTTTATAGTCGATCAACCCAATTATTTTAAATTAGAAAATAAAATTTTTTGCAAAGTTAGTAAAAATTTTGAGAGATCAGATGAAAAAAAACAATATGAAATGGAAAATATAACAATAGAAATATATAGTTATACTTTATCTCTCAATTATTTAGTTAATTATATTGATAAATTAGATAATGAATATAGACTATTGGTAGAAAAAAAACGTAAAAATAAAAAATATATTTATACATTAGTAGGTAATGGTGATAGTGAAATGAAACATTTTGACAATTGCAGTAAAAATATTTGGGAGGAATGTGAATTTACTAGCACTAGAAAATTTGAAAATTTATTTTTTGATAATAAAAAGATCTTGATAAATAAATTAAATTTTTTTATTCAAAACAAAGAATTTTATGAATATGAAGGCCATCCTTATACATTTGGAATTGGTTTACATGGTCCTCCTGGAACAGGAAAAACTAGTATTATAAAATGCATTGCAAATAAGTTAAATCGTCATATTATAATAATACCTTTAAGTAAAATTAAAACACAAAGAGAATTCAGTGAATATTTTTTTGAGAATTATTATACACGAGATAATAATAAAAAAATTGGTTTTGATGAAAAAATTATAGTTTTTGAAGATATAGATTGTATGAGCGATATTGTTAAAAAAAGAAAACCTATGAAAAAATCAGATAGTAATGAAGACTTAGAATATTCAATTGAAAATAATAATTTGGAAAAAACAAATGTTGAAAAAACAATGATTCTTCAAAATAAATTATTAAATAAAATAGCAAAAAAAGTAGATGATGAACATGAAGAGACAATGTTAGTTGATTTCGATAAAAACAAAGATGATAAAATAACTTTATCATTTATTTTAAATATAATCGATGGTATAAGAGAAACGCCTGGTAGAATTTTAATTATTACAAGTAATAATTATGAATCACTTGATCCGGCATTAATAAGACCAGGAAGAATTGATTTAACTTTAGAAATGAAAAATGCAAATATAGATATTATAAAAGAAATATATACACATTATTATAAAGATATTTTACCAGAAGAAATAGAAACGTCTTTAACAAATGAGACAATTAGTCCTGCTAAACTAATAAATATGCGATTACAATCTAATAAAAAAGAGGATTTTTTAAATTTATTATTACAAGAAGCAAAAAACTATAGTTAGTAATTTTTTTGTGTAGATACATATTAATAAATTACAAAATATAATAATAATTTATATTTATTTATATAATAATAATTTATTATATAAATAAATATGAATTATTTTAGTTTAACATGTTTGAGTGCTATTTTTTGTAATTATTTTTTTTAGCTATTTTAACATTTTCAGGAAATATAGTTTATTTTAATTCTGCAAAAAAATCACCAAATCCAGGATTTAGTAGAGCATTATTTTCTGGATCATTAATTTTGGGTTTGACACTAATAAGTTTTTTATTTTTTTAAAGAGAAACTTGATGGAGTTAAATTGCTAGGAATATTATTTATTATAATTGGTATTATTTGTATTGTAAAAGATTAAAAATTATAATATTTAAAAAATATTATAATTTAATGATTTATTTTATTTAATAAATAATAGGCAGGAATAGCCGCAATTATATCGCCAAATGTATCTCTGGGGTCTTCTTTAAAATATTTAAAATCATTTATTATATTTGGCACCAAATAATTTTCAATAAATTCCCAACCAAAAATAATATACCAAAATTTAATAATACTCATATTATAAGGATAATATAATACAATTAAATTTGTATTTATTATGTGTATAAAAAACCAATAATCAATTATTATGAAATTATTTTCATACAATTTATATGTAAAATCAAAATCTAAACTTGTTAAAAACTTTACTATAAAAACTCCCATTGTTGGTAAAATTCCATAATCTAAAATTAGGTTATTAAATCTCATTATATCTAATGATAACAATATATTTATATTATTTTTTAAACTATAAAATTTTATCTACTAAACCTAATTCAAGAGCATTTTTTGAATTTAACCAAATATCATGATCTAATAATTTTAATAATGTTTTTTTATCAATATTACAATTATCAAGATAAATATCAGTAATAATAGACATAAATAAATCAACATTATAATTTAAATCTTTTACATCTAACACTCTAGAAACTGACTGTTCATTTAATTTAACTCCATGAATCATCATTAATGAATTTTTATATATATATCGCTTTTTACCAACCACACTAAGTAAAGTTGCAGCAGATGCAGCATAACCTCTTACATATGTATGAATATCAATATCATAATTTTTAATTTCATCTACTAATGCCAGTGTCGGTAATAATGAACCACCTGGACTTTGTATAAAAAGATTAATACAATCTGGGTATTCTTCATGTTTTAATGATAATTGTCTATGATGATCAAGTGCTTGAGTTAATTGCATACAAGATTCATCTGTTATAGCGCCATTAAAATAAATATTATTATTAATTTTATTGCTTGTTTCATTTAGCAAAATTTTTGAATGTCTATTGTTAAAATTTGTATTAGCTAATAATAATGTATTTGTTATTAGTGAGCGTCTGGATGTTCCAAAATTAAAGCATAGTGTGGAATTTAAATTAATAATAATAAAAATTAATTTAATAACATTATACAATTGATACATATATAATATGAATTATATAAATTTATAAAAAAATTTTATAAACGCGATTTAATTAAAAAAATTTTAAGTGAGGGATTAAATTCTCTAAATTCTTTTAAATATTTTAACATTTTAAATCGACCAAGCAATACTCTTGTTTTATAGCCAAACCAATGTGCCTGTATATATTTAGTTGCCTTTTTAGCAGCTGTTTTTATTTTTCTAAAAAACATAATAAGTGATATAATATCGTGTGGTAAATCATCAAAATTCATTTATTATTTTATTATTATAATATATATGAGGACTAAAAAAAAATTATGTGCATCATGTTTAAAATTTAATTTTAATAAAACATTAAAATCAAGTAAAAAACATAAACCAAAATGGTTAAATAAAATAGATTATGTTAATAATTTTATAAATACTTATAAAAATTTTAATATAAATAATCCAATTAATTATAATAATAATTTAATTATTAATGTTGGAAAAATAAATGCAAATAAAAAGATACTGTATTGGGCATCAAATCCAAGCAATAAAATTTTAATAAATGATGCAAAAAAAAGTTATGGTAGTTTTAATAATAGTGGCGTTGCAAAAATAGATAATAAAGGTTTTGTAAATATTAAATTTTTAACACCGCAGAATTATAAAACTATTGCAAAACATGATAAAAAAAATACAACATATTTTAGACATATACATTTTGTTTTATCTAATACTAATTGTGATTCTTGGACCAATACTATTTATACAAAATTAGTTCATAATAATTTTAAATATAAAGATTTTATTAAAAATCTTTATTCAAAAAAATATATTGTTCTAAATGTCTTACCATGCTCTGTGTATGCACAAGAACATATTTTAAATACATATAATTTACCATATAATAATATTAAAAAAATGTCGGTTAATGAATTAAATAGTTGGTTTAAACAATTAATAGAATTACATTATCCATTGTTAAAAAAATTAATCAAATATAAAAAAATAGATTATTATGAATTACCAATAATATGTTATTGTGCACATAATCAATGTAGTGCTTCAAAAATAGCAACTATTAATTTAATGAAAAAAGGATTTGTAAATGTAAGTTTATATGAGGATGGTATGAAAGGTTATAAGCAAAAAAATAAAAATTAATTTATTTTTTATATTTTTCTATATTTATATAAATAAAAAAATGCTCCAAAATTTGCTAATGCACACCACATTGAACCAAATGCACCATTTACTAATATTTTTATTAGTGGATATAAAATAAATATAACAAATATTAATAATTTCCAATTGGGGTATAAAATTAATATTGCAAATATAATAAATTCAATTATATTTATTTCTTTTGAACCCCATATAGGAGAAGAAAATTTATTATTACATAATGATTTAGAATAACCATTGAATTTAAAAAACATGTATAAAGATACTATTATACTAAGTATTTTAAAAATTAAAATATTGTTAGCTACAAAATTATTATATAATAATTGTAGAGAAAGTATTGTAGGTATTATTAATGATGTTACTATGTAATTAATTATATTTTTTTTCATTTTAATAAACCATAATATTGCATCTGCTAATTGTATACTAGAAAAAATCATCAAAAAAATAACGTTTTGTTTTTGTTTTTTATTTAGATCTTTATTTAACAAATATAATGAAATAGACCAACTTATAATAAAAGTTCCAATACTAATTTTAAAACTAAAACACATAATTATATTATTATAATATAATTATGTTCTCTCATTATATTAAATATAATTAATATGAAAAATTATGATATAATTATAATTGGAGGTGGAATATCCGGAATATATAGTATGTATAATTTAAAAAAAAAATATCCAAAACTAAAAGTTTTATTACTTGAAAAAGATGATAGATTTGGAGGTAGAATATATACACATTTTGAAAAATTCAATGATCAAATATATAAGATGGATTTAGGTGGTGGAAGATTGGGATTTCATCATCATAGAATTATGAATTTATTAGAAGATTTAAAGTTAAAACATGAAATTATTCCTATAACAAATACTGAAAATTATATTGAATATGACAAAAAAACAAATAGTGCAAGTAATAAATCTAAAGAAAAACGTGTAATAGTTGATTTATTATATAATTTTTTCAATAGCGCAAAAGTTACTAATTTAAGTCATAAATTTTTGAAGAGATTGAATTTGATTGAATTATTTTCTAAGTTTTTTCCAAAGAAAATAAGTGAAATTATAGAAAATTCATTTGAATATAAATGCAAATTAAAATACTTTAATGCAAATGATGCTGTATATTATTTTAAACATGATTACAATAAATATAGTAAATTCTTTGTTTTAAAAAGCGGATTAAATATAATTATTGATAAGATGTTAAGCAAAATTAAAACTAATAAAAATTATGTTTTTAAAAAAAATAAAAATGTAAAAAACATAAGTTATGATTTTGAGAGGAATCTATATAAAATAAATTATAATAGTAAAAATTCTACTCATAATGTTTATTCTAAATTTATTATTTCTGCTTTACCAAGAAAAGATTTAGTTAAATTTGATATTTTATCTCCATTTATGAATGATTTAAATAGTATTAATGAAATAGCAAAGATGCGTATTTTTGAAATATATGATACAAAAACGAGAGAAGCGTGGTTTAAAGATTTACCAAAATTATCTACAAATGAAGAATTACAATTTGTACTGCCTATTGATCCAAAATCAGGTCTTATTATGTCTTCATATAATGAAAATCTCTCAACTGATAAAAATTATTGGTTAAATTTATACAATAAAAGTCAGAAAGATTTTAAAAGTATATTAAATAAAAAGTTAAATAATATTTTCAGTGTTTTTAATATTGCAGTTCCACAAAGTATATATGTTAAAATGCACTATTGGTCTATGGGTGTTGCTGCTTGGAAGAAAAATGTAGATTCTCAATATACTTCTCAAAAAATATTAAATTTAATGCCTAATTTTTATATTTGTGGAGAGAATTATTCACAATATCAAGCATGGTGTGAGGGTGCGTTAGAAACATCAGAAGAAGTAATAAATAAAATTTCTTGTATTTTAGATAATTCAAAACATAATAAAACAAAAAAAAATAAATAATATTATAAAATAAATGAATAAAACAATTTGGAGTTATTGGGATGATAATAATAATAATAATAATGATAATTTAATAATAGAAAATTGTATAAAAACATGGTATAAATTTAATAATTCTTGGAATATTATTATTTTAAACAATGATAATATAGAAGACTACGTAAAAAATATACCAAAAGAAATAAAAAATTTTTCAATACAATCAAAGACAGATTATTATAGAATTTATTTATTATATAATTATGGTGGTGCTTGGTTAGATATATCAATTTATTTGAATATTTCGTTAGATTATTTTATAAAAGATAATGAAAATAAATGTATTTTATTTACAGAGAAATTTGATAATAGTAATAATAATGTTTATTGTAATTGGATGATAATATCTTTATATAAAAATAATTTGGTTTTAAAACATTGTTTAAATGAATTTTATGAATATATCAAAGATTCTGAAATATTTATAAATAATTGCAAAATGAATGATAATAATATTTTTTTAATATATAGCAATTGGTGTAATAACTTTAATAATTATATAAATGAAATGGATAAATCAACGTATATAAATACTTACTTTTATTTTTATTTAATTTTATTAAAAGTTATAAATAGTAAATTTTTAAATAGTAATATGATTTTTTCATTTGATGCATTAAAATATGGAAGATATCATAAAAAATTTTCTAATAATTTTCAGAATATAATAGAATTTTTTAAATATATAGATATAGAATTTAATAATTTTATAAAATTAGGTAGTGTTGAAAGAAGATTAATAAATAATATTGTGAAAAATCATGATTATAATAAAAATAGTTTTATAGATAATTTAATATCTTTTTAATTTATAATTATTATATAATATATATTAAAAAACAATATTATATAATGAAAAATATAAAAAATAAAACATTAAAAATTTGCTCTTTAAAGCCATTAACTGGTTACAATAGAGATGGTTATTGTCGTTCTACAATTAGTGATTACGGAAGTCATTTAATATGTGCCAAAATGGATAAACGATTTTTAGATTACAGCGCGTCAAGAGGAAATAATTTACGTAGTGTTGTTAAGGAAGGAGAGAATTGGTGTTTATGTCAAGATAGATATTATGAAGCATATAAAGCAAAAAAAGCACCTAAAGTAATAAAAAATGCTACATCTATTAAATTAAAACCATATATAAAAAATGTGATTTCTAAAGCAACAAAAAAACAAAAAGCTGGAAAACTATTACCTAATTTGAGAAAATTATCAAAAGAAAATAAAAAACATATTTATAAATTATATGACCCTCAGCACAAAAGAATTTTAGCAATGGAAGAAGGAATACATCAAAAAAAAAATAAAACAAAAAAAGATAAAATTAAGGCGGCAAAAATGAAAAAAGCAAGATTTAATGTATTACGATTATATAGAAAAAATAATGATAAAAAAGGATGTAAAAATTTTACAAGAGATATGAAATATCTTGATAAAAAATATAATTTGGGAAATACTAAAAATATATGTTAATTTACCATAAATAAATATGGCTTAAAATTTTTGCATTATAATAACCATTTGATTTTTTTTTTTCTAACGCGATTGCCTCGCCTCTTTTTTTTGTTCCTGAATGTCTAGAAAAATAATTTTGCATTCGTTTTCTTGTATTATGATTTTTATGAGCATATAATTTTAAAGGAGTTCTATCTTTATATTGAGGATAATCTGAAGCCCCAAAATGAATTTTTCTAATTTTACGAGTTTTTTTATCTTTTACAAAAGCAGTATATTTTTTTTTATGTGGTCCTTTTTCAAATTTTATTATAGTTTCTTTCATTAATATAATATTATAAAAAAAATATGATTTTATAAATTAAGTAAAAAAATTGATTTAACTTAGTATTGCTTTTTTTAATTGCATTTAATAAATGGCTTTATATCCAAAGATAGATGATGAATCGATTTTGTTAGATAATGAATGTAAGCGAATGTTGCGGAGAACAAGTAGAAAAATAATAATAGATGAAGTATTAGAAAAATTATTTAATGAAAAAAAAAACGATGAAATTAATTTAAGTGAATCAATTAAAAATTCACCTAAAAATAAAATTTCTTTATATGAGTTAATTTTATCTGTACTGGGATGTTATAAATAAATTTTTATATGATATAATTATATTTTAATATATTAATTATGAATACTAAAAAAAAATTAAGTTATAAAAAAAAATCTAAAAAATCAGGTAATAAAAAACTTAGATGCGCTGAAATATTAGGAGAATGTTTTAGATGTTTGGGTGATGAAGAATTTATGAATAATAAAGGTTTAATTTTTAAGACACAAAATAAAATACCAAATGAATATTTAGATGCTGAATATAATGATGGTTTTAAATCAAAACATATTTTAAAAAGAGATGAACCGGATACAATATCAAAAAAAAAATCAAGAAAAAAAATAAGTATTATACCAAAAAGTATAATTTCAATAGCAACAAAAAAAAGAAGTATAATACCAAAAAGTATAAAACCAAGAAAAAATTTATACATGCATTATAAAAAAATGTTTACTAAAAATAAATCACTTCCAAAAATAAGTGAAAAACAAGCTCAAACTATGCTTAGTTTGATTCCCGAATTAAAAAAACAAAATAAAAGCGACAAAGAAATAGGTAAAAAAATTGCAGAATCAATATTACAAAGTAGTTTAAAGACTTAAATATTAAATAATGTAATTTATGTATTTAATTCCATTAGTTAGAACATGTAGAGCAATTACAGCATGTACAATTTTACCAAACGATCCATTATTTGCAATAACAATAAGTGAAATAACTAGTTATACAATACCATTTATAAATAACTCACCGCTAAATGCAATAAACAATATGTTTTTATTTTTATTTTATTTTTATAATTATAATGATTCAGCAATAGACATAATGGATCAATTCAAAAATAAATATATTTTGAATTATAAAATAGAAAGCATAATTATTTTAACTTATTTAATAATATATTTTTTATATTTTAATAGTTTAAATGGAAGTTATTAATAAATTTTTTTTTTCAAGTTTAGCAGCTGCATTAGTTCAAATTAATTTTTTTATCGTCACATTTATACTAGATAAATTTGTTAATTCAGAATTATCAAATTTAATTGGTTTAATAGTAGATTTAATATTAGATTATATATTTCAGCAATATGTATTTATGAAAAAAATAGTATTTAATGGTTCTATAATTATAAAATATTTATTATCTGAGTTTTTTGGAATATCTTTAAATCAAATATTATTTACTATATATAATAGAAAAATTCATAAAAAAAATTATAATTATACTGTAGCTAGAATAGTTATATCTATATTAATATTTACTTTATTTATTTTTCCTACAAGAAATTTTTTTGTTTATAAATAATAAAAAATGTTAAAACAATTTATAAGATTAAAATATACAAAAACTTTGATTGATCATTTTGAAAAACCAAAAAATGTAGGTAGTTTTAATAAAAATATTAAAAATATAGGAACTGCTATAGTGGGTGCGCCTGCTTGCGGTGATGTAATGAAATTGCAGATCAAAGTAAATCCAATAACAAATATAATAGAAGATGCAAAATTTAAAACTTTTGGTTGTGGTTCTGCAATAGCGAGTTCATCATATGCAACTGAATATATTAAAAATATGAATATAGAAGATGCAAAAAATGTAAGTAACAGTACAATTGCAAAGCATTTAAAATTACCTCCAGTAAAATTACATTGCTCAATGTTGGCAGAAGATGCTATTAAAAATGCAATAAATGATTATAAAAATAAATTATAAATATTTTATTTATAAAATACATAAATAAAATGTTTTCGAAAAAGTTATTTAACGTAATAAAAAGTAAAATTCCAAAAATTTCATCGACAGAATTAATTGCATTACGCAGTGGTAATACATCATTAGATAGAACAATTTTACAAGGTTATTTAAAATTTCCACAAAAGAAAAAATTAAATAATAAATTTTCAGAGAATAAATTAAATGATAGACAATATAAAATTAAATATATTAAACATTTATATAATTATTATAATATTAAAAATGTTTTTAAAATATAGTAATCAATTAAATGCTATAAATAGTATTAATAGGAAACATTTGGATTATAATTTAATTTATAAACCATCAAATTCAGAAATAATATTAGTATCGTCTATATTACTAGAAACTTTATCTACTGCATGTTTAAAAAAAACCCTAAATAATAAAATTTGGTTTTTTCCTGTTTATTCAGGATATGGATTAAGTTTTTATTTATTTCCAAAAGCATTGTCTAGTTTTTCTTTGAGTAGTGCATATTCTATATGGTGTGGATTAGGAATGATTTTAACATTTTTAATAGATAAATTAATTTATAAAGAATTAATTAGTTATAAAAAAATATTGGGTTGTTTTATTATTATTTATGGAATAAAATTAATTAAATAAAAAAATGAATAAAGTATATTTTAATATTTTTTTATATAAAAATATATGTTTACAAATTCATTAAATTATAATATTACATTATTTAATTGCGATAGAAGTTTACATGATGGCGTGCCAAAAGAATATTATTATATAAAAAATAAAATTTTTAATGATTGGGAAATTCCACCATGGGAATTATTTATATTTAATAATAGATTATTAGGAGAAGGATCATTTTCAAAAGTATTTTTAGCAAAATGGAGAGGAACATTTGTAGTAGCGAAAGTTATAAATCCCGAAATTTGCGCTAAGGAAAAAGAATTAGTATTGAGAGAAATTGAAATTATGACTAAATTACATCATCCAAATATAGTTCAATTTTTAGGATATATTGATAATCCATTTATTATTATAATGGAATATATACCAAATAATGATTTATTAACATTTATTAATGAAAAAAAATTAAAAAAATCTGAAAAAAAAACTATAATGAAAGATATTTTACAAGGATTAGCTTATATACATAATAGAAAACCAGTAGAATTAATTCATAGAGACTTAAAACCTACAAATATTTTATTAACTAATTCAAAAGTTGCAAAAATAACAGATTTTGGTTTATCAAAATTTAATAAAAAAAATTCAAATCAGGAAAATTTGAATATAGTGGTAGATAATAATTTTTGTAGTAATGATTTAACGAATGATGTAGGTACACAAAGATATATGGCACCAGAATTAAAAAATAATAATTTTAAATATACAAAAAAAATAGACATATATTCTTGTGGAATATTATTATATGAAATGTTTGAAAATAAAAGATATAATCCGAATGAAAATTTTAAATGGTTTTATACTCCAAAAAAGATTAAACAACTAATATTAACACAAATGTTAAATGAAGATCCAAATTCACGCGGTGATGCACTGTCTATTTTAAATTTATACAATACTTTATAAAAAATTGATAAAATATAAACATAATATTTATATATTAATAAATATTATGAATAATAAATTAGAAATAATTTATGGACCAATGTTTTCTGGAAAAACTACAAAGCTAATACATTTATATAATGAAAAAGTAAAAGAATTTGGACAAGATAAATGCATCGCTTTTAATTACGCATTAGATAAAAGATATTCTAGTAAAAGTGAAATTGTTTCACATGATGGTTTACGTATAAATTGTGAATTGTTATTTGATATAAGAGATTTTATAGATAATCCAAATAATAATGCAAGATTAAAAAATATAAATTATATTTTTATTAATGAAGCACAATTTTTTCCGGATTTATTGAATATTATTTTATTTATAACTAATGTTTTAAATAAGAATGTAATTTTATGTGGTCTTGATTTGGATTTTAAAAAGAACAAATTTGGTGAAATTTTAGATTTAATACCATTTTCAAATAAAATACATAAAATGACTGGTAAATGTAATACAAATAACTGTAACAATCCATCGATTTATAGTTATTTAACAATTAAATATAATAGTCAATTATTGATTGGAAATGATGTTTATATTCCATTATGCGAAGATTGCTATAATTTAAAAGAAATTAAATAAGTTTATTATATAATAAATATATAATAAGCAATGTCTACCAATATAGATATGAAATCATTAACAGAATATAGAGGAATTTTTGGAATGGGAATAAGTACTAATTATTATTTAGATTTATTTAATCTAAGTGTTTTAGCTTTAGCAGGATTATTAATAGTTTATTTTTTTAAGGAAAAATTTTCGGGAGATGGAAATAGTGGACCTGCTCGAGTAACAATTTGGGGATTAGGTTTAACAACTTTGGCAGTTTTTTTAATGATTTTTATTAGTATTAGTGATAAAATAAATATTAAAGATAAACAAAAATCAAATATAATACAAATAATTTTAAATGCATTATTAAATGATGCTTTACCAATAATAATTACTTTTATTTTATTAATATATTTTATATATTTAAATTTTGTTTTTTATAAAAAAATAAATAAAAATAATGTTTCAAATACTTATGATCAATATAATTTTTATTCAATGATTATTTTTGCTATTCAGATTATATTAATTTCAAAATATTTATATGGTTCAATAGGTAAAAGATACGGAAGTACTTCTTTAACAGAAACTACTGCAAAAAAAAATGAGACAGCAATAGTAAAAAATCTTGGTATTATTTTAGGAACTATAAATTTTTTATTTATAATAATTATGCACATTTTGTTGCAATATTTTTCGACTGATGGATAAAAAATTATAATAAAAGATCAATAGCTTTATTTACATAATAAATTTTAAATGTTATTCCATATTTATCTTTTGTTTCCCATATTCCAGAAATTTTAATAATAAATACATTACTTAATGTTTCACTTTTAAAATTTAATTCTTCATTTATTTCATCATAGTTTGATGTATATTTAAAATTATTAGATTTAAATATTTCTGTTATTTTGTATTGTTTTTCTTTATCTTTAATATTTAATAAATCTAATATTTTTTCTTCTAAAATGAAAATTTTATCTATAATATTAATATTATTTTGATGATCAAACTCGATTTTAAATGATTTATTATTGTTATAAAGAATTTTATTTATATTTACTAAAACAAATATACCATTTAATGAGATAATATCATTTGAATATGATAATTTATAGAAGTTACTATGTTGCAGAACGCTATTTTTTATAGCATCATTAATTATTATATATTTATGATTAATATTATCAATATTTTCAGCTATCATTAATTAATATAAAAATAATAATTTATATTTAAACGATTTTAAAAAATATAAAAAATTAATTATATTATTATTATTATGATTAAAAATACGTTTATTGAATATATAAATAATTACGATAAAAATAACATTAATAAAAAATATAATGATTTTTTTAATTCATTGGATAATAATTTGAATAATGTAACTAATTTTATTTTTTATGGTCCACCTGGAAGTGGTAAATATTCTAGTGCTCTTAAATTAATTGAAAAATACAGTAATTCTAATTTAAAATATGAAAAAAAAATGATTATTTTATCAAATAAAAATGAACATGTTATTAAAATAAGTGATATACATTATGAAATAAATATGGAAAATTTAACATGTAATGCAAAATCATTATTTAATGATATATATATTAATATTATTGATTCCATTCAAGTGCATGAAAAAAGAGAAGGAATTATTTTATGTAAAAATTTTCATTTAATTGATAGTGAATTATTTGATATTTTTTATAGTTATATGCAAAAAAAATTAATTGAAAATTTTACAGTTAAATTCATTTTATTAACAGATCATTTAAGTTTTATTAATAAGAATATATTAAACATTAGTAAAATAATTTATTTTAATAAATTAAGTATATCAAATTATAATAAATTATCAAATATTACAAATAAAAAAAGTATTTTATTAAAAAATAATTTTGAAGAAAAATTACAATCTATTAATAATATTGAAATTTTAAAAACACTTGAATTAGATACAAATAATTTAAATATTATTCACATTAATAAAACTTTATGTGATGCAATTGTTAATGATATTTTAAATTATAAAAATTTAAATTATTTTAATTTGCGTAATAAATTATATGATTTATTGACATATAATTTAAATATAAATGATTGTATTTATTATATAATAGATAATTTAATAACAAAAAAAAATTTACATCATAATTTTATTGATAACATTTTTTTAAAAACATGTTTTTTTTTTAGATATTATGATAATAATTATAGACCTATTTATCATTTAGAGAATTATGTATTATATTTAATAAGTATAATTAAAAAATATGAAAATAGCTGATGCTATTAAGATATTTAATTTGCAAAATAAATATAATATTTATACAATTTCCGAGTTAAATTTAAATGATTTAAAAAAAAAATATTATTTACTAGCTCTAGAAAATCATCCAGATAAAAATATAAATAATACAACTGTTAAATTTCAAAATATAAATAATGCATATTTAGTACTTAAAAATCACATTGAAAATAGCAATAATGATTCTTTAAATAATGAATTAAGTTTTATTGAATTAATTTTTAATTTTATAAAATTAATAAATAATAATTATAATCAAAAAAATTTTGAAAAAGATTGTTATAACTATAGTATAAATTTATTAAATGATTTTTTTTATAATATGGATTTCTATAAAGTAAATTATTTCATATGGATACTCGATAATGATTATATTATAAAAAAATATTTTGAAAATTATAATGAATTTTTTATTAATATTATTAAAGATTTTTTATATGAAAAAATTAAAAATTATGAAATAATTTATTTAAAACCAAATTTAAATCAAATATATAATAGTCTTATTTACAAGTTAGATTTATCTAATAATACAATAATTATTCCTTTATGGCATAAAGAATTATATTTTGATAATTATATTATTAAATTAGAGCCTGACTTATCTAATAATATTAAAATAGATAATAATAACAATCTACATTTTTTTTTAAGTGAAAATATATACAACTTAATAATTAATAATTATGATAAAAAATATATACCAATTAATATTTCTGATATTATAAAATATGATTTATCTCTTGATAAATTAATAATAAAAGAAAATTTAATAATTGAATGTGAAAATCTAGGAATACCAAGTATAGATAACATTGATATTTTAAATAATAAAACTCGATGTAAAATTATTCTTCATTTTAAGTTATAATTATTTATAACAAATTTTAGATTATATTTACTAATAATTTCTTTATAATCACTATTATAACATACATGTGAACTTAGTTTTAATTTTGGTTTATTTGTTTTATCTTTGTATGCCCAATTATTTTTTAAATCTGCAACATAGGATGTATATCTATGTACATGTGCAGATCTTTCGCAGCCTCCATTAGTATCAATAATAAAAGAACCAAATTTTGAATGTAAATAATCTTCCATCATATGTTATATTTAAATTTTATATCAGTTTATTTTAATTTCAATTTTTTTAATCGATTTTAATAATATGACATTTAGTATTTTTTCTAGTTCTACGTCTAAGTTGTGTAGTAACTACATTTTGAACTTTAGGTTTTAATTTTTTACATAATTTAGTTTTAAATGATAATTTTTTTGGTTTAAAACTATAGCTTTTTACTTTAAGTGTTTTATTTATTTTTTTCTTTAAAATATAACTTTTATATAAACTTTCAATAAATTCATCTAATAATCCTACAACTGATTTTTCTGGATGACATTGAAATGCATAAATTGGAAATGTTTTATGTTTAATAAAATCAACAAATTTTTTATTTCTTCGATCTCTCCCTATTGCAATAATATTATATTCATTTTGCAAATGTTTTGTTTTATAAAATTTTGCTGGTGTTATGCCAAAAGTACAATTATGAATTACAATATTATTATGATATTTTGTATATTTATTAACATTATTACTTGTATTATTAATAAATTGTATTTTTGCTTTATAATTTACAGCATCTAAACCATCAAATAATCCGCCAATTTTTTCACTTCTATTTTCAGTCGTTTTAACTATTGATTGTATTCCATGACATGATGCATAAATCGGAAAAATTCTGCCTTTATTGTTTAATTGAATAGCTCTTTCTAAAACATTATCTATAAACTTATATTGATTAATAAATTCTTTTTCTTGATTGTAATTACCAATTCTTGCTCCTGAAAAAAATAATCCATCAATGTTTTTTAAATAATATTCAAGTTCGTTTTTTGATATATTATATGGTATTATAACCATATTAATTTTTAATTGCCTAAAAAATTTAATATATCCATCATTCAAATATAGAAATTTTTGTGATTTATCTTCTGTTATCATTGGTGGTGGTATTATTCCTAAAATTGGTTTATTTTTATGTTTATTATAATACGCATTTAAATTATACTTCATATATATATATTATAAATATAATATATATATGAAGTTATATGAATTAAATAATATTAATTTATTGAATTGGATTACAGCCTTTGTTATTTTTGAAATACCATTAGCATTATTTTTTATTAAAATAAATAAAAATAAAAAAGATACTATAGTAATAAACTGGTATTCAGGAAAAAATATAAGTATTTTTAATGTATTGATTCAAGACGCGGCTTATGCGTTTTGTGGTATAATAATTGCATTAAATTTATTTAAATATTTAGTATCTCTCAACATTATTAAATCTAGTTTTATAATTTTTATAATTTTATTATTATTTATTCAATTGTTAGGTGATATTATTTTTTCTATAATAATTAAAAATTGGCCAAAAAAATATTCCACTTATTGGATAGATTATTTTAAAAAATATATAAAAAAAGCAAGTTTTAATGCTTTAATTGGAGATAGTATTTGGATAACATCATGGGCAATAACTTATTATATTGTTGCAACTTATTTAAAATCATTTGATATAAAAATATTTTTAATCTCTCTTTTTTTATTTTTAGCATCTGCGTATAGCGTAAAAAAATCATTATAAATTATTTATTTAATTTATGTAAAAATACTTTAAAACAATATTCATATAGTTCAAAAGGTGACATTTAAAATCTTAAAAAAAAATTATATTTGTTTTTTTGTTAAATTAACAAATAAATAAGTAGTAATTAAAAATAAAAATCCCCCCCAAGTTAAATCAATTAAACCAACTTTTAAAGGCCAATCTTTAAATATTGCCATATTTGTTGTGGAATATACACCATAAATAAACAAACCTAATAAAAACGCATCTAAATAAGAACCTTTCTTATGTATAATAAAATAATATAATGAAGATATAAGAATAACATAACAAGCAATAGTAGGAACTAATTTCATTTTTAAAGATGATCCTTGTATTTTTTGAATCATATTTTGATAAGTATTACGTATTAAAAATATAAATCCAGCATCGACTAAAACAAAAATAATTGCTAATAATATTATATTTTTTATCATATTATAACATAACATGATAAAAAAAATAGTTTTTTTTTAGATATTGTATTTTTTAATAATTTATTTTTATTTTAATTAAATTTAAATGTTTATATATTTACTCGTTGCTAGATGCTTTCTTTTTTACTACTTTCTTTGGTTTCTTTGTAATATCTTCTACTACTACTGGTTTAGTTGCTTCTTCTGAAACTGGAGCAGGACTCGGTGCAGGTGCAAGAAGAGAAACTTCTTCTTCGTCATCCGTATCATTGGTTAGTGTTACAGGTACTGTTTGAGTTACTGCTTTACTGTCAACATTATCATCTTCACTGTCAGTTTGTTTTACAAGTTTTTCTTTATCGCCTAGCGAAAGCTCAATTTGACATTTTCCACTTAGTGTAACTTTTGGCTTTACAACAGCCTGAAATAGTTTCCAAGTAACACCAAATTTACCATTAGCAACCCAAATTCCACCACAATATACTAAAGTGGCAACATTTGATGCTTTTGAAATAAGCAATTGAATATCCACTCCATCATCATCACAAGGAAATAGAGGATTTTTTTCCTCATCATAAATCTCAACTCCTTTAAATTCGCCCTCCCAATATGGAATTTTAATTTTTAGTGTTGGCGGGCGAGAATAATCAGGTTCATTTGTCTCTTTATCTTTTGGATATTTTAGCATAGGACTCCAAAGAGCATCAATTACTGCTGGTTCTACTTTTGCTTTACCAAGCCAATCCCTTGAATTTACAATTGCATCAGCTTTAATTTTTTCTTCAAATGCCTGCATATTTTTAAGAAATGCTACACATGTATCACTATTATATTCATCTTTTGGAAATTGAAGAGCCATGTCATATGTTTTTCCACCACTCTTTTCATCTACATATTCATTAACTCCCCATGTAAGCATTAGTGGTGTAGACATATATAGTTGCTTCATTGACTCTTTATTAAGAATACCCACACTTTTTCGGCCATTATTAACTTTAACCTTAGTGTAAGTGAAATCTTTTTTAACGTTAAATGTTGTGCCAGAAATTACGCTTGCCATATTACTAATATTATTTATATATAATATTTTTTTTTTAAATCAATTTTTTTTATATTTTATTTTTTTATGAAAAAAAAATAAATGTTTATGCGTTTAAAATATGTATTTTTTTATGAAAAAAAAATAAATGTTTATGCGTTTAAAATATGTATTTTTTTTATGTTTTTTCTTTTTTTAAATTTACTCTTCATCATCTTCGCCCTCCTCGATCGTATCCTTCGAGTACTTCACAGTTGTCCATGGGATCAGCTGTTGGCGCCTCTTACTAGCAGAGACGTTCATACCGCGCTCGTTGTACTTGTCGGTCTCTTGCGTCAAGGATGCGCTAAGGAACTCGGTAAGAACATCGTGTTCGATGGCAAGGGCAATGCTGGCTGTGTAGGCAAGCATGTTGGCTTTTTTACTATATAAATATATATAAAATTATTAAATCAATTTTTTTTTTCATTTAAAAATTTTTTTTTATAAATATTTATAATAATAATATATTATTATAAATAATTTTTTTAATTAGTTATATTTTTTTTAAGAAGAAGTAGTGGTTGTTGTAGTTTCAGCTGGCGGAGGTTTTATTTGCTTTGGGAAGTGTGGTCCCATGTATCGCTGAAGATTGAAATATGTGAGATTTACATCTGGTTCTACTTTTAGAAGAGTGCAAAGCTGCTTGTCTGGATTAATTTTGCGACCATTTTCTTTATCCTGAAGATTATTAGCGCGAATATATTTATTAATTTCACGGGTTACATCTGTGCGCGCCATTTCACATCCCTGAGGTTTACCAAGGAAATCAGCAAGTTCATTGCTAATTGGCGCTGGTTTTACAAAACCACTTGGGGCACGTGTGCCTTTGCGTTTCTTTTTGTTATTTAGTTTTTGAACAACTTTAATTTGACGCATTGTTTTGCGCTCTAATGTTTTTAGTTCAGCTTTTAGTGAAGAAAAGTTAGAGAGCATAGATTGGAATTTAGAAATAAATTCCGAAAAATTATCACTAATCGATGTTTCAGTGTCACTCTGGACTACTACATTTTGAGTAGCAGGTGTAGTTGTAGTAGTAGTTGTTTCAGCTACTGTAGTAGTAACTGGTGTAGTTGTTACTGTATCCTGTTTTTTTGATTTTGTTTTTGTTTCTTTTTTAGTAGTAGTTACGTCTTGTGTAGTCGCTTCAACAACAACTTCTTCGACGGGCATTGCTTTTGTTTTAGAATCGGTTTTTTTTTGAGCAGATTTAGCAGAGGGCATTTTTTATAATTTACTATATATTTATTTGTTTAAGTACTTTTTTATAACAATATTTATTTTTTATAATTTTAATACATAAATGGTCGAAAAATATACATACATTCTAAATAAATAATTTAAAAAAACGAATAAATTTAATTTACATAATATACCGATTCAAAAAACCATGGCATTGATTCGGCTGCATCTTTTGAAACTAATGTCAATGCTGATAAAATATAAAAAGATCCTAAAACTTTAGAATTATTGTCAATACCTTTATAAACAAATTCTTCTAAAACACCTACAATAGTTTTCTTGATTGCAAAATAACTATAATTAAATAATGAATTAATATTTAGACTAAAATTTTTAAAAGGATTACCATATGGGGGACATATTTCTCTTTTAACATTTTGAGATAAATTTGCTCTATAATTCCATATATCTAATAATTCATGAATAAATTTAATAAGTTGATGTTTATTTAAATTTGTAAACCATGACATATTTGTATAATTTCCTAAACTATCGATGTTTTGAAAAATATTTAAAATTTTCATATCTAATATTTTAAATGCATTCATATTTAAAGAAACGTCATAAGATAGTTTAATGTCTTTTTTTAATATTTGACTATATTTTATAAATTTTATCATATCATTATATACATCTTTGCTTAGTTCTTTTGTACTAAATGGATTTTCAACAATATTTTTATTTTTTAAATATAGAGTATATAGTGATTGAATATCAAACGCATATATAAAATTATTATCATCTTTTATACTAAAAAATTGATTAAATGGTATTTTTTTTATATCATCTAATGTGGCAAAATCAACATCATTTATACATTTTTCTTTATTTTTAAAACCTTCTCCATGATAATGTATATATTTTTTTACAAAAAATCTTCTCAATTGCGATTGAATTAGTATTGCTTTTTTTGAATAAAAAAGATAATTATAGCATCTCTTTTTTAAAATATCTTTATTGCCAGAATTTTTAACATTATAATGCTTCAAAATTTCTTTTAATTGAATATTATTATAGTTAATGTTAAGTATTTTATCATAATTTTCATATTTTGGTACTACAAAATTATCATCTGTTACTTTAATTTTACTTTTTTTATTAGGTATATTTTTTGATAATAAATCTTCAATGATTGAATTTGTATTTAATTTATTATTTTTGTACATTTCTTATTAATATATATATTTTTTTTTTCTTTATATTTTTTAATATTTTCTTATATTTTATTAAAAAATAGATAAGAACCGCAAATTAGTATAAATAATATTATTATTTTTTTTCATTTTATTCTGTAAAAAAATCATACTATTAGAAAAATTTTTATTTTTTTCTATACTTTCTAATATAACTTTTAATAAATTTACATATTTATATTCAGTTAAATTAAATAATTTATCTTCAAAAGATTTATCAATTATATTCTTATTATAAAAAAGAATTGTTTTTAAAATATAATAACTAAATACGTGAGTTTTTTCATTGTAATTATTATTTTTTTTATTTATTAAATCTATATAATTTATATTATAATAATTTAAAATTTTTGTTGTCTGGAACATAAAATGAGCTAACTCAAATTTATAAAGTTTTAATATGAATTCTTTAACATTTAATTTTTTATTTGAACAATATGAAATACCTTCAATATTTAAATAAATAATTGTCGCACAATATTCTATCCAACATTCATTTAAATTAAGATTATTAATTACATTTTGATTTAAATTAAAATATTTTTTTATTAAATTATTATTTATATTAAATAAATTATTATCTACACCCGACGCATGTAATAATTCATGAGCAATTACTTTTATACATTCTTCTTCTCTATATATTACAATATTTCCTGTTTTTTTACAACCAAAGCAAAAACCGGTATTTACATTATTAGAACTTAAAATAGTATTATTATTAAAATTTAAAATTTGTTTTTTTGCATTTGTTAAAAATAAATAAATATTACAACCATTTGACATGCATTTAGGTTTTATAAGTGAATAAATTATTTTAAAATATAAAATTATTTTATTTAAATATTTTTTATAATTTCTTTTTTGATTAATATTATATGTGTAAATATTTATATTTAATTCAATACCTTCAACAATAAATTTATAATTTATTAAATAACTATTATTATTAAAATTTTCTACTTTATTTAATATATAATCCGATAAATATTTATTTCTTTGTAAATATTTTTTTTCAACATTATTATATTTTTTTTTAAAATCATCTGACTTATAATGAAAAATATCGTTAGAAATTATTTTTACATTATTATTAGCATAAAAATCATTATATAATTCATAAATATTTTTTTCAAGTTTAGAATACGGCAATGAAATATTTTCTGTAGTTTTATAAACATTATTGCTTTTATAAAATTCAATTAAATCTTTATTCATTATATAAAATAATATATTATTTATTAAATGATATAAAATAAAAAGAATTATAAATAAAAATATTAAAAATGAGAGAAAATATAAAATTATTTTTTTTATATTTAATTTTTTTTTTATATTAAGATTGTTTTTAATTTTATTAAGAATTTGCATGCTTTAATATATATAATATTTTATTAAATATTATATATATATATATATATTTTTAATTTTTACAAATTAGGGCACGTAAGAACTAACCGAGCGCCTGGAATCTGGCCGGAACGCAGACGCGAGTGACGATCCGCCTTCGTCGGCGGAGTCCGGTTTTTTTTTAAGCTGTTCAATGGCTGTTCTTAAGTCTTCAATTTCTGTCAAAGGCTGACCGGATGATTGCTTAGGTATTTTTTTTGCAAATTTTGCTAATTCATCTGTTAGACTTTGGATATAATCTGCATCAACAACGTCTTTAACTTGAAAATCGTCTTTGTTCCCATATAATTTATACCTCAATTCACCTGTACTAGAATTAAAGTCTATATCATTCTTTAAATAATTAGAAAGAACATAGTTAACTTCATGTACATTTTTTGCATTCATTATTTGATCATGAAATTCTTTTACTTTTGGTGTATTATTAAATAGTTTTAATAATTTCCCTATCTCACTTTTATCTTCAAATGATTGTCTGCTATCTATTCCATAATTCGAAAACATTTCATAAATTAGTTTTTCAACTTGATTTCCTTTACTATTTTCTGAATTTTTATAGTTTTTTGAATCACTTTCGAGTATTTGTTTTAATTTATTAACATTGCTAGAAACTGGTCCAAATCGTTTTTTTAAACTAAAAGTATTATATGAAGCTGCTAGGCCATAATAATAATCATTTAAAAATTTTAATAGTTTTTCTTTAATTATGTTGAAATAATTTTCATTAATTATTTCATCTATATTATTTCCGGTTTTAACTTCTGTACTCTCATTTATTAATTTTGTAATTATGCTTTCCATTATTTTTGAAAATAGTTTAAATGTGCTTGCATGTTGCAATACATAAAAAACTCTATAATTTCCTTTTATAGGTGCAGATTTTTCAAGAAATAAAAATTCAAGTATAAAAGTAATGTATTTTTGTTCAAATAAATCATCTTCAACATCAGATTTATCATTTACATGTTTAATTGCCCTTAGAAAATCAACTACAATTTTTTGTAATAAATCAATACATTGTTCATTAAAAGTAACTTTTGAAAATACGTATCTCGATTTTTCTGCCGCAGATTTTGCTTTGCGAGCACTAAACATTTTATCTTGCTGGACTTTTGTATCTAATTTATCTTCAGTTATTCCCTTATAACCTTTAAAATTATAACCAGATCGTAATTTACGAGCATATTCAATATTTTTTTCTTCATTTTTTAATTGTCTTTTTGCTGCTTTAAGATTATCTTTTTTTTCTTTAGAACTAATTGTTTTTAACTGTTCACCTTCGGTTTTTAGATTATTAATTAATTGGTTATGCTCTAATGTTTTATTCTTTTTATCGTCAAACTTCTCTATATGATCCCCATTAGCATCGCTTTCACCTTCCTGTAAAGACGCGTGTTTAAGCCTATTTGTTTTTTCTTGAGCTTTTGCTAATCTTTTTTCAAATTCATTTAAAGTCATTTTAACAGTTGGATCTATTATTCTAAAAATTTCATAAAATTCCAACATCATACCATATGGTCCTATATCTTTTTCATATTCATATTTTAAATCAAACGTGTTATGTGACTCCATGTCTGGATCATCTTCCTCCACCCTCGGGCTCTGGGGTCTCTCCCTCTCCACATCCGCCCTCGCCACCTCGGGGGTAGGGAGCCTCCCCTGCTGCATCAGCCCCGCCCCCTCCCGCACCGCCGCCGCCGGCGTTACCCTTGTGCCTCCCGAAGTGCAGCTATAGGCACAAGCAAATTTTGTTTTAGATTTTTTTTTTAATGTAATATTGTTTCTATTGTTTTTATTGTTTTTTTTCTGAGTATTTTCATTACTGTTATTAGTCATTATTATATTATATATATAAAAATAATATATAATATATTTTATAAACAAAATTTTATTTATTTAAAATATTTCTAACTTTTATTAAATCTTTTGCTAAAAAAACTCCTATTTTTTGTTTATAAATATTTAATTTATAATTATTTGTTAATTTTAAAATTTCTAATAGCTCTTTATTTTGATTGAATTTAGAATATAGTGCTTTTTCCATATTTTTTTCTATAATATCTTCATATTCTGGTTCAGAAATAAAATTAAAATCATAAGATTTTTTATCTTTTAAAATACTATCATATAATTTTTTAGCTTGCTCAATATCATTTCCTGCGGGATGAGGATTATCTTTAATAAATTTACTAAAAATTTCTTTAATATTATTAAATCGCAAAGCATAAATATAATGTTGAACACTGGAAAAATTATAACTATCAATAGTTAAATTTTCAACTATCCAAGAATTATCTAATTTTTTTCTCCATGATTTAATTTTATTTAATTTTAATATATTAGGTAATGTTTTATATTCTTTAGATATTGTTTCACCTGTTCCTTCTCCAACTTTTTTATCCATAGATTTATTATAAAATTGTATTATAACGTTTTCATCATATTCTAAATCTTTTGTTTTATTTAAAAAAGTATCAAATTCTAATTCTGTTTTTGATTTTGCTTTGTAAATAGATTGATCATCATTATCGCTTTTTAATTCTATGAAATTATTAATATCTGGTATAATTAAATAATTAGATTTAAAATTTTGTAATTCAATGCATTTTTCAACAAATAATTCTTTTACGCGATATGGTATTTCACTAAATTTAAAGCTCGATTTATTTAAATTTTTATCATAAGATATTAATTTATAATGAACATCTTGTTCATAATCTACAAGAATATAAAATTCAGGTTCAAATTTACCTGATTCTACTATTTTTTTATCCATATCATAGCATTTAATAACATTATCCATTTCATCATTTTCAAAATGTTCTTTTGAAAAAATTATAAATTTAACATTAAAAATTCTTTCAAGATTAGTAATTGCCCAAATATCAGCCCAGTAGTTATTTGTATTTATTACATTCTTTAAGTCTTGAATATTATTAACATTGTTCATAAATTTAAATTCTTCATTTAATATTTTTAATTCTTTTTGTTTATTAACTGAATCATTCAATTTTTGTATATTAGATTTTGCTGTTTTTAAAATAGTATCTTTTTCTTCAGATGAAATAACACCACCAATTTGTTTTTTATATAATGAATGATCTTTTTTGGATTGATTTATTTCTTGTAAAGTTTGTTTAAGTCCTCCCATAAAATATCCACTTAATTCTTTATAATTATTAAAAATTTCGTCATCTACTTCTTGTGATAATTTTTTTCTTATTTTTGCTACCGAAATATATTTATATTTTTCTAATTCTGTATTTTTTAATGCGTCTCTCAATACTGCAAAAAAACAATCACCGCCACCTTCATTGTCAAGAATATCATATTTATTACTTTGTAAATATTTATTTATCCATTTATCTGTTTTTTTTTCAATATACTCAAATATTTCGGTATCGCTTTCTTCTTTTGTTTGTTCTTTCAATAATTTAGTTGAATCATTTTTTAATGATTTATTTATTTTTATTTTAGGTGCAACCGGGAGGGCATCTATTTCAAGATCTTGTTCTTCTTCCAAAAAATCTTCTTCATCTTCGGAGTGATCGTCAGGCAAATTAGTTTCTTTATCATATAAAATATCATTTTCTTGATAATTATTCATTATGAAACTTTTAACATATGAAAAAATAATTGGATTTTGATTAGTAATATCTATATCATCTTTGACATTTAAATGCTCAAATGTTTCTTTTGAAAATTCGTATAAGCCAATTTTCATTATTATTTCATCTTTTTTTACTAAATATAAATATAAATAAATAACATTTAAATCAATATAATCATACATTGGGGAACCAACTGTAAAATTAATATTTTTGTTGTATAATGTTCCCAAATAAATTTCAGATTCATAATTAATATCATTTAAATCTACAGAATTTACTTCCAAATAATTGATTTTTTTATTAATTTTTGAATTAACCATTTATTAATATATATAAATAGATTTTTATATTATTATAGAATATAGCTTATTTTAATTTATATTTATCAATTATGTCCATATTAATAAAAATAGTTTTATTTGATAAACTTTTAAAATTATTTTTTTTCATTTTTTTTATTTTTTCTACATTTAAATAAAAATTATCAAATAGATTAATATTATTTAAAAAAAATGTTGTGTTATAAATATTAGAAATAATATTTAAAATGCTAGAATTTAGTATTTCAATATATTCAATATTATTTTCTTCATCTATTTTTTGAAAAATAATTTCATGTAATTTATTTAATGTTTTTATTAAATAATCAACTTCTAATTCATTATAAATAAACAAATTAATATAAAAAATAAAAAAACAATTATATTTATCATAATTTTTTGAATCTTTTATATTATTTTCATCTTTAATATAAATAAATTTATGTATATTTATAAATTTATCCAAATTTTCATTTATTAAAAAAGTAAAATGGCTGTTAATTTTAATTAATGAAATTAATAAATTATTATATATTTTACTATAAAATACATTATTATAAATCAATGTATTAAAAATAAAAATATTGATTTCATTTAATGATTCTTTTTCATTTATTTCATTATTAATGTTTCGGTAATAACATAATAATTCATTTTTAAGCTTATCATAATTTTTATCTGATATTTTATTTAAAATTTTTCTAATATTAATAATATGCAAATCATAATCGCTTTTATTATTGTTATTTTTTATTCTATTAATATTTTCTTTATATATAATTTTAGAATTAGGAATTGAATTATTGTTATTAGTATTATTTTTATCATTAATTTCAGTTTTGTTATTTAATTTATTATCTGTTTTATAATAAGTTTCATTTTTATATCTATAAGATCTATAGTTTTTATTTAATTTAGATTTATTATTAGTATTATAATAATTATCATTTACCTTTTCATTTAATTTTAATAAATCCAGATATTTTAATTTTATTTCGGAAATAATAGTTTGAAAATATTCTGATATACAAGAATCTATTGTTAAATCGATATTATTTTTGATATTATTTATATAATCAATATTATATTTTTTTTTGATCATATAATAGTTCTATATATAATTATTTAAATAATTATTTAAATGATTATTAATATAATTTTTCGTTAATATTTTATAATTTATTATAAAGGTTATTATTATAATTTGATGGATTTGATTAATATTTTATTTCCTAAAAAAAATAATATAGATTATGAATCTTTAAAAAATTGTTTTAAACTTCCAATTGAATATCAAGATTCATGTAAAATAATAGATAGTAATTTAATTTGTGATCTAGAATTAGATGTATTTAAAAATATAGATTTAAGCAATGCAGAAAAAAGTGAAAAAATAATTAAAAAAAATTTATATTATTTATTATTTGAACCAAAAAATAATTTTGAAGAATCTCCTATTTCATTCTTTAATAAATTTTATTCAAATGATAAAAATTATTTATTAGATACTCAAAATATCATTAATGAATTTAAAATTGATAATTATAATTTTGATATGAACGATTCATCTTGTAATTATGATAGTATTATTGAAAATTATGAAACTATAATTAGTTCGGATAATTTTATTGATAATTACGATTATATAAATTTACCATATTTTAGTAAATTTAATACAAATGAATTTGCTATGCAATTATGGAGTACTTATAATGTTTTATCTCCATTAATAACATTATTAATACCAATTTTTAGTTTAATTTTACCATTTTTTATAATAAAAATACAAGGACATGATATAACCATTGAATCATATATTGATCATTTAAAAAATATTTTGCAAAACCATGCTTTAGGTACATTATTTACTGATTTTAAAAATATGTCATTTTCAACCAGTATTTATATAATGTTTACAGTAGCATTATATATTTTTCAAGTATATTCAAATTTTTCATCATGCAAAAAATATTTTTATAATTTTAAATACATAACAGAGTCATTATTTAATTTAAAAAATTATTTAAATGAATCTATAAATAATATGAAATTATTTTCTAATCTTATTAATGATTATATAACATATAAATCTTTTAATGATAATTTAAAAAATATTATTTCAAAATTAGAATATTTTGTAGGAAAAATAAAATATATAATAAATAGAAATATATATTCAGATTACAAAAATTATGTTAAAATTGGAAATTTAATGAGTGATTTTTATAGTATTTATAATGATTCTAAATTAATATCTGGATTATATTATTCTTTTAATTTCAATGGTTATTTGAAAAATTTAATTAATATAAAAAATTTAATTAACATTGATATATTAAATAAATGTACATTTAATGAAGACAAAAATACAATGATAAAAAAAACATCATATATAGGATTATTAGATAACAAAACAGATAAAATTATTTCAAATGATATATCTTTAAATAAAAATATTTTATTAACTGGTCCAAATGCATCTGGAAAAACAACATTTTTGAAAGGTTCTTTATTTAATATTATTTTGAGTCAGCAAATTGGTTATGGATTTTATAAACATGCAAATATAAAAATTTATGATTATTTTCATTGTTATATAAATATTCCAGATACAAATGAAAGAGATAGTTTATTTCAGGCAGAAGCAAAAAAATGTAAAAAAATCATAGATATGGTAAAAGAAAATTCCGATAGTAAACATTTTTGTGTTTTTGATGAAATTTTTAGTGGAACAAATCCACAAGATGCGATTAAAGGTGGAACTAATTATTTAAATTATCTAAATAAATATAATAATATTGATTATATTTTAACAACACATTATAATGAATTATGTAAAAAAATAGATAAAAACAACATTAAAAATTTAAAAACAAAGGTTAATAAAGATTCTAAAAACAATTTTAAATTCACATATAAAATAGAAAGCGGTATAAATAAAATTAACGGGGGTATAAAAATTTTAAAAGATTTAGAGTTTCCAGAAGAAATAATAAAAAATTAAATTAAAATATAAAAATATTGCGTTTATGCAAATATATATTTTTATTTTAGTAAAGTAAAAATATATATATGGTTGGTCCAAGTAATTTATCTAGTATTTTAAATATAATAATATCAATTTTAATAATTGCATTATCAGGAATGATAATTTATATATACAGAAGAATAAATATATTAGAAACAAGCATTATAGAACATGGAAAAATTTTGCAAAGCTTTATTATAAATTATAATAATCAAATGTTAAAAGCTACTAATAATGAAAATTCTTATAATGTTACAGATTATAATGATGAAAATAAAAAAATAATAGTTTCTGATGATGAAGATATTGAACATGAAAACGGTGATGATAAAGATAATAATGACAACGACAGTGATGATAGTGGCGATGGTGACGATAGTGACGATAGTGACGATAGTGACGATAGTGACGATAGTGACGATAGTGACAGCGAAGACGATGATGTTTATGATAAATCTAGCAAAAATAATAATAATATTAAAGACGATGGGATTAATGAACTGGAAATTATAAAATTAACTGATGAAAAAGATCAGACATATTTAGATGATTTATTAGATTCAAATATGAATCTTGATGGTTTTATAGATGACTCTATATTTGATGAAGATAAATCTAGGAAATTAAAAATGATAAAATTAGATACAAATCTTGAAAATAATTTAGAAACTAGAGAAGAAAAAGTTAGTTTAAGTAAAATGAGAGTAGATGAATTAAGAACATTAGCAGTAACAAATAATAAAATAGATAATGAAAGTGCTCAAAAAATGAAAAAAAATGAATTATTAAAATTAATAAAAGAATAAAAAAATTAATATTTTATTTATATAAAAATGAGTTGGGCAACATGTTACAATCAAAGTAATAATATATATAATAATTATCCAGGATTAATGAATGATGGTAGATTATATAAAGAAAAAGAAATGATAGATAATAATTTAGTAAATTATTTAAATACAAATAATAGTTATGTATACAGAAAATATTTACAGTCGAATGCCGACAAAATTATTTTAAAAAATCAAAAAAATTATGAATCTAATAAAAAATATGCTAGTGAAGATTATATTTTAAAAGATTATTTAACAACACGTTCAGCACAAGGTTACACTAAAAGTGATCTAAAAAACTTGTATTTATCCAGATTACAATTACATAATAATTTAAATCTTCCAAGAATAAATATAAACAATTAATTTACTATTAATATTAAATTAAAATATTTTTATTTATTAAATATGAATTTTTTTGATGAATTAATGGCGCCTTTAGGTAAAGAACATTGTACAATATATTATGTTTTTGGATTATTTTCATTTTTTATGGCAATGATTGCATTATTTAGAGCGTTTTTCTTTTTCTTTAGTAAAAAATCAACAGATTTGGGTATGATATTATTATTTAATTCATTGGGGTTATTTTTAGGATATTACCTTTATAGAATACTATATTCTATATGTATGAGAAGTTTAATTTAATATAAAATATATTTAAGAAAAATACAATTATTAATATTATTTAAAAATTAATTAATATTAATGAGAATATTAAGTATTGATGTTGGAATAAAAAATTTAGGATATTGTATAATAGATTCTAATAGTGAAGAAAATATTTTTTCTATAGTAGATTGGAATACTATTAATTTATGTAATAATATTAATACATTATGTTGTTTTTGTAAAAAAAATGCAAAATATAAAAAAAATAATCAGTTTTTTTGCCAACAACACACAAAACATTCTGAATTTAAAATATCAAATTTGAATATTAAGTCATTAAATAAAAAAAATATTAAAGATTTATTGAATATAACAAAAGATTATGAAATACCTATAAATGAATCAATTAAGCAAGCCAAACAAGAATTACTTAAAAATATAAAAGAATTTATTGATAATAATTATTTGGAAGAAGTTATGATAATAAATACTAATGAAATAAATTTAATTGATATTGGTATAAATATAAATTTAGAATTAAATAAATTATTTAAAATAAATGAATTGAAAAAAATAGATACAATTTTAATAGAAAATCAAATAAGTCCTATTGCAAATAGGATGAAAACAATACAAGGAATGATTGCACAATATTTTATAATAAATAATGTAGATAAAATAGAATTTATATCATCTGTTAATAAATTAAAATATTTTATTGAAAATAAAAAAACTACATACAATGAAAGAAAAAAAATTGGAATAGATTGCACTAAAGATATTTTAATTAAAAATCAATTGGAAAAACATTTTAATTTTTTTATGAACAGTTCAAAGAAAGATGATTTAGCAGATTCTTTTTTACAAGGTTTATATTATCTTATTAATAATAATAAATTTATTTTAAAAAATAAATAAAAATTAAATATATTTAATTGCGGACTACTTAAAAATATTATTTGTAATTTAAATAATAATTATGGATATAGTTGATATAGACGGTGATATTAGTATACAAGAATTAGATATAGATTTAGATATAGAAGAAGACAATCTAATAAATGATAAACCATCAGTTAATTTTGGTAGCGGCATAGAATTATTAATGAATGATAAAACTAAAAATGATAGTAAAAAATCTTCAAATATAGATTTAGATGATATTAATAAATTAGAAAATGATTTAAATGATCTAAATGATCTAAATGATATAAATAAATCAAATGATTCAATAAATGAAATAAAAAATATTGAAAATAAAGAAAATAAAAAATCATTATTTGGTAACTTTGATTTTTTTGCTAAAAATGATGATAAAAAAAATGGTAAAAATATAAAAACAGTAGAAGAAACTAAAGAGAATTTAGGAAAATCAACATCAAAAATCAATGAAAATAAGACATGGGATGGTTATAGCAAATTAAATAATATACCAGAAACTAAAGAACCTCCAAAATTATCAAAGGAAGAAGAAATGAAGGAAAAATTTAAATATTTAAAAAAATTAGAAGATTTAGAAAAAAAAGGCGTTAACCTTAGCAAACGTTACAATATGGATTCTGATTTAAAAGAAATGATTGGTGAATATGAAACTATTATAGCAGAAAAAGAAAAATCAAATGCTATAAAGTTTCAGGGTAAAATGTTAATGGCGTGTATAACTGGAATAGAATTTTTAAATAATAAATTTGATCCATTTGATATAAAACTAGATGGTTGGGGTGAACAATTAAATGAAAATATTGAAGAATATGATGAAATTTTTGCAGAATTACATGAAAAATATAAATCTAAAGCAAAAATGGCGCCAGAATTAAAATTATTATTTCAACTTGGAGGCTCAGCAATGATGATTCATATGTCAAATACTTTATTTAAATCTTCAATGCCTGGTATGGATGATATTATGCGTCAAAATCCCGAATTAATGAAACAGTTTACAAATGCTGCAGTAAATACAATGGGTAAAAGTAATCCAGGATTTGGAGGATTCATGAATGGGCTTTTTGGAAATGGCGAAAATAGTCAACGCCAAAATGGAGTTGGTAGTGGAGCAAATCCTGGGTTTGGAATTTTTCCAGGTGTAGAAAGAGAAATGCCAGAAGTAATAAATGAAGGTCCACTCCCAGAACCAACCGAAACAAAGTTACCTCAAAGAAGTCAACGGCCGCAAAATTTTTCAAATAGACCAGATTTAATGAGTGCTCGAGGAAATATGTCAGTTTCAAATAATTATGGAAATCCAAAAAATGAAGATAAAATTAGTAGACCCGAATTGAAACCACCATCTATTAATAAAACAGATATTTCAAATTTACTTGGAAATTTAAAAACTAAACAAGTAGATATTAACAATGAAACTAAAGATGGAAGCACAATTAGTTTAGAAGAACTGAAAGATTTAAATGGTGCAAAAATGCCTAAAACAAAACGTAAAAATAAAAGTGATAAGAATATAGTCAGTATTGATATTTAAAAAATAAAAAAATCATATATATATGAATTATATATGTGATTATTGTAATAAAAAAATAAATAAAACATCTAATATATATTTTGCATTTGATAGTAAAACATGTAGTAATATTTGCAGAAATTATATTATTGATTATAATCTAAAAATAGATCCGAGAATGTTATTTCCATCACTGTGGATAAAAAATAAAGATAAAAAAATAATATTTTTAGAATCAACGCCTAAATATAATTATTCAATAAATAATTTAAATAAATTATTTATTACTTCCAATAATATTATGCATAATTAATTTTTTTTTATTTTGTATGAAGAATAGTGTAATTTTTGTTTATTTGACAATAAATCAAATGGTACTTTATAATAAATAGTTGTTTTATTTTTTTGAACAGCAATAGTAATTATTTCTTTCATTTAAATATTAAATATATTATAATATTATTTTTATATTTAAATGTAATTTATTTAATAATTTAATACTAATATATGAAACTATTAAATATTTTAACCATAATTATAATTTTAATAATAATTATTTTTAGTTATTTATTTTTTCATTATTTTAATTCAGATAATGATTATATTAATAAAATATCTAATTTTAAAACCTTTGTTTATTCTATTGCTTGGGAAGACTTTAAAATAGATTCAAAATATCTTAATATTAGTGAAACAGATAATATATTAATGATAACCACTGGTGGTTGTAATATATTAAATACATTATTATTAAATCCAAACAATATAATTAGTTGTGATTTATCTCCATCGCAAAATGCACTATTAGATTTAAAAATATCTGCTATTAAGAATCTAAATTATAATGATTTTTGGCAACTTTTTGGTTTAGGTAAACATAATAATATTGATTATTTATATAATAATAAACTAAAAAAAAGTTTAAAATTATATTCTTCAATGGATTTTTGGGATAAAAATTTAAATATTTTATATACAAAAGGTTTATATAAAAGTGGAAAAATATGTGAACCAATAAATTTTTTAAGAATTTTATATAAAAAAAAACTTGAAAAACTATGTAATTTTAGTGATAAAAATGAACAATATAATTATTATTTAAAAAATATAGAACCAATATTATTTAATAAAAAAACAAAAAAATTTGTAAAAAAAATAGTATTAGAATTTGCAGGAGTTCCCAAATCGCAAATAAAAATTATAGGAAATGATAAATATAGTGAAGATATATTATATGAATTTATAAAAAATAGTTATGATTTTGTTTTAAAAAATTGGAGTATTAAAAATGAAAATTATTTTTTTCATGCATTGTTAATGGGTTATTATACTAAAAATAATTGTCCTGAATATTTAAAAGAAAAAAATTTTGAATTTTTAAAAAAAAATATAAATAAAATTAAATTATTTAATGGTACTTTAAATGATTATATCAATAATAATAATACCAAGTTTGATAGATTTATATTATTAGATCATATGGATTGGTATGAAGAAAAAAAACAAATTGATACAATTTTTAATTTAATGTATAAAAACTCTAACAAAAATGCATTTGGTTTATTTCGCTCTGGAAATTCTAAAAGTTGGATAACAGAATATATAAAAAAAAATAAAAATATTAATTTAATAGATTTATGTCATGAATCTATTAATGATCGATTAGGAACATATCCAGGATTTTTTAAATTTGAAATACTTAAAAATAATAGTTGATTAATATTTAATGCATATCTTCATACCAAGTGTGGTATGTAGTCATATTTTTATCAGGAATCATAATCTTATATTCTTTGGCAATTTCATTTAAAGTATTGTGTAAATGTATTGGTATTTTACCAATACCAATTTTTCCTTCTTTTTCATTTTTATATGTAAATAAACTATTCATTGTTATTATAACAATAGATAATTTATCTACTTTTATACGTATAATTAATAATTAAATATTAATATATAATATTATATGTTAAATAATATAGTAGATAATTATAAATATTTGATTTATACTTTATTTTTTATATTTTTAATACCTGTCGCAGTTATTTTTTATTGGTGTTTAGAATCTTGGGTATTTAGATCTTATAGAAAATTTACTTACTATAGAAGAGCTAAAAAACTAGCAAAAGAAAAAAATAAACAACTTGTAGTTGTAGGTGACCCATATTCAGGGGCGGGAACTACTAAATTTATACAAGATACTATGAGAAATATAGGGTATCCACTTTATGAATGTGGAGATTTTACAATCGATATAACAGGATGTCCACAATGTCCTAATAAAACAGACAAAAGTTTAGAATTGGCATTAAAAGATTTATCTGATAACTGTTGTGTACTATTTGTTTCTGGTACATTAGAATATGTAGATGCAGATATGGAAGAAATGATAAAAGATATGAATAGAGTTTCGGGAGGAGATATGTTTATAGTAACTGTAAATGATATGACAGGTCATTATTTATATAATTTTAATCCCTTAGCAAATGATTTTACTGAAACATTTAATAACCCTTTTAAACAAAAAAGTAAAAGAATAATATATAAAGCTCCACCAAATTATGATTATTTTGATTACAAAGATAATCCAAATTATGGAAAATAAATGTTAAATTAATATTTATTTAAACACATATTAATTTAAATATATAATAAGTTTATTATAAATATGACAAGTGATAGATTAACTAAAGAATTTGAAGATGCAGTAAATTATGTTAATAATAATAAAGATTTAAATATTTCCAGTGATGAAAAATTAAATTTGTATAAATATTTTAAACAAGCTACTATAGGTAATATAAATATAACAAGACCAAGTATGTTATCATTTAATCAAGAATCATTATTAAAATATAATGCATGGTTAAGTGTTAATAATTGCAGCAAAGAAAATGCAATGACACAATATATAAATATAACTAATAAATATAAATCACAAAGCAATAATACTAATATTGATTTATTAAATCAATTGGCAAAGATTAATAGTAATTTACAAAAAAGATAGTATATTGTATTAATAAATATTTTAATAATTATTTTAATATTTTATATTTTGAAAATGAGTAGTTTTATTTATTTTATTAAACATATTTTAATTTATATTATAAAAATATGTTTTTTTATTAGATTAATTCGATTAATACAATTAATTTAAATAATATAAATTCTTTAAAGAAGATTTTATTGCATCAAATATATTTTTATGTTCTACATATTTAATATCAAATTCTTTACATGTTTCTTTTACTATTTTTTTAATTTCAGGAAAATGTACATGATTAATTGTTGGAAATAAATGATGCTCTATTTGATAATTAATACCACCATATAGATAATTTATTAATGGAAAATTATTTGAAAAGTTTCCACTATTTCTAACTTGTAATTCACCCCAATCAACATTTTCGGTTTCTTTTACTAAGTTATTATGAGTTTCAAACATATCGTGGTCTGGTAAAATTGTTAAAAAATATGTAATATTACATGAAAGTATAAAAAAATAACTTACACTAAGACTGTGTGTCTGAAGTAAAGAAAAATACATACTTATTTTTAATAATAATTCAAAATAATTTATTTTGTAATTATTTAATTTCATTTTCCATAAATATTTTTTATATAAAAAAATATTATACGATAATACTTGTCCAAACCAAAAACCAGGAAAAATAATAAGTATAAAAAAAGTGTAAAATGGAAATAAAGTTTTTTTTACTTTAATTATTTTATTTAAATTTTCAAGTTTGGATTTTCTTATAAATGGACGCATATGATAAATATCAGGATCTTTGATTGTTCCTGTAAACGAGTGATGTTTAAAACAATGATGTAAATTCCATATTTGATTATCCCATAATAATAAAGAATTTCCAATTATAGAAAAAAAATTATTTATATTTTTATTTTTACTAATAGAAAAATGAGCTCCTTCATGTAAAAAACTATATCCACATACTTGAAACATAAAATTTGCTGAGATCATATTTAGTAAGCATCTTAAATAAATATTTATATTTTTGTAATAACATGCAATTATAAAAGTGTCAAAAAAAATAAAAAATTGTATAATAGATTTAAAATACCAAAAATAATTAGCTTTATATGATAAATTATTTATTAAAAAATATTTTTTAACTCTATTACTTAATGTATAATAAAAACCATTTTTATTAAAACTAAATTGTTTGATATTTATATTATTTGATAAATCATTTTCTATTATTTCATATTTATCCATTATATTAATAATTTTTTCTTTATTTAACATTGCATGATAACTTTCAAATGCTGCTGTACAATCATCATTTCCTTTACATGCGAGTAAAATATTTTTTCCTCCTGGATGTTTATCTAAGAAATCAGTTAAATCATATTTTTTACTATGTATTATCCACATTATATATAATATATAATATATTATGTATAAATTATAATATTTTAATATTTTTAATATTAAAAATGTTTAATTCCATAAAAGAATTATTATTAACAATTAAATCATATATTTATTTAACATTAATGTTATTAATTACAATTATAGGACTAATAGTAATAATTATATTATATCCAATATTTTATATTAATAAAAAATGTTTTAGAATATTATGTGATAATTTATTAAATATAATAGTACCAGCATTTTTAGCACCAATAACTTGGAATAATTTTTCTATTTTTATAACAAAAAATATAGATGATTTAAAAAATGATAAAAGTAATAAAATTATAATGTCCAATCATGCAGGAAGAATAGATTGGGTTTCATGTTTGTGGTATGGATATTGTAAAAATAAAAAAAAAATAAATTATATCAGTGAATCTCCACATAAATATTTACCTATAGTAGGATGGTTTAGAAATCTTTGTGAAGATATATATGTTAATAAATCATTTGATAAGGATAAAACTACTATTGTAAATAATATTACTTCATATAAAAATAGTAATACAAATAGAGATATAGTATTTTGTCCAGAAGGTGTTATTGCTGATAATAATGTATATGATATAAGTATGATTAAAGATTGTCAAGAATTTTGTAAAAAAAATAATTTAAAACCTTTTCAATATGTATTAACTCCAAGATATAAAGGATTAAGTTGTTTAATTGATGAAAATAACAAATATTATTCATTAACATTTGCATATGTAAAAAATAATAAATTAATGAACACTAAATTATATGATAAAAATAGAACCACGCCTGATTTATTTGATATTTTAAAAGATAAAATAGAATTATATGTTTATTGGGATGAAATTAAATTTAATTTAAAAAAAATAAAAAATCAAGAAGATTTAAATAATTTAGTAAAAAAAAAATTATTAAAATCATACAAAAAACATGATAAATATTTAAAATATTTTGATAAAAATTTAAAAAAAAATAATACTAAAGAATTTTATAAAAATCAAAACACAAAAGAACCTTTTTCAAAAATACCAAATGAATTTGAATATAAAAATTCATATTTTTTTATATTACTAATATTAAGTTATAAATTTATGAAAAAATATATTTCTAATAATTTTTTTAAAAAAACAATATTATATTCATTTATAAGTTTATTATTTTGTCATATTACCGGAAAATATATTAGTGGTTATTCTAGAGAAAGTATTCCTTTTGAAACTATTTTAAAAGCTATATTATATAAAGAAAGAGACAAAGAAAAATTTTAAATTAAAAATAATAATAAATTAAAAATATTAATAAATAATAATAAATAATAATAAATAATAATAAATTAAAAATATTAAATTTAAAATAATAATAAATAATGTTTATTATTATTTATTAATGGAAGAAGAAACAATTATATCTGAAAAAACACTTGTTTGTAATAAAGGAAATATGCTTCTACAATCTTACAAAAAAGATTCAAAAAAAATATATACTTTAACATATAATTTTAATAATTTAGATCCAAAAAAAATAAATATCAAAGCTTTATTAAATTTTGGAACATATGAATTATTAGAAAAAATGAATCCTGATTTAATAGAAAAAATCACTATATTAAATGTATTAAATGAAAATGAAGGAGATATTTGTATATTTTTAAAACATATTGCAAAAGAAATAGGTATTAAACAAAAATATATTTTATTTAGAAGTAAAAGAATTATTGATTATAATAATAATTCAATAGTTTTTAATTATAAAGATTTGAGTTTAATAAATAAAGAAATTAAAGAAACATATTTAAAACAATTAAATGTAGATATTAATAAATATGAAGCATTAATTTTTAATTATGGAGTTACAAATATAAATATAAATAATTTAGATTCCAATGAATTAATTAAATTAAATAATGATAATAATTTCAATAATAAATTAGATATAAATTTTAATTTTAATTTTGAAATATTAATTAGCGATGATTTACCAAAATATATGGAAAATTTTATAGGATTAATGTTTAAAAAAATATTTTATAATTTAAAACAATTTATAGATAATGTAAATAATTTATAATTTTTATTATATATAGAATCAAAGAAGATAATTATATAATATTTTATAATTTAAAATAACTTATAGATAATTTGAATAATAAAAATATAAATGAAAACAAACACTAAAGCTTTTATATTATTTATTAATAAAATTCATAATATTAATATGCAATGTTGTAATAATTTACTGATAATTGGAAGATTTTTTTATTTGTTTTATATTTTTACCAGTGAAACTATCAAATTTCATTTTAATAATTTAATAAATAGTTCAATACATAAATTACCAAAAAATGAAAGATTAGAATTAGTAAAATCTATCACTTATAAATTAGAGGAATTAAATATTATATATGTTAAAATATTCCAATCATTGTGTTTAGAAAAAGATATATTATATCCTAATGAAAAAGACTATTTATTAAAATATACAGATAATGTTCCATACACAAGTGATGAAGTTGATTACGAATTATTAGATTTAATGGAATCAAAATATAATATAAGATTAGAAGATACACAACCAATAAATTCAGGTATAATTGGAGTAGTATTTAAAGGTTTAGATGGTAATAACAATGACTCAAAAGTAGTAATTAAAATATTAAAAAATAATATAGAAAAAAAATTAAATGCTGTTTTTAATGAAATAGAATGTTTAACATATATAATTTCTTATATTCCATTTTTAAATAATCTAAATTTACATAAATTATTTTTAGATAATAAAGAATCATTGTTAAGTCAGGTAATTTTTTTAAAAGAAGTTACCAACATTGAAATTTTTAAATTTAAATATAAAAATTTACTAGAATATAGAATTCCGTATGTTTATAAAGAAATTACAAATATTTATAATAATGTTATTGTTATGGAAAATATAAAAGGTTTAACTATAAATGATCTTGAAAAATATGATTCTAATATAAAAGAAGAGTTTGGTAAACTTTTAATGAAATTAGGATTTATAAGTATTATATATAATAGTGCTGTTCATTGTGATTTACATGCAGGTAATATATTTTTTTATATAAATGATACTAATTCTGGATTACCAAAATATCAATTGGGTTTAATTGATTTTGGAATATGTTCTTATCCTGATAAAAATAATCAAAATTATTATTATATATTTTTTAATGATTTTTTTTATAAAAAAGATTTTTCTGATAAAGAAAAATTTAATAATGTAATTAAAAATATAATCCATGAAAAAGAATATTTTGACAATATTTCTTTAAAAAAAAAAGAACAATTAATTTTAAATTCAAAAGAATGCATTTTAAAATGTTTAGAAAAAGATTTTGATATAATATTTTTAATGCAATTAGGTAAAATATTCAAAAAATATAATTTAAGCTTTTCAAATGAATTTAACCAAATATGTTTATCTCTTAATTCATGTAATAGTTTAGGTAAAATACTATGTAATCATGTAACAAATACACAATATGAATGTATTGAAGAATTAACACAAATCAATAAATTAATAGAAATTTAATTAAACATTCAAATATATATAAAAGATCATGATGCTTGGGAAAAAGATAAATTAAAAAATAATTTCTTATAAAAAAATTGATAACTTATTATAAAAATATATTAAATCAAATTTATAATTTAATATATTTAAATAATGACTTCGACCAACCAAGTATTTATTTTAGTAGATACTAGTTATTGGATATTTTATAGATATTTTGCTATTATGCAATGGTGGAAACATGTAAATCCAGATGAGGATTTATTTGAAACCCCGTATGACAATAAAGAATTTTTGGAAAAATTTATTAAAACTTTTCTAGAATCATTAGAAGGATTCAAAAAAAAGCAAAAACTACATAAACAACGTTCAAAAGACGCTATACCATGTACTATCATTGCTGCGAGAGATTGTCCAAGAAAAGAAATTTGGCGTAATTCTTTATACAATAGTTATAAAGAAACTCGTGACAAAGATGACTCTTTTATGGGAGGACCATTTTTCAAACATATTTATCAAGAAAATAATAAAATTTTATATCAAGCTGGTGCGAATCATGTATTGCAATTTCCTAATTTAGAAGCAGATGATATTATAGCAATTACTAAAAAATTTATTAGAGAAAAATATCCAAAAGCTCAAATATATATTATAGCAAACGATCATGACTATTTACAATTATTAGATGATTACACAGAAATTATTAACTTTCAAAATAAAAATTTGAGAGAATCTAAAAAAGTATTTCCAGAAGCAGATAAAAATCTATTTTATAAAATAATTTTAGGTGATAAATCGGACAATATTTTACCAGTATTTAAAAAATGTGGACCAAAAACATGTGAAAAATATTATAATAATTATAGTTTATTAGAAGAAGCATTCAAAAAAGAAGAAAACAGCTACGAAAAATTTATATTAAATAGAAAATTAGTTAGTTTTGATGAAATTCCTGAAGAGTTAACAAATAAGTTTTTACAAGAATATAAAGAAATATTTACTAAATATGTATAATGATTTTATAAATTTATAGGTAAATCACATGTTACAAATTTTGCTTCACCATTTGCACTCCACTCTATCATTAATATTAGAACTTCTACACCTTTTTTTATTGCATTGTTAAATGCTGTTTTATATGTTGGATCAATATTTGATGCTTGAAATGACCCACTATCTGTTCGTTGTATAACAAAACAAATAATTGGTCTAATATTTTTAGATAACGTAATATCTGCTAACTCATTAATATGCTTTAATGCACGTTCACTAACAACTCCTTGTTTGGTTTTTCTATAACCATCTGGAAAATATGATATTTTATCATTATATTTCATATTTTTAAATGTACCAGCTTTCAATAATTTCTTTTTTTCTACATAATTTACATCTGCAAAATCTGATAATGGTACATTTTTCACCTCCAAAATAAAATATTTATTATTTTCATCAATACCAATAAAATCAAAACGTGAATTACCTAATGCCGCTTCTCGACGATATTTTTTAATATTTTTAAGGCTAGTAAAACAGTTCGAAATTAATGCGTTTTCTACTAATGTTTCTGCCAGTTTTGGATCTACTCCAATAATTTGATCATTAATATGTTTTTCACAATTAATGATTTTTTCTTCATAAATTTGTGATAAATATATTTTATAACTACATACTTTTGATTTTGATTGAGGACAATTAGATAATATTGGAGATGCATAAACATAACAATCTTTTTCACATAAACCACAACAACCAAGAGATGCACAATGAGCTTGTACGATAGAACCATCTGGAAGTTCTATATCAGCCACATAGGGTGTTTTGCATATTTTAGATGGCCTACTAATAATTTTAACTTTTATTAAATCATTTAATTTTAATAAAAGCATTTTTTAATTTTTAATTTTAAATATTAATATTTTTTAATATTTAAAATCAATTTTAATTATTAAAATATTATGGGTTTTAAATTATTATTTTTAATTTTTTTTTATAATTTTTTAAATATTTATGGATTTAATTTATGTGTAGTTGGTGGAAGTAGTGGATTAGGAAGAGAAATTATTTATCAAGCCATTGAAAAGGATTTAAAAATTTTAACATTAACTAACAATCCAAATAATATAAAAATACCATATAGGGGTGGTGGATTAAATAATAAAAATTCTAATTTATTATTAAGAAGCTCAAATTTAGAAATTGATAGTTATGATAATTATATTGATTATAATTTTTCTAATATTATTTTTACAACTGGTGCAAAACCTTTTCAAAATGATTATTCAGATATTATAACAAAAAATATATTATCTTCTAAATCATTTAATTTTGATAATATTGTATTATTAAGCGCTTATGGTGTTGGTGATAGTCTTACAGATTCTAATCCAGGAATTAAAATAATGAATAATTTATATTTGCAAGATGTTTATAGGGCAAAGAATGAACAAGAAAAAACGTTAGAAAATTATAAAAAACAGAATCCAAAAACAAACGTAAACATTTTAAGGCCAAAAGCATTATCGTACGGAATAAATTTATATGCAGCAAAGTCTCGTGAAACCTTAGCAAATGAAATAATTAATTTTTTAAATTTTTAATAATATTTTTTAAATAATATGAAATAAATGATCATAATCATAATAAACTTTTAATATAAATTTATCATATAAATTACCTTCGTCTGGAGATACCATAGATAAAATTTGCTTATTGTCTTTTTCATAAATATAATAATAATTACCAGGGACCTTTTTAAAACTACATTCTATAGCTTCTAAATTTAAATTCATATTATGATTATCAATAATTGTTTGTGCTTCATTTTTTAATAAATTTACTTGTTTAGCTATTAGTTCTAATTTACTATATGTTGCATAATTTGATCTAATTTTATTAATTGTATTATTATCTTTATTTTCATTAATATTTAACATTTGAAATAATCGAGTTAATGTATCTTTATTCATATTAGAAAGAGCCATTTTTTTATAATATTTATATTATTATATTTATATTATAAAAATTAAAGTATTATAATATTTTATGTTCTTTTAAAAAATCTTCTAAACCTTTTACAGTGCGATCATTTTCAAATTCGATTGGATCTTCTCCATTATTTAAATCTAAAAGAACAGTAGGATAACCTTGGACAACATTTTCATGAGTGCTTGGTTTTGGTTCTTTACTTTCTACTTTATTCATAGTTATTTTTGCCAATAAATTAGTGCTATGTTTTTCAGTGAAATTCTTCCATTCTGGTGTAAATTTTTTGCAATGTCCGCAGTTTTCCATAAAATAGTATGTTAAACTAGGTTTATTAATATTATCATTCATATTATCATTCACATTTTCAAGACCTTCAATCGATGAATTTAATTTATTTCCCAGCATTAAATTAACACAAAAACCGCCTATAAAAGTTACTACTATTATTAATAATAATGGTATTAATTTGTTACTTTTTTTTAAAAAATTTAAATTAAATGGTTTGCTAGATTTTAACGAGCGTTTCATTTATAATATAATAAAATATTATTAATTTTTGGAAATAAATTTTATTATTTTTTTAAATAATATTTAATTAATTTTACAGTTGAATTTTTTAAATATTTTCTTCTAATTCTTTGTGTCAATTTTGGTTTTTTATTATATTTTTTTTTAATAGCATGCTTAATTTGTTTTTTATGAAATTTTTTATTTTTTATATCATTATTTTCTCTTTTTCCTCCTAATTGTTGTAATTTATCTATATTTTTATCTTCATCAATTTCTAATTCTTCATTTTTTTTACCTAATTTATTTAATTCTTTTATTTTTTTCTCTTCACTATCTTGCAATTTTTTTGGTTCATCTATTTTTTTTAATTCTTTAATTGTATTATCTTCTGTATTCATATTTTTCTTATTTAAAATTTTTAATAATTTATCAGAAAAAAATTTATCTTTATAATTCTTAGTACCCAATATTTCCAATAATTGCTTATCTAAAATTTGAGCCTTTGTCATACAATTACCACTTTCACTAATAATCACATTTGCTGGAATTTTTTCATCTTTTGATTTTTTCTTATAATATTTAATATATAAATAAACTTGATAAATACTAGATAGATTATTATGTTTTAATCTAAAATCATTAGCGAGTTTTATTTTAAATTTTTTAGCTTCTCCATCTTCTTTATTGCTGGTAAATTTACTTGGCTCTATTAATTCTACTTTTCTTATATTATAATAACTGTTATTTACATATAAATCTGTTTTTTCTTTAAAAAAAAAATAATCTATAAATAGAGTTTCTATCTTTTTATTAGTTATAATAACATTGTTTTTATCATCAGTATTTTTAATACCAGTTTCATCGTATTTTTTATCAATATAGTTTGATGCATAATAATCAGTTATTTTTTCAATTAAAAAAGTATCTTCAATACTATTAATAAATTCTCTATTTATTAAAAAAATTTCATTATTTGTTTTCAAAGAATCAAAATCATATCTTAAATTCTCATAGTCAATTTTTGGATCAAAATAAACTTTTTTTGAAGGTACATTTTTATTAAATATTGTTGCATCATAAATTTCATATAATTGTTTTAAATATTTATCTTCTGTTAATTCATTTGTTTTCTCATAACTAATTTTATAATAATTGTAATTTATATAAGCTGTTTTATCTTCTTTAACAAAACCTTCTATATTATTTAAATTTATATTTAATTTTTCTAAAGCATCTTTGGGTAATATATTTCTTTTTTTTTTAATTTTTTCATAAAAATTATTTTCTAATTCATTTATTATATTTTCTTTTTTTAAATAATCCTCTAAATATTTTACTTTATTTTGATTGTCGAATTTTGGGGGTTCATTGTATTTTTTTTCACCTTTATTCATATTTAAAATAATATTTATATCTTCATTGCTATTATCTTGTTTTTCAGATATATTTTCATTTATATGAAATTTATTATCTAATTGGTTTTTGTATTTATTTTTAAATTTATTCCATTCTAAATATAATTTAGAAGTTTCATCATAGAAATTGATGTCTAATTTATGTTTTGGTCCATTGTAATCATTGAATATAGAATTTTTAATTTTTTCATTCGATGTTTTTATTTCAGCATATAATATCATAAATTCTGTATTAGCACCAGCATTAGCCTTTTCAGCACTTGAATTTTTTTCTTTTAGACTTTTTTTAAATTGTTTAAATATTTCTGCATCATCATCATCAACATCAGCCTTTTCAGCACTTGAATTTTTTTCTTTTAGACTTTTTTTAAATTGTTTAAATTGTTTAAATTCTTCAAAAGATTTTTTTCCTTTGTCATTATCTAAAAAAATATTATCTATTATATAATTAATATCAAGTTCATATGAAAAATTTTTACTATTAAAATCATTTTTTAAATATTTTATATAATCATTTTTAAAATAGCATCTTATTTGTATTACATCATTTAAAGTTTCAAAATTATATTTATAGTATGTTTTTTCATCTATAGGATTTTCTATAGTTTTTATGTTTTTATTAAAAAATTTTTCGTCAATTTGATTTATAACTAATTTTTTTTTTTCTTCTTCTTCTACAAATTTATCTTTTAATTCTTTTTTTATAAAATCAATAATATATTCTTTTGTTTTAAAATTACTATTTATATTTTTAAATTCAAGAAAATTATAACTATAACTATCACTAAAATTTAATAATATTTTTATATTATTATCTTGAAAATTTACATTTTCAAAAATAAAATCAGATGAATTTATATTTTCAGTTTCTTTAATTTCAGTTTCTTTAATTTCTGGTTCTTTAAGAACATTATTAAAATTTATATTAAATTCAATATAGCTATTAAATTTTGTTATTTTATAGTCAATTTCAAAATATACTTTTATTAAACCCCCACTGTCTTCCTCTCTAATAAATTGTAGTTCATTCTTTTGAACAGTAGGAATTAATTTATTTATAATAAAATATTGCTTAATTTCTTGTCTAGAAACTTCATCATAAAAAATATCATTAATAATAGTTCCCGGTGGTAAATATAATTTTTCTAATATATGAAATATATTATAATATGTAATTATTTTTTTAGTTTCTTCTTTATTTCTTTCCAATAATGAAAATTGTTCTTCAATATTTTCATCACTTTTAAAATAATCAAAATATTTTCCAAATGTTATTAAAATTTCTTTTAATTTTTCACTTGTATTATAACCTTTGGGTAAATTTTCTGATTCTATTTTTTCAATATAATTATTACCTTTAAATTTTTTTTGAGATTCAAATTCTTTAAATTTATTAAGATCGTCTTCTAATATACTAAATAGTTTACCTATATAATTTTCGCTTTTGTCAGATTTATCTAAAAATAAATTAAATATAGATGTTTCTTTTTTATCAACATTATTAAAAGTTTTTTGCAAATCTGATTTATTTTTATTAATATTTTCGCTAGTTTTTATACTTGTTAAATTATTTTTTATCATAAATGTTTTCATTTTTTCTGAATAATCGTTATTTATTGAGGTAATAATTTCTTTGAACATATTATTAATACCACTTCTTTTAAAAAAAGAAGTATCCCCGTTTTTCAATTTAAACAATTGAATAAATTTAAAATTGTCTTTACTAGTGAATATTAAATATAAATTTATTAAATTTATTAAATTTAAAGTATTTAAAACAATAAAACAGTTACTAGATCCGTTTTCGCGTTTTTTTATTTCTTCATCTAATTTTTTTTCAATTTCAGTATTATTAAAAATTTGTTCATAATTATGATCATTACCATACATACTACCCTCTTTGTTTATAGATTGGAATATTGTATATTCTATTGTTTCCCAATTAGGATCTTTTGATTTATAAATATTGCAAATTCTTAAAAATAAAAAATTTAATTGATGAGAATATAATTTATGCTCAAGTTCTATATTTGCTTCTTCATTTAAGTAAATTAATGCTTTAAACAGTAGTGACTCTTGTTTATACTTTTCTAAATTTCCAGTAAATTTTTCAGATTCATTCTCTTCTTTCATTAATTTTAAAAATTTTATTATAAAATTTAAATTTAAATAATAATCTTTGCATTCTTTTATTAGTGGATTAATTATATCATAAACTGTCTTATTTAATTCCTTATTTGTAAAAAATAATTCTTTTGATGAATTTAATCCTAATAAAAATTTTTTTATATCCATATCATTATCTGTAAAAAAATCTCTTGTATTTAAAGTACAATTTTTTAAAATTCTTAAAATATCTTTATCTACATTATTTTTGCAGTTATTAAAAATAGAAGTACTATCACCAGTTTTAACTGTCAATAGTGTATTATTATTTAATTTGATAGTTTGCCTCTCATCGGTAAAATTTAAAAATTCAAGTATACTATCTGGAATAGAAAAAATAGTTAGAATATTATTTATATTTTCTCTTTTTTCTATATCCGATAAATTTTCACCTTCAATCTCATTATACATAATTGAATAAATTTTTGTTATTGACTCCATACTTGTTGTTAAAAATTCATCTGAGCATATATAATTAGTTTCGGGTATTTTTTTTATCTTATTTGCACTCAAGCCTACAGCACCTATTGTTCTTATATATTGGTGTATAGCATTGATATAATTATTGTTTATAATATAAACTATATCGTTATCTTGATATTTTTTATTACTTTTGTAATTAAATTTATCAACAATAAGTTGTGAAATAAAATTTGTAAAATCTTTAATAAAAAGATCTATTTTTTTATCATTATATTCTTTCACCTTTTTTTCAATTTTTTCAACATTTTTATCTTTATCATAATTTGAAAGTTGATCCATATCATTGTTCGAATTTAAAATTTGCTCTATTATTTTAACATCTAAATAATTATTATCATATTTCATATTAATATTTCCGGTGAATTCGTCAATAATACTGTTCAATTTAGTTTCATCATCAAAGTAACTATTAAAATAATCATAAATATATTTATTTAATATTCTTTTAAGCTTATAATTTTTAGATTTTGATAAAAATTCAAAATCTCTAAAAATTTCACCTGATTTATATCTTAAAATAATTTCAATAGTATAATTTTTAGATTCTTTATCTGACATATTATTATAAGTAAATATAATAATATATTTAATTCTTTTAATGAATTAGATATATAGAAATTTTAATTTGTTCATCTTAAATAATTTAACATTATTGGTTTATAATTAGTTTTTTTATCTGTTTCTATTTCATTCTCTTGATTCGGGCTATTTTGTTCTTTTGCTTTTTTTAAAATTTCTGTAGCTTTTTTAATTTCTGCATCGCTTACTTTTCCATCTTTATTAAAATCCATTTCATTTACTACATTTTTATAACGTTTAGGAAGAATATTGTATTTACAGTTTTCATTAAACACAAAATTTGCTAAAATTATAAATACTGCCGTTATAATTAAAGCAGATACTATTTCTCTAGTTGCAACAAACGCAACAACAAAAATAAAAATTTCACGAGCAATATTTCTTACTAATGCTTCTTGTCCTTTTGTAAATTTTAATTCAATATATCTAGATGATATATTCATAATTATCATCATCATACCAATAAATAATTTATTTTTTTCTATTGGTTTAAAATTTATATATTTATTAATAAAATCGCCACTTGATTTAAATATATCGTTTTTACTTTTTTTTCTCATTAATATTAATTTAGATAAAAAATTTTTTGTTATTTAACAAAATATTATTATCTTTTTTTTTTATAAGTATGCTTCAATTAAATCCAGCACCCTTAGATTCACAAGATTTTAAAATTGATACTACTAATTTTAAAAATAAAACTTTGAAAAATAAAAAACAGGTTAAGTTCGCACAAGATGAAAATGATAATGATAATATAAATAGAGATAATTTTAATTATAATTATAATTCACTCAATAAACCAAATTTCAATCAAAATAAAAAAATAAAAGATTTATCAAACTTAATATCTAAATTACATAATAAAGATGAAGGGGGGGAGGACATTAATGATACTATTGATTATACAGTATATCAAGACGCATATAATATGTCAAATAAATTTTTAGATAATACAAAAATATATTCAGATAATGCAGATAATGAAATAGAAAATGATAAATATAATAAATCGATTTCTAATATTAATGATTTTTATAATCAAGATACTGATTTAATGAATTACAATAATAATTATAATGCATCAAATAATCAATTTGAAAATACATCAAATTTGAGCGATGAACATAAAAAATATTTAGAAATAAACAAAAGGATTTTAGGGAAATTAGATAATATATTAAATTTATTAGAAGATCAAAAGTCAGAAAAAACAGGTCATGTTACAGAAGAATTAATATTATATGTTTTCTTAGGAATATTTATAATTTATATTATAGATTCTTTTGCTCGAGTTGGAAAATATGTTAGATAATTATTTTTTTACAAAAATATATAAAAACTCATCTTTGTAATTTTTCAATTCTATTTTTTTTCTTAAAAATAAATTATTTTTTGCAGCTATTTTTTTTATAATGTTGATATCATGAAGTTTATAACTTATTTCATTTTTTCTTACTGAATTTGTTTTAAAATTTTTAAATGTTTCACTATAAACAATCTCATTTGTTTCATTTATTTTTTTAGTATTACATTTTGAAATTACTTCAATATCTTCATTAAATTTTACTATTTTTGAATGTGGTTTTATATCATTTTTTTTGGGATCATAAACAATTTTAATTTTTTTAGTAGTTTCGCTGTTATATGGTGTAAAATTATTTTTATCAATTAAATTTATTATTAGATATCCATTATTATTTAATAATGAATTACATTGCATGAAGAAATTTTTAATATTTTTAATTTCATAAAACGTTTTGTTTAAACATAAAATATGAGTATAAGTATTATTATCAAAAAAATTATTTGCTAAAAAATCAATATTTTGAAAATCGCAATCTGGATATTTTTTTTTTGCAATATTTATCATTTCTTTTGAAGTATCTATTCCTACTATATTATAATTTTCATTTAATAAATTAACATGATTTCCTGTACCACATCCTACATCTAAAATTTTAGTATAATTAAAATCTTTTAAATATGATTTTATATAATTTATTTCATGTTCATTTTTTTTACTATTTACATATATGTAATCATATAACTTACTATAAAAATTATCATATATTTCTTCATCATATTTTTGATCAAAAAAATTTTTTTCATTTAATTCGATTATTTTATTATTAAATGGTTCCCGTTTTTTGTTATTTCTAATAAACAAAAAATAAAGAGAAAATATGATAAAAATTAAAAAAAATTTACTTATTAAGTTTAATGAATTTATTTTTTTATATGATTTATACAGCATTCCTATTAATATGTATTTATATTATTTTTTTTATCTCAATTTATATTAATTTTATTTTTAATGGATATTAATGAAATTAGTGACAAAAGAGATATAGCTGCATTTAGAAATATCACATTTTCAAAATTTCAAAAATCTAAAGCGAGAGATGAATTACTTAAAAGTTTATATAATTCTAAATTAGAACAAGCATGTTATTGGAGTGGTGAATTTATTTGCGCAGGACATTTATTAGATCTTTGGGAAATAATTATATCATATGTATGTAAATTTATTCATATTGGTAATCCTAAATTAATATTATATCTAGAAATGAGATATAATAACTTTGTACAAATAATTAACAATGGCTATAATGATAATTTATTATTACTAAGAAATAATAATAAAATAAGAAAACTTTTTTGTGAAATAGTATGCATTGCTGCCTTATCAAATAAAAAACATTTATATAAAGAAATTAAAATAGATAAAAATACAGAATATGATCTTTTAGAAATATCAGATAAATTTAAAGCACCAAGTATTGAATATGTTAAAAAAATATATTTAGAAAATGATCCCAAAGAATTATATATTCCAATAAATGAACTTATATATAATCTAGAAACCAAAAATATAGTGGAAACATGTTATTGGTATGAATGGATTTTAAATTATGAAAATATTTTGAATAAAAAAAAAATTAGATGTAAATGCGAAGGAAGAAGTTATGCACCTAAAGATTTTTATCATGATATAATATGGATTATTTGGGATATTATTTTTTATTTTACAAAAAACAATAAATCTTCTATTTTAAATAAAATTATTAATTCGCTTTTTACATTATTTTGTATTAAATATAATACTTCTTTTAAGAAAAAAAGAAAATATATCATTTATTTTGCATTTACATTATTAATTGAACCTGTTAATTTTGATCAAGTTATTATAAAAGATAAAGAATTAATTAATAAATTTATATCAAATATTGACGTTATATATAGACAAATTAAAAAAAATGAAGAATCTTTGAAAACTGATTACTTGTTCCATAATTTGAACAAAACAAATATTGAAAAAACTATTGAGAAATTTGATTTATTAGATAATATTTAGAAATAATAAAAATACATATTATAATTCATAAAAGGTTTAGTAAAAATACACCATTTTATATAATTTTTGTAAAAAAAAATATATATTTATAGATTATAAAAATGGCTTGGTTCGATGACGAAGAAGGTGCATGGATGCTCAATAAAGTAATTAAATCATTACAAAAAGGAAAATATAGACGCGCGGTTAAGTGGGTAGACAATATTCTTGAAGAGTTCAAAGGAGAAGTTACTGAAGATGAAATTTGGGCTATGGCCGGCGGAGAAAGTGAATAAAAATTTACTAACAAATTAATTATAATTGATTTCATTTAAATAACAAATTTTATATTGTATTTTTTAAAATTTGTTCTGCGAGTAAAAGCCAGTCAGGTATATCAGATTTTTCTTCTTCAATTGATAATGATTCTTTATTTTTTTCTTTCAATGGTAAATTGTTTGAAATATATAAATTATTACTATTTCTCCATTCAATAATCCACATGGTTGTTCTGCTTATATCTCTCCATGATTGTTTACAAATTTCATTTTCAATATCATGAATAGGAAATTTTTTCAAATACCATTTTGCATTCGGTCCTGATTTTATTATAATATTTGCATCTACTTCATATGCTAGCTCTATTAATTTTTCCAATGTAAAATTTTTATCTATACCTCTTTTGCCAACTTTACCTTTATTATTTAAAGGATCAATATCAGCACCTATAAATCCTACATATGCGTGATTTCTTTTATGAATAGATACAAAGTGCTGCATATAATTATTATTTTTATAAAATAATAATTTTCAATTTTTTTTATTTGAGAAAAATACTCTATTTTTGGAGGATAAAAAAAAATTGATTTTAAATTTTATTAAAACTATTTAAAATTGTTATTCCTGATTATAAATATGAACGGCAAAATATGGGCATCTGTTGATCCAATTCGCAAAAAAGTTGATGTTTATTCAGGATGGGTTTCAAATAAGATTGAAGAAGAATTTAGAAATCATCAAAGCAGTAGGAATGATCACAGTCAAATTACTTTGGGATCTAAATTTTTCAATGCTACTATTCATTTAAAAAATGGATATTATTATCAAACTACACCACCAGTTCGTGCTGGTCCTCGTGGTGGAGGAAAACCACCCGGTTATAGAGTTATTTTGCCAATAGAAGTTACTGATGGTTGTTTTACTATTTATGCAAAACAAGTATCTGGAAAATGGAGAATATGTAGACATGCAAGTGATTCAGAGCATACATTTAATGAAACTTTAAGTAATGTTAATGATTTACTTGCATCTGATGGAAATATTCAGCAATATTTTCCTGATATTCAACCATGGTGTTCAGAAGATCTACTACCAGATTCAGATAATAATAAAAATGTCTCAGTTTGGATGTGGTGCAGGGGAGTTCCAGAAAGACAAGGAAATATTTTTAAGCTGGGCGATTCTTGGTGGGCTCCTTATTTTTGTGAAGATAATAAAAAAATAGATGAAGCTTTCAATGCGGGAAACAACAGCGTTGAAATTACATTATTTGATAATACAAAAAGAATTATTGAATTTCAACCGGGCTTTTCATGTTATGCAAAACAAACAAAATATGATCTTAATGTGTCGGGTAACCCAGCAGTTGCAATAAGAATGGTTAAGAAAGTAACAATAACCGTTGCTCTTTTAAAAGAAAAACTTGAAAATCTAAATACAATCACATTTGATCCAAGCATTATTACAACTTTGCTTGATAGCAATGATATTCCCCATGAATTTTATTGTTCTATTAGTCAAGATATTATGACTGATCCTGTTAAAACGGTGGATAATCATACATATGATAGAACATCTATCGAGCGCTGGTTTCAACATCGCTTAACTTCTCCTCTCACGGGGTTAACCTTGGCGTCTAATTTATTAGTGCCAAATGATACTCTGAGAGAACAAATACATGAGTTTGCACGACTTAAAATTCAACAAGCACAACAAAACAATTCTTCGTTACAATCTGTAAATAATAGTAATGAAGATAGAAGTGATGAAGATGATTAATAAATATAACTTGAACTAGTTTTTAAACTCATAAATATGTAAAAATTTACTACCCGAACCTACTTCATTTGGTGGAACGTTTTTTATATAATGTGAATTTTTAATATAGAAAAATAATGTTCTATAATTTATTTTTAAATTTTTTTTTATAGTTTTTATAGATAGTTTTTTACCTTTATTTTGCATTAAGAAATCTTCCACAGGATTGTATGTTAATTTTACTGTTTTCATATATATATTAATTAGTGCAAGTTTTTAAATTAATTATTTAAATACTTTGATAAATTATATTATCATTTTTATCTTTTTTATATAATGTAAACCGTTTAAAGTTTGTTAAATAATTATCAATATTTTCTACTTTTTTTTCTACGATATAATATATTTCTTCATCTGAATAAACATGATCAATAAAATCTTTAAAGATATGTATGTTATCGTCTATATTAACTATCCATAAAAAAGGAGACACTTTTAATTTATAAAGTAAAAAAAAACAAGATATTAACATTCTAATTAATTCTATAGTAAAATAGAATTTTATATCCTTTTGTAAAATTATATTTATGTGGATAATAAATTGGATCTTCAATAAATCCCCAATCAATATTTTTGTTTATTTTATTTTTCCATTTAAAAGATGATAATTTTTTTAAACTACTTCCATCAAATTTATATTCTTTATTATTTATTGTTAATACACTAACAAAATGACTATTTGAGTTTTTATTAAAATGATCTTTATTTGTAATAATAATAGAATCTAATTTATATTTTATATTATTAATATTATACATTATATCATATTTACTTTTACTTTGAAAATCATTTATTAAAATTAAATGTGGAAAATTAGTTTGAAATTTTTGTTGTAAATAATTAGAAATATCTATATTATTTGTAATATTTAATTCATTTAAATAAATATTTGTATTATCTAAATAATTAATTATATTTTTATAATACTCAATTGGATTTCCTGCCTGTTTAACATTTATAATATTTTTATTTTTTTCAACCAATATCTCATATATATTTTTTATAAAATAATTGGTATTTTTTTTATTAATATTATATTTTAAATAAATTTTATCTAAATATGTATCTATATTCAATACATTTTTTTTTTGCTTATAACTTTTTTTATGTTTTTTTGCATTATTTTTTTTTGTATAAAAATTATTATAACTTTGATTAAATGTCCTTTGAATGTAAAGATTGAGTATATAAAAAATATAATTTAAATTATCTTGTTCATTTATATTAATTAATTTTTTATTTTCTATCCTTTTACCGGTTATCATTAAAAACCTAAAATATTTAAAAAATTTTCTTCCTTTATCGCTAAAAAAAAAATTTACAAACATTGTATTAAACCAGCAATTTGAATATAATTGTTTGGGCGGTTCTAATTTATTTATATCATTTATATTATTATATTTTAATAGTTTTAAAAGAATTTTTTCTGTTTTTTTTTTATTTTTGATATCAGAATGATTTAATTCGTTATCGTGAACTGATTTTACAATATTATATATATCTTGATTTATTGTTGGTGAATATGATTTAATATACATATTATATATAGATAAACAATTTATTTATATAAAATATTTATATAAATTATAATGAACTCACTAAAAAAATCAATTGATTCTTTAAATAATTCAGAAAATAAAAAAACATCTAAAAAATCTTCTTTAGATACAAATAGTAGCATATTTTCAAAACCCACAAAAACAAAAAGGTCAATAAACAATGAATCAATAAATAATGATAGTTTAGAAAAATTATCAAAAATGAATACTATTATTAGTGATAATATTAAATCAAACGAAGAAAATATAAACAATTTTAAAAATTCACAAGATTTAAATAAATCTAAAACTAATGCATTTACAGTTTTTTTTAAAATTTTGGATGGAATTAAAAATATTATTATTATTGCTCTAGTTTTATTTATTTTAATTCTTGTTTCTATTTTTATATTTAGAGATAAATTAATAAATTTGATTAGTAACATTTTTGATCCAAAAAAAAATAAAGATACACCAAAAGAAAAAAAATCATCTGAAAAAAATGAAATAAATGAATTAGAAAAAAAAATAAAAGATAAAATAAATAATCAAGAAGAAGTAGAAGGGAACTCTTCAGAAAATTCAAAAAATGGGTTTTGTTATATAGGCAAAATAAATAATAAAAGAAGTTGTGCAAAAATAAGTGATCAACGCTATTGCATGTCAGGTGAATTTTTTTCAACAAAAAAATTATGTGAAGCGGGGAACATTAAAAATAACTAAAAATAAAATTTATAAATAGATTAGTTTGACTAACTAAAAAAAAATTTATCTTATTCTATAAACTTAAAGTATTATATTTTTTAAAATTAGAATGATTGAATTAATATTTATTTTTCCATTCGCAGAAGCATTTATTGTTTTGTTGCTGAATTTAATATATGATAAAATTTTTTGCAAAAATAACGAATTAAAAATAATTTGCTAATTTTCTAGTTTTTTTTACTTTTTTTTTATTTTTAAATGTTTTCTTTTTGCTAATAAATTGTAACAAACTGTTTGCTGTTCTATTTCCTTTATATTCTTTAATAATTTTTCCATTTTTTATTTTTAATACAGAAGGTATGCCATTATATGACATATACTCATTTAATGTTTTATTATTTATTTTATTAATATTTTCTGCCTTTAATTCAATCAAATAAGAATTACAATTGATTTTTTTAACATGTTTTTTAAATTTATTCCATTCGGGTTTCATATTTTTACAATGAATACATGAATCACTAAATATTCCGATAAAGCACGTTTTAGAATTTATAACATCATCAATATTTAAATCATTATTAGATATATATTTCATATTATATATATATTATAATAAAAAATAAATATATATATATAATTTAATAAATGATAAACTATACAACTATATTATTTGCAATTTTTGTTTTTTTATTTGGTTTGCATTATTATACATTTTATAATAAAAATAACAATAATAATAATAATAATAATTTTGAGCCAATGGAAAATAAAAAAAAATGTTACAATATGTTAATTGAACATTCTAATAAATTTTATTTATTAAATAATAAAGAAAAAATAACAAAAGATACAAATCCTATTATTTTTGATAGTTTAGAAGAATATAAACAATTTGTTGAAGAAGAGGATTTAAAAGGATCTAAATGCCCTGTAGTATTTTTACAATATACAACTAACACCCAAAACGAAGAGCTTTTACAAGTTAAGCCATCTATTTTTGAAAATAATGGCGGAATTCAATTTAAGTATAAAGATAAAGATAAAGAATATTATAATAAAAATAAAATGTTAGATGCAACTAAGGAGTCAACACCTGGTAAAAACAAAATTTTTAATAAAAATATGTATTCAGGGTTTGATAAAGAAAATCAAAATATAGGCCGAGATACTCCTTTAGATCGTATTTTTCATTCAAATAGTAAAGTAAGTGCAAATCCATTGGATCATAACTGGGGTGGAAAAAAATATACACAAAGCAAAATAGATAAAGGAGATTATAAAGATAGAGAAGTATATAAATATAAAAATACCACAAATTTTAATAATAAAATTTTTCAAAGAATATAATTTAAAGAAATAATCAGTTATAATATATAGATATGCATCGTTGGTGTAATGGCAACATGTTCGCCTTCCAAGCGATCGCCCTGGGTTCGATTCCCAGACGATGCAATATATAATATATATTATATTAAAACAAATATAATATATAAAAATATTTAAAATGTTAATTATAATATTTACTAATAAATGTTATCGCTATTAGTATCAATTTTAACAATATTAGCACCAAAATTACCAATTATGAATAATATATACAAAACTTCTATAAATTTTTCAGTACTAGGTAATCAAAATATTGAATATCAGCGGATTGAAAAATATAAATCAATAATTAAATTACATGGATTAATAAATGTTGATGGTTTCATATATTTTAATAAAGATGACGTTTATAACTATATTTTTGATGAAAATATTAATAATATTATTTCAAAATATAAATGTAAAATTAGTGATGCTTATTATAACAATTTAGAAGACAAAATTTATTTAAAATTAAAAATAAAAATTTTAAATTTAAAAAAAACAATCATATTAGAAAATGAAAGTTTTAACAAAAAAATTGATTTATAATAATTATATTTTTTATATATAAATTATTAAAAAGAAAAATGGAAAAATTAATTCATAATAATGAATATCAGAGAATCAATTATTTATTATGTGAAAAAATAAATTCTATTTCAGGTAATACTTTACAAGAAAAACTAATAACACTTAGTAAATGTAATTGTTGTTCACGACATTCAATCAATAAACCATTTATGTTTTCTCCATGGGTTGAAACGACTTGGAAAAATAAATCACCAGAATTTAAACCTGATTGTCAATGTAGCTGTAGACATGATGCTAGAATTATTTGCAGACAACATCCAAATTATAACGATGAAACTATGTATCCTGAATTAAATATAATTAATAAAATTGGCGAAGAGAGATTTACTAATAAATTAAAGCAAAGAGATGTTGATTTTATAAAAAAGTTTTCTTGAAAAAATAAAAAATTGATTTATATCTATTTTTATACAAAGTAGATATAAATAATGAATTTCATTTATAAAATTTTTGTATACATTATGATTTATATGAATAGACGTCTTATTATTTATGATAGAATTAGTAATGAACCGTACTTAGAGAGATATTATTTATTTTTAAAAGATAGAAAAAAATTTCCATTCAATGTATTTTTACACAGATTTTTAAAATCAGATCCTGATGATCTACATGATCATCCATGGGATTTTAGAACTATTATCTTATATGGTGGTTACTGGGAATATACAGACGAAGGAAAGTTTTGGAGATATCCAGGAAGTTATAGATATGCACCAGCAAATACATTTCATCGAATTGAATTAGATAAAAATATTCCATATTGTTGGACATTATTTATTCCAAGTAAAAATTTCAAAGAATGGGGATTTCGCACATCTTTTGGATGGTTACATCATGAAAAATATTTAGAAAATAAACGAAATGAATATAATAAATTTAAAATTTTATAAATGTATATATTTAATTTGATCTATATTTTCATACAGTCTTCTTATTAAATATGGAATCATTTCTTTATATGGTCCATATGGTATATATGTTGCTTTAGTACAATCTAATTTTTTTAAATATTCTTCATTCATTCCCATTAAATTTGCTAATATTATTTTTTTTTTTCTTTTATTTAAATTTAATATAAAATCAATCGATAATTTATTATGAGTTGCTGCTATAAAATTATTATTAATATTATTAAAACATTCTAATACTCCTTCATTATAGTTATTGTCAGTATCTTGTTTATTAGTAAATAAATGTCCTAATTTATGTTCACTATTCCAATATGCACCACGTACTAATTTTGTAGAAAAAAAAATATTCTTAGAGTTAAAAAAATTAATATCATCTTTCAATTCATTTAAACTATCTTTTCTATACAGTTGATGTGTTTTTATAATATTCAAATTGTTTTTATTAAAAGTATAAATTAGTTCATTACTATGTTTCCTATAAATTTCGATATTATTTTCATTTTCAGCATCTATTATTAACTTTATATTTTTATTACTACATTTTTCTGCAATTATATTTGCATAATCTTTATTAAAATTAAAAGATGATGATTTTATTGCTATCATAAATCTATTGTCTATTTTATCTAGTAAATTATTATATTCGTTAAAAACACTTGTTTCTTTATTTTCTTTGCAATCTTCAGTAATATAATTTATTATTGGAATTATATTTTTTGATAACATAGCATTACTTTTTTTTAAAACATTTTTTAAATTATTACCAGCTACAAATTTGAATAACATTATTATATTATTATAATCTTTTTTTATTTATTTAACTTAGGTATTTTTTTTGTTAATAAAATATGAGGTAAAATTGGAAAAATCCACCATAATTTACCCATTTTTTTTTCGATTATTTTATCTATATTATTTTGTAATCCTAAAACAGCCAATATATTTATAAAATTTCCAACAAAAAACTTTTCTTTCCATTTTTTTTTTGCTTTAAATATTTTATAATAATGTAAAGGAGTATGTACAAATGATAAATATAATTTACTTATTATTGGATTTTTCAACCAAATTATATGAAATAATCCAGAAAACAAATATTTATTTTTTATATTAAAATCACTTGAAATATGAATTATTGATGTAAAAATTAATAAATATTTTCGAATATTGTAATTTAAATTATATATTATTAATAAACTTAAAATATTATAATTTATTGTTTCATATGGCAAATCAATTAAATCAGTTGCGCCATGTCCAATACATGGTATTATTAAAGGATATTTAATGTTCATTATAATTATAATAATATATGTGTATTTAATATATATGTCATCAAAATATATTAAAAAATGTAAGCAAAACTTCTTTTTTATATTTATTGGTGAAAATATAAAAAAAACATGTATTAATGAAATTGAAATACAAAATGTTGTATTTTTTATTAAATAAAAATTGTAAAATAAATATATTACAAACTATCAATCATAGATTGTAAACTTTTTGATAGTTCTGTATATTTTTTACATTTCATACAATTTTCGCTCGAATCATCATTAGCTAAATTATCTAAATTAATAGATCTTAACCCTTTATTTTCCTGTAACATATTCATCATACATTTTGTAGATTCTATATCACAAATTTTTTTAGTTTTCTTTAATGTTTCTTTTGACTCTGATAATCCTTTTTTATTTCCTAATTCTTGAGTCAACGATTTTAATTTATTTTCAATAATAGTAGTTAATTCATTATCATCTTTAGTTTTACTAAAACTTTCAAATCCTTCAATTTGTTTTAATATCTTATTATCTTCTTCTGATTTTAGTTCCATTCTATATCCAGTTGTTGGGTTAGTAAAAAATTTATACTTTCTATTAACTGAAATAAACATAATAAATAATATTAAACATACAATACTAATTACTCCTATGCTAATTATATTTTTCTTATCTAATTTCATTTTATATATATTTATATTATTTTTAAAGTAAAAAATTCTTAATATTTAATATTATATTTTTTGCTAATTTTCTATTATTTTTTGATTTTAAATTATTTAAGCAATTTTCATCTAATCTTAAATTAGATATTAAATTTTCAATACTGTTATGTTCGTCTAAAATAATTTTAGCCGTGGTAAAACTAACACCTGGAATTTGCATTAACATAATATTATTAATATTTTCTTTAGAAATATATGAATTTTTTTTTGATTTTATACAATTTTCATAATTTTCAACATTATCTTCATCCTTTACTTGTATAATATTATTACCAGAAATATCAAATTCATTTTTTTTGAGTATTTCTAAATCTAAATAAAATGGTTTTTTTTTATTTTCTTTATTTATTTTTTTAAAAAAGCTTACAATTATTTCAGCAGTTTCAACATCATTAATTGAATTAAGTATAGAAAATCCTTTAAAATAACTTAAAGATGCTAAACTAGAATATAGTGCATTTTTAAAATTTGAATGTTTATAATTTATAATAGAACCTTCAATTAAATAATAAATATAATGATTATGTAAATTGTAATCGTTTAATCTAAAACCTTGTTCCTCGTAGCGTCCATCTTTTATACTACTTTCTAAATCAGTTAATGATTTTCTTTCAAAAATTATTAATGTATTATCATCGTTATCACAAATCATATAATCTCCTAGCGGAAGTGACTTAACTTCTACTATAGATTTATCTTCACATAAGTTAGTTATTAAATTTATAATTTTTTTTGGTTCTCTATTATCAATATATAATTTCATTAAATAATAATTATATATTGATTTATCTTTAAATAACATTTTTTAACCTAAATATTTTCCGCGGACAGTATCAAAACGATGATGTACACCATTAAATAATTTAAGTTGTTTTAAGCAGTTTGTATTGCTCGCGCATGATTTTCCTGCACCACAACCTATTGAATAATGAGTTTCATCATTCTGAGTTTTGGTATATTTATATCCAGGTAATGAAGTGTGATGAGGACGCACCCATCCACTTGTTATTGCTAGACCAGCCATACTTCCAAAATTACATGTACTGTTTGTATGTAAATTGCTTGCTCCAATTAAGCTAATTTTTTTTCCCATTGTATAATATACTATTATAATATTTTTTTAAAAAAAAATTGTTATAATAATAATTTAAAAAATAATTTCTAAATATAAACAATGAAAAAGACAACGTTATCAGATAATTCAGATAGTGACACTGAATCAGAAAATGATATTAATAATAATGTTACTAATATCATTAATGATGAGTTAATCTATAATCCATATAATTCAAATAATAAAGAAATTATACTCAATGATATTATCAATATATTAAATAAATATGGTATTTTTACTAAACCTTTTAATATTGAATTGTATAAAAGAGCTTTTGTACATAGATCTTATACAAAAAAACCTAAACTAGAAAACGAAGAATCAAATATAATTATTGCAGAAAATTTAGATAATCATTTACCTTTAAAAACAAAATCGAATGAAAGATTAGAATTTATAGGTGATGGAATTTTAGAATGTATTATTAAATATTATTTATATAAGCGTTTCCCAAAAGCAGATGAAGGTTTTATGACAGAAAAAAAAATTGCTTTAGTTAAAAATGAACATATTGGAAAATTAGCTTATGAAATTGGATTACATAATTACTTTATTATTTCAAAACATGCAGAAGAAAAAAACATTCGCACTAATTTTAAAAAATTAGGATGTTTATTTGAATCATTTATTGGTGCCATATTTTTAGATTTTAATAGAATTGATATTAATGATCAGCATAAATGGTTTGAAAATATTTTCAATACAGGTGTTGGTTTTCAAATGGCGCAAATATTTATCGAAAATGTTATGGAAAAACACGTGGATTGGACTGATCTAATTAATAATGATGATAACTTTAAAAATAAATTACAGGTAATTATACAAAAAGAATTTAAACTTACACCTGATTATGTAGAAATTAAAGAACAATCACATGATGATGTATGTGACAAAATTTATACTATGGGTGTATTTATATCATTTGGACAAAATATTCATAATGTAAATATTAACAGTGCTATAAATTTTGATATTCTTAAAACATTTAAAGCTATTCATGAAAAATTAGAAACAAACAATAAATTTTTAATATTTTTAACAAAAGCTAGTCATAAAATTAAAAAAAAAGCAGAACAAATAGCATGTAATTCGGCAATTTCACTTATTAAAACTTTTAATGACTAAAAAAGTATTTTATTTAGAAAATAATTAAAACATATATAATTTTATATATATATATATTTTAATAATGATAAATAAAAATTTTGAATTTTTAAAAGTTAAACCACTTCCTAAAAAACAAGAAACTTTTTCTTTTTTTATAAATAAACAGGTTGGGCAACCTAATATTATTGATAAAACAAGTGAAAAAATAATAGATCCAACTGAATTTTTAAATAAAATTCAATCCAAATTAGAAATTCAAAATAAAACTATAATCAAACCAAATATAACTTCAAAAAAAGAGGAACCTTCTTTAGTTGAAATACCGAAAATTTTAACCAATGTAAAAAAAATAAATATCAAAATTGTTATTAAACAATTAGCATCTATAAATTTACAACCAAAAACAGATGATGGTCAAAAAACACGTATTACTCCAAAACCAAAAGTAAATAAATCAAAATATGAAACATATAATTTTGACTCTATAGATTTAGAATTTGAAATTAAAAATACTAAAATTAAAAATAGAATACCTCCATTAAAACCAAATGTTTTAATAAAAGCATCTGAATATTATCTTAATAATCGAGAGAATTTTATTAATTTTATTAATAAAATATTTATACCATATAAAGATCTTTTATTAAAAGAAGAAAAAGATATAGAAAATGGTAAAATTAAAATTTCATGTGAAGAAAAGTCCGGTACAGAATTTTCTTTATTAACACATCAAAAAATTGTGAGAGATTATATTAATATTTATACGCCATATAGAGGTTTATTATTATATCATGGTTTAGGTTCTGGAAAAACATGTTCATCTATAGCAATCGCTGAAGGTTTAAAAAATAATAAAGAAATTATGGTTTTTACTCCCGCGTCATTAAGAGAAAATTATATCGATGAATTAAAAAAATGCGGAGATTTTATTTATATGAAAAATCAGTTTTGGGAATTTATAAATATAGAATTGTATCCAGACTATTTAAAACCTTTATCTAATCTATTAAATTTATCAGAAGAATATATTTTAGAAAAAAAAGGAGCATGGTTAATGAATAAAAAAGAAGCACCAAATTATGATAAGTTGAGTTTTGAAAAACAGCAATTAATTAATGAACAAATAAATAAAATGATATCTATGAAGTATAAATTTTATAGTTATAATGGTATGACTCGTAAAATTTATAATATTTTAACTCAAAATGATTCAATTAATCCTTTTCATAATAAGATTATTATTATTGACGAGGCTCATAATTTTATTAGTCGAATTGTTAATAAATTAAATAGACCATCATCTATTTCAATTAAATTATATAATTTTTTAATGGATGCTGAAAATTGTAAAATTATTATGTTATCCGGTACACCTATTATTAATTATCCAAATGAAATAGGAATCATGTTTAATATATTAAGAGGTTATATTAAAAGTTATTTATTTAAAATAAACAGTACAAAAACTAATCTATCAAAAGAATATTTTGAATCTATTTTAAAAACAGGTGGAATATATAAACATGTAGACTTTATATTTTTTAATGTAAAAAATAAAGAACTTATTATTACACAAAATCCTTTTGGATTTGTTTCATATAATGCTAATACTAAAAAACAAGAATATCAATCTGAAAAAATAAATTCTGAAATTTTTAAAAATAAAATAATTTCTATTTTAAATAATAATAACATCAAATTTGATAATAAAGATAATGTTATTAATTATAAAGCTATTTACGATAATTTTGATGAATTTAAAAAAATGTTTATTAATGATAATAATACTATTAAAAATAATACATTATTGAAAAAGCGAATAGTAGGACTAACATCTTATTTCAGAAGTGCTCAGGAACAACTTATGCCAAGATACGATGAGTCTCATTTTTATGTGCAAAAAATTCCAATGAGCGATTTTCAATTTGGTATTTATGAAGAAGCAAGAGTTAATGAAAGAAATCAAGAATCTAAAAATAAAAAAAATAAAGCTAAAAAAATGGGCGCTCAAAAAGATGATATATATGGTGATTCAGTTTCTACTTATAGAATTTTTTCACGTGCATTTTGTAATTTTGTTTTTCCATCTCCTGAAATTAAAAGACCTATGCCAAATAAAGATGAAAAAATTGAAACTGTTCTAGATAAGATTGATAATAATGGAGTATTAAAAGAAGATATTATTGATAATGTTGATATTTCGCAAAGAATTAATGATGAAGATGGTGATTTTCAAGAAGAAGATATGGAACATATGCAAAAAGATAAAGATGCTATAACTGATAATACATATCAAAAGAGAATACTTGAATCATTAGAAATGTTAAGTAAAAATGCTGAAAAATATTTAACACCAACATCATTACAAAAATTAAGTCCTAAATTTTTAAATATATTAGAAAATATTCAAGATCCAGATCATAAGGGTATACATTTATTATATTCTCAATTTAAATCATTAGAAGGAATTGGTATATTTAAATTAGTATTAAAACACAATAATTTTATAGAATTTAAAATTAAAAAAAATTCTTCCGGTGAATATATTTTAAATGTTGATCCAAAAGATTATGGAAAACCAATGTATGCAAGTTATACTGGTTCGGAAACAAAAGAAGAAAGAGATATTATTAAAAATGTATTAAATAGTAATTGGAAATTTGTTCCTAAAAATATATTGAAAGAAATACAAAAAATATCTCCTAATAATTTTTTTGGAGAAATTATTAAAGTTTTAATGATAACATCATCGGGTGCAGAAGGCATTAGTTTAAAAAATGTTAGATATGTTCATATAATGGAACCATATTGGCATCCTGTTAGAATTCAACAAGTAATTGGTAGAGCAAGAAGAATATGTAGTCATAGTGATTTGCCTAAAGAATATCAAGATGTTCATGTAATATTATATTTAATGACATTTACAGATGAACAAGTAAATAGTGATAGTGCTATTGAGTTAAGATTAAAAGATAAAAGTAAATTAAATCAAAAATTAGTTTTATCAAGTGATGAATTTTTATATGAAATTTCTAATATTAAAGAAAAAATTAATATTGATATATTAAGAAATATTAAAGAATCAGCTATTGATTGTTCGATTCATTCTAGATCATCTTCAAGTGAAAAAATAAAATGCTTTTCTATTGGAAATGCATTACATGAAAATCCAATGTATATTCCAAATATTAATTATGAAGAAAAAGATAAAGACTTAAAAATAAATCAAAAAGAGGTCCCATTAAAATTATTTAAAATTCGCAATCAAAATTTAGCTCTAGATAAAGATACTAATGATGTTTATGATTATGATGCATATAAAAAAGGAGAATTATTATTTTTAGGAAAATTTATTCAAAATGAAGACGGCAAATATGAATTGGTTCAAAATTAATTTAAATTTAATTTTTCTAATATAATATTTTGATTATTTTCTAAAATTTCTATTTTTTTTAATATTAAATCTAACTTACTTGCTATATTAAACATTCTCTCACTTTTAAATTCTTGATTTAAAATAAAATTTTTTTTAAATAACATAGTATTTTCATTATTCTGATTTTCTTGAATGTTATATGATAGTATTTTGTTATTTGAAACATCCATTTCTTCTTTATTATTTAACTCAATAATATTATTTTTAGAAAAATCTAAAATTAATTCATTATTTCTTTGTATTTTCATATACTCTAATTTTTTAGATAAATCATCTGGTTCTAAAATTTCATCATTATTATCTGAAAAATTTATTTCTTCTGGTTTTTTTATATTTACATAATTTTTTAGATCATCTTCCATATTTTTTAATTCAATAATATTATTATCTTCTTTTAATAATTTTAATTTTTTTATTATATCATCTAAAATTTTTTTATTTACTTCAATAATATTTATATTATTATCATTTATTATATTTTTTGAAATTTGCATAATACTATCTTCAAATAACTGTTTTACATTATCTAATTTATCATTTGATATTCCTTTAAAATAATTATTATTAAATAATATATTCCATAATAGTTCTTTATTTTTTATATTAGTTATTTTATTCATATTATTATATTAAAATAATTATTATAATAATATATTTACGAATTAAAATAAATTTTTCTATAATCTCTCATTTCTTCATCCGAAATTCTTATATTTTTTAATTCTAATGGCTTTTTTTCTTGTCTCAATAATTTTATAATAATATACAAACAATACATTCCACATTGACCGTCCTTTTTTTGATGTACAAAATTAAAATTATCATAGTATTTTAATTTATAATTTTTTCCTTGTTCTTTTACTCTTTTAATAAAATTTTTAATCCTCAAATTTGGTCTTTTTCCATTACTATCAAAATAAAAAATAAATTTATTTTTTACATCTATAAATATTGCCACCCAATGTGATCCTCCTTTGTAATGCGGATCTAAATTTAAAATTATACCTAATTTATATATTTTTTTTTTAATCATATCAATTAAATTAAAATTACATAATTCTTCCCATATACATTCTCCAAACATTTTTTTATCATCAAAATCGATTGGTGATGGCCCTATAAATTTAAAATCCTTATATTTTTTTTCATATTGATTCATTACTTTTATTATATCATTACTGTCTAGCCATGTATATGGGTTATTTATCCATGTTTTTGGTGATTTTGGTCTAAAATATTCAAGTTTATTAAATTTTTCATTTTTAATCCAACATTTTTCATTTAAACATTCAGTATTATATTTTTTTAACAAATTCCATATAATATATGGATCATTAGAACTTATTTTTTTATTTTCTTTTTTTTTATTATATTCATCTCTTAACATAAAAAGAGTTTTATTACTGTAACATGTTTTATCTTTTAATCTTGAATCTACCATTTTTTTTTGAAGTGGTGCGCATTTTAAATAATTAAATTTTTTACGTGTTTTTTTTGTATTTATTTTTTTTTTAGCATATGTTTTCATTATATATTTTAAAATATTATAAATTAACCATAAACTTTTAATTATTATATTTTTTTGGTAATATTTTATTTGTTTTTTTACTTATATTTAAATATTCATCCATTTTATTTCCTTTTGTACTTTTAAATAAAAAAACGCGTTTATCTAGGTCATTTATAAAATTATTAGAATTATCTAAAATAATATTCTCACATGTATTAAGTGAATTATTTGAATAGTCTAGTAACTCATTTTGTATATAATCATTTTTTTTATCAAGTTTGATATTTAATATAATTTTTTTTATAAACATATTAAAGTAAAAAATATATTTTTCTTCATTTTCATTACATTCTATATTATTCGAAATATCAGAATAACTTTTATAAAGTTTATTTATAACTTCTTTAATTTCACTTTTATATTTTATAAAATCATTTTTTAAATTATTTATCTCATTTTCTTGAAAATATTGTTTATTTATAAATCTTTCATTTACTAAATTTATATCGTTCTTATTAATTTTTAATAAATTATTATTCATTTTTAAATTAACATTATACTTTTTTAATTTCATCTAATTCTATTTTTTCATTTAATTTATTACATAAATTATTATCGCTATTTGCAAAATCTATTTTTCTTAATATTACAGAATCATTACAATTTGGAATGTTTATATGACACCATCTTCCTAATAGATATGTAGATTATTGTGGTTTTATGAAATTATTGAAAATTTTAATTAAATTTTTATCGAGTATTTTAATATTAAACATTTTTTAATATTAAAAAATTTTATATATATTTAAGTCAATTTTATTTATAAATTTTTTAATTGAACCCTTGTAGAATTATAAAAAAAATCACTACCAATTTTATTATTAAGATTTGGATTAAATTCATTAAATGTTTCTTCATTAAATAATAAAGATTCGCTTTTATTATTTATATTTTCAGTTTTGTTATATAACATACTTGTCGAATCTGGAGCCCATACATGTAAATCTGATTTTATTAAAGGATAAATTTGATTTCTTAAAACAGATTCATTATCTACTTGACTACTAAATCCGCTAAAATGTGGCTTTGATGTTCCTGGGAAAAAAGTTTTATTTGTGTTATAACTTTGAAAATCTGATTTTATATTATTATATTTATTAGTGTTATCTACTAAAAATTTTGTATATCTAGTTGATAATCCTATTGATGAAAAATTTGGCTCTAAATTATTTGAAGGTATATTTCTTTCATAAATTCTATCATTCATTGTATTATCTAAATTATTAAATGTAATACTATTTTTCATTGTATTAAATAATATATAAATTATCTTATATTTTAATTATTAACTAATTTATATTTTTAATTATTAATTTTTATATTTATTAAATAAATATATTAAATCTTTAAAGATTTAAATATTATTTAAAAAAAGTTAAAGATACGATAACAATAATATTTAAATGTGTGGCATTTTTGCTCTAATTAATCATAAAACTATTAATAGAGAAAAAATTTATAAATCTTTTGAACAGGGAAAAAATAGAGGTCCGGAACATTCAATTACAAAAGAAATTAATAATTTTTTTATTGGTTTTCATAGACTAGCAATAAATGGAATTAATGAAGAATCTAATCAACCGTTTTTTATGAAAAATTGTCTTTTAATTTGTAATGGAGAAATTTATAATTTTAAAAAACTAGCACAAGATAATAATATACATCTAAATACTGATTCTGATTGTGAAATTATTATTCATATTTATAAATTATATGGTATTGAATATACTTTACATTTATTAGATGGTGTTTTTTCTTTTGTATTATATGATAAAGATAGTGATACAGTATTTATTGCTAGAGATCCTTATGGTATAAGACCATTATATTATTTTGATGAAGATAATATTTATGGGTTTTCCAGTGAATTAAAATCAATTTATGATCTTCCAAAAAATAAAACTACTATTAAAACATTTTTACCATCTACATATTTAATTATATCAAATATTCAAACAAATATTTCACTCGAATTTAAAAAATATGCTACTATGCCTTTTACGAATACTTTATATAACGACTTTCATCATGAAAAATTACATAATATAGCGCCTAATATTGTTAGCAAAATTAAAAATGCAGTTAAAAAAAGAGTTGTTGGAACAACCGATAGACCAATTGCATGTCTATTATCGGGTGGATTAGATAGTAGTTTAATTGCCGCATTAGTATCAAATGAATTAAAACAGGCAGATAATCAAACAGAAAAACTGAAAACATTTAGCATTGGCTTACCTGGATCTGAAGATTTAAAATATGCTAAAATTGTAGCACAACATATAGATAGTGATCATCATGAAGTTATTTTAAGCGAAGATGATTTTTTTAATGCAATTCCAGAAGTTATTCATAAAATAGAATCATATGATACTACGACAGTTAGAGCTAGTGTTGGAAATTATTTAATAGCAAAATATATTAGTGAAATGACAAATTGTAAAGTTATTTTTAATGGTGATGGTGCAGATGAATTAATGGGTGGCTACTTATATTTTAAAAATTCTCCAAATGAATACGCGTTTGATAAAGAATGCCGGCGATTATTAACGGATATTCATATATTTGATGTATTAAGAAGCGATAAATCTATTTCTTCAAATGGTTTAGAGCCAAGAACTCCATTTTTAGATAGAGAATGGGTTGAATATTATTTAACTATTGATAGAAAAATACGTTTCAATGTAACTAAAAATAATTGTGAAAAATATTTAATTAGAAAATCATTCTCTATTGTAAATCCAGAATTATTACCAGAAAAAATTCTTTGGAGAACAAAAGAAGCATTTAGCGATGGTGTAAGTAGTTTAAATAAATCATGGTATGAAATAATTAATGAAAAAATTAATAATATTTGTAATAATGATATTCATTTAAAAGAAAAACTATTTGAATTACAACAAGAATATAAAAATATTGCTTTTGCTAATAATAAAAATATAAATCTACCTGATACTTTAGAAAAATGTTACTATAGATTTTTATTTAATAAACATTATAATAAATGTGATCATCTTATTCCTTATTATTGGATGCCAAAATTTGTTAATGCAAAAGATGCAAGTGCGCGTAGTTTATTAATATATAATGCAAATAATACTAATAAGAAGGTATAATTATTTTATACATTTATATATAATGTCTAAAAAATTTAAAGTAATTGGAGAAGGTACTTATGGTTGTGTGGTTAAACCAAGTTTAAAATGTGACAGTGATCAAGATTATACTAATAAAGTATCTAAAATTATGGTTGAAGAAGATGCATTATCTGAATTAAAAGAAAACAATAACATATCTAACATCAAAGATTTAAAGAAATATGCTATAGTTAATCCTGAAATATGTAAACCAAAAATAGATAAAACGTTTATAAATACTGCAAAAACATGTAAAAATGAAAGAATTACTATTCGTTTGAATAATAGTAATTATCAAAAAACTCTTTCTATGCTGTTATTAGAAGATGGCGGAGAAGATTTATCTTTGATTATTAAAAAAATTGATGGCGAAGAGAATATAAAAGATTTTTTTTATTCATTTATAAATTTATTTGAAGGTTTGAAATTTTTTAGAGAAAAAAAAATAATACATCGAGATATTAAATTACAAAATATAGTATATAATAAAACAACTAAATTAAGTAAATTTATAGACTTTGGATTATCAATTAAATCAGATAAATTAAAAAAAAAAGCAGATAGTTCAAATGAGCGCTTAGCTGTTTCCTGGTCATATTTTCCACCAGAAAATAGTTGTGTAAATAAAAAAATGTTTACAGATCTCACAAAATGTGAAAAATATTCTAAAAATATGACATATGACAGCTTTATAAATAAATACTTGGATACATACGACAGCTATTGTTTAACTTTAGCTTTAGAATCATTATTTAAATATTTTAAACAAAATCCTCCTTATTATTTTTTAACTATAAATTATAAAAAATTTATTTCAAACATAACAAAATTATTAAAATATTATAACGATAAAGAAATTGCAAAAAGATATAATGATTTAAATTATTTAATTAGTAAGTATAAAAAAATATTAGATTTTTATTTTAATAATAATAATAATAATAATAATAATAATAATAATATTAAAAAATGTCCAGATGAAAAACCAATATTAAATACAAAAACCCTTAGATGTTTGAAAAAATGCAAAGATGGTTATATTCACAATGAACAATTTAAATGTGTATCAAATAAAACATCAAAAAATAATAAAAAAAAACAAGTTTGTGAAAGCTTAAACAAGGATTACAATCCATATACTAAAAGATGTAATAAAAAGTGCCCTCCAAATAAAGTAAGAAGTAATGATAAAACTTTTAAATGTATAAAAAAAATATAAATAATTAAATAATTAATTAATATATATCAATTAATTATTTATGAATATAGATAAATTAGTAAAAGCATTGGAAGATGAAGGTAATGTAAATGTAATAGATACTAATAAAAGTAGTATAAAAAACAATATAAATAATATATTACAAACATTATATTTAGATGCTTCACATCTTAAATTGTTTAATAAAAAATTAAAAGATTATATATACATATCAAATATAAATGAAATAAAAATAGGTCACACTATAAAATATATAAATATTGAAAATCCAGAAAAATTTAAATTATCATGTAATTATATAATTTGTAATATTAATGCAAATGATAATGGTATAAATATTACATTGAAAACATTCAATAATAATTATTTTAGAATTTATTATCATAAACATTTGATTTTTAAAAAATTAAGCTCTGATGAACTATTAATTCTTAAAGCACTAAATTATATTAATAAATAAGTTTTTTTCTAGTTTGTTTACCTTTAATAGTGAGCGTTTTATTTGTTTTCAATAATCCTACATTATTCTTTTTTTTTAATGTCTTTTTTTTTTTGCAATTAAAACCATATATTTTTAAATTTTTTTTTTTAATTACACTATTATTACAAATAGCAATACTGTAATCTTCATATAATATTCTGTTATTAACTTTTTTTATGCAACTACATAATTTGTTTGCTATTATTTCTTCCACTTTTTTTTTTAAAACATTTGTTTTAATATTTTTATCAATATGTATTTTATAATAATTTAATATATCTAAATAATCATTTCTATTTAATTTCATTAAATAGTATAATTTAAAAATTTATTTTATAATTTTTATATTTATATTTAATAAATATGCAAAAAAATGTACTGGTATTTGATTTTGATGAGACACTTGGATCATTTTCACAATTATATACATTTTGGATGTTAATAAAATTATTTTTCAATAATAATATAGAAAAAAAACATTTTTATTCTATACTTGACGATAATGAATTATTCTTTAGACCAAATATATTTAAAATTTTTAATACAATAAAAAATAAAAAAAAAATTAAATCATGTAGCAAAGTAATTATATACTCAAACAATAATGCGGAATTCTTTTGGATAGAAATAATAAAAGATTATATACACCATAAACTAAATTATAAATTAATCGATCAAATAATTAGAAATTACAAAATAGATAATAAAATTTGCGAGCCATGCAGAACTACATATGATAAAACATTTAATGATTTTATAAAATGTACAGAATTATCTAAAAATACAAATATATGTTTTTTTGATGATAAACTTCATGAAAATATGCTAAATGATAATGTATTATATATTAATTTGAAACCGTATAATTATAATGTTAAATTTGAAACATTAATTAAAAAATTTTATATTTCCAATTTAAAATTATTTAATAATAAAAATTATAATGATTTTCATGATTTTGTTATTCAAAATACAAAAAAATATAATCTTGAGTTTATTAATAAAACATTAATAGAAAAAAAAATAGAAACTATATTAACAGATAACATCATAAAAATAATAAAAAAATTTGCAAACAAAAATATTTTTACAAAAAAAAATAAACAAACCAAAAAAAATTTTACTAAAAAATTATAAGGAAAAAATATTATTTGTATTTAACAAATTACCCGTTACCTGATAAAATTTATTTTCAATATAAGTATAAAATACAGATGAAAGAATAAGCAATAAACCACTACTAAAAAATATTTTTCTATCAGTAATATCTATTTTTTTATGAAATTTTATAAATGGATTATAAAAAATAACCAATAAAAACCCAATAAATAATTTTAAAAATTCTCTAAAAAAAACTAAATATTTTGGCGCGAATTGTGTTATTCCCAAGATAACTAAAACATATAATAAAAATGTTATATTGATTGAATAATAAAAGATTTCTTTATATGAAATTTTTCGACTCATTTTATATACAATACCACTTTAAAATAATTTTTTCTATTAATAAAAAATATTTTTATATAATTATATAAAAAATTATGTATAAAAATTTATATTCTATATTTTATTATAATAACCATTACAATAATAATTTATTATATGAATTATATCTAATATACATAAGGCGATGTATATCTAATATTAAAAATATAAACGATATTATAAAAATTTTTAAAACTATATCATTTTTTAATAAAAATTTAACAAGTGATGATATTATTTATACTATTATTGAATGTTTACAAAGATCACCAATAACTGAAATTGAACTAAGACAAATTTCAATTTTACAACAATATTATGAATCCCATTTAGGTATTGAAAATTATGTTTCTTTTATGTTATGGATCTCTATAATTCATTATTTTTTAAATAATGATTAAACTTTATATTTTCACTTTTTTAAAAAGTGATTTTTTGGGTTTTTTTGTTGTATTAGCATAAATGATAAGAAAAAAACAACAACATAAAAATATGAAAAAAAAATAAAAAAAAAAAAAATTTAAAATATATGAAAATTTAACTTTTTTTTTTGAAATTTTTGAAATTTTTTAATAAATAATTTTTTTATTTTTTTAAAAGTGTATTTTTCATTTTTTTAATTTTGTTATGAAAAACCGTAATAAAAAAAATTCTCAAAAAAAATAGAAAAATTTATTTTTAAAAAAATATTAAAAAATAAAATATTGTATAAAATAAAATACTTACCGATGACTTACCAAAAAAACGCCAAAAAACGCCAAAATTTTTTTTGTGAAAAATGCAACTTTGAATGCAGCAAACAAAGTGAATTTGATAGACATTTATTAACACGTAAACATAAAATACTTACCGATACTTACCAAAAAACGCCAAAAAACGCCACATCAGATTTCATTTGTGATTGTGGAAAAATATATAAACATAAGCAAAGCTTATATAATCATAAAAAAAAATGTTTTGCTGTTAATAATTTTGAAAATATGGAAGAATTAAGAAATGATATATCTAGTAATAATATTACAAGCGATGAAATTAATAAACTTTTAATTGAAAATAAAGATATTAAAGATTTGCTTGTTAAACAACAAGAACAATTATTAGAACAACAAAAACAACTGGGTGAAATTTTACCTAAAATTGGTAATAATACAATAAATAATACATACAATAATACTGTTAATCAAGAAGTTAATATTAATATTTTTTTAAATGAGAAATGTAAAGATGCAATCAATATTAATGATTTCATTAATAAAATAGAATTAAATTTAAAAAATTTAGATTTAACAAAAAATGGTGGCAATAATAGAGGAATTGCTAATATATTTATTGAAAATATGAATAAATTAAGTATTTATGAAAGGCCTCTTCATTGCACAGATAATAAAAAAGAAACTTTGTACATTAGAGATAATAATATTTGGAATAAAGATAATAATAAAAATAAACTAAAAGATGCATTAAAAAATTTAAATAAAAATCATTTTAAATTAGTTAAAGAATGGATGGACAATAATCCAGATTTTAAAGAAAAAGAGGAAAAACAAGATTATTTTGCCAAAATAATCAAAGAATGTGGTTGTGAATTAGATACTATCAATGACAAAGATATAAAAAAAATATGTAATTCTGCAATTTTAACTTCTAATAATAATTTAGATGAAAATATAATAGATTAATAATTTGTATCAAAAATGAGATATATTAATTATTTATATATATATAATTAATTAATATGAGTCTGGACACAGCAATTCAACAAAGTGAATTAAGTACAGTTGGGAAATCAATAGAAAGAGCAGACGATATTATTCAAAGGTTTATTGAAGTTTCTACAAACGTTTTTAAAGAGAGTAGAACAAACAAAATAGCAGATGGCATGTCTATTGCATTAACATTAGCGAATGGAATAGCACTAATAGTTGTTATAATTTCTGTTGTTGATTATTATTTAGCTTATCTTGTTTCGTGGATTCCGGGTTTTGAAAAGACACCTATGATGTGGTTACATGATCGGTTAGGCAATGGTTTAAAACATCTTATACTTATAATTATTGGTATTCTAAAAATAATTATTACAATAATTATGCTCATCGCGTGTGTTATTATTTTTTTCCAAACATATCATACTAATAATGTATTTATAAGAGCCAGGGGTTTTGATTTTTTAATAGTAATTACTCAAGTTTTTCTTAAATTAATACCATTTATTTTTTTATCATTAACGCTTATGATAGGAGTTGGATTTCTCACTGTATATTATAAAAAATTTTGCGCGGCTGATGGTGAACGTGATGACACTGATGGCCGGAATGCACTGGATAGAATTGTACATAAATCTGCACATATTACTATGTTTATACTATTTGCTTTATCAATTGCATTTCCAATATTGCAAATAATGATTACCAGACCAATGTTTCGCTTTTTACGACGACATATACCACCGAAACTCAAAATGGTTAATAATTTTAAATTATTATTTGTTGCGTTCTTATCGTTTATAATTTTTACGTTTGTTACCGATAGTATCTCTTCTTTTATTGAAAAAATATTTGAAAGACAATTAGCAGGAGAGAATAATCAAGAATATTGTGATCCCAATGATCCACGCGATCCAAAAAATATGCAAAATCAAAGCTCATTTGATAAAGCAATTGGATATATCAAAGAAGCATTAAATACATTCCTTTTTTTGCCTTTTATTCTAATGCTTTCTTTAATACAGACTGGGGCTGGCCCGCAGTTTTTTCAAACAAACATGAAATTTTTTAAGGCCCAAAGAAATGTTATTAATACAATTATCAACGTTATATTTAAGGCCGATGCTGAAAAAAAATATAAACAAAAATTTATGGATTTAAGAGACGGGGATGGCAAGGGAGAAGGGGCTAACCAAGTGAATGTTGGCGATAAAACCTACAACCTCCCTAGCAAGCTGGATCGAGCCATAGCAATTGCTGAGGACAATGCTCCTCCTCCAGCGCCCGCGGCACCGAAATACTTAAAGACACCCAGGATGGCGATGTCGAAAGTTGCGCAGAGTCTCGACCCGAGAGGTGTCGTGCGCAATCTCTCCGAAAAGGAGCGCTACGATCTAGCCCAGCTTGATGCAGAAAAGTACCTAAAAAAAAATGACCCCAGCCGTTCCGCGCGGGCGGCGGCGAAGGAGAGGGCGGAGGCGGAGAGGGCGGCTCGTAGAATCCAGAGGGTCCAACGATCGCGGCGCGAAGATGAGGTGGCGGCGACGGTGGGGGCGAGGGCGGCGAGGAGGGTGGCGGCGAGGGATGCGGCGGTGGCAGCACGCAACTAGGCAAGTGCCCCCGTCCCAAACTAAATTTAAAGATGGGCTCATTATTTGAGGACAATTAAATTAAAATACCAACCGAGTATAAGATTAAGTTTAATAATTCTAAAAAAATTATTTATTTTTAACTAAATATAAATAATTTTCTATTTAAAACATTGAACCGCCTAAAAGGTCATTTGCTGCCAATGGTTCATTTGAATCAAATACATTTTGCATTACGCCATTTGGAATGTTATTTTGTTGATTATTATTTACAAAATTTGGTAAATTATCTATTAATGAAACTGTATTTTGTTGATTCATTTGACCAGTTGGCGGTGGAATCATTGTATTGTCTAATTGATCTGCTCTACTATTTTGATGGGTTTCTTGAATATTTATTCTATTATTTGAATTGGCAGCTGCTAAGTTTGTTTTTCCTACATATTGAGATTTGCTGTTTTGAGATGAGCCGTTTCCGAGTAATCTATTATGCAATCTATCATATAAAATATTTATTTTTGCTCCTAATTTAGTTTGCATAGTTAACATAATTATTAGAGTTGGAAGAATAATATTAATAATATTCATATCCATATAATTTATTTTACTAAATGTTGGAAAATATCTAATTATTTTATCTAATAAATAAATAAAAAATACAATAATAAATAACTGTAATAAAATTTCAAAAGAAATTTCTAAAGATGGCTTATCACTGTCTTCTTCTGGAATATAGTATTTAATTAATTTTAAAACTAATACAACAGGAATTAATGCTATAAATAAATATTGAAAAGAGTTCATAAGTATTGCTTTATTTTCATTATCAAAATTGAAAACATGATTAAAAAAGCCATTTGCGCTAATATTTCCTCCTTCTAAATTTGAAATAGTTGTTTCGGCGGCAGTTGCCATTTATGATTTATATAAAGAAATAAATTATATAAATTATATATTTAAAATTTATTTATTATTTATATTAATAAATAATGTTAAAACGTATTTTAAAAAGCAATAAAGTAATTAATAATTATGAACATGAAGAAAATCAATATATTAATTTAATTAATGATGTTTTATTGAATGATGAAATTTATATTGGTAGAAATGGAAATACATATAGTATTTTTGGTACTATAATGCAGTTTTCATTGGAAAATAATAAGATTCCATTTCTTACGACAAAAAAATTAGCATGGAAAACATGTTTAAAAGAACTTTTATTTTTTATAAATGGAAATACAAATAATAATATTTTAAATAATCAAGGAGTACATATATGGGATGGAAACTCTGACCCGGATTATTTGAAAACAAGAGGCCTTGATTATGTAGATGGTGAACTCGGTCCAATTTATGGATTTCAATGGCGCCATTTTAACGCTAATTATATTGATTGTAATGCTGATTATACAAATAGTGGAATAGATCAATTACAATATATAATAGATTGCTTAAAGGATCCGATACAAAGAAAATCACGAAGATTAATTTTAACTGCATGGAATCCATGTCAACTTGACAAAATGGCTCTTCCTCCTTGTCATATTTTATGTCAGTTTAATGTTAGTGGTGAAAATAAATTATCATGTCATTTATATCAAAGAAGCGGTGATATAGGACTCGGTGTTCCATTTAATATTGCATCATATTCAATGCTAACATATATAATTGCAAAACATTGCGATCTAGTGCCGTATGAATTTATTTATTCATTGGGAAATGTACATATTTATGATGATCATGTTAGTGGATTAAAAGAATTAATGTCAAGAAAACCATTTGAATTTCCAAATTTTGAAGTAATAAATAAACATAATAGCATAGATGATTATAATGTAAATGATTTTAAATTAACTAATTATAATTATCATAATACTATCAATTTAAATATGCGCAAATAACTACTTAAATAGTATTATATAGTATTAAATATAATGAGTACCTCATCAGCACTTGCTTCTGCAAAACGCCGGCGTGCAAATTTAAATCAACCACCAACAGTTGGAAATGCACAAGTTGAGCCTGAGCCCGAAACTAAACCTAAATTCACACCTGTTCAATTATTACAATTACATGAACTCAGAATTAAAAAATTAGAAGCGGCATTAATGGAAAATAATGAATTATCATCAAGAGAATCATATGCTAATGCTATCTCTAATACTAGATTAACAGAAAGCACTGGAGTATCAGAAAATAATATTGATATTTTAAATATGAAAGAAGCATTAGATAATAAAATTAATAATTTATCTAGTATATTAAAGCCGTTAGAAGATAAATTAACTGAACTATATGAAAATTATAGTAATTTAAAAGAAGAGTTAAAAGAGTTGGATACTTTTAAAATGATGTTAATAAAAAATCAATCCGATATTATTGATAATCATAAAATAATTAGTGATTTAAATAAAAAAGTTGAGGATATAAATAAAGAACAAGATAAAGATGATCGCCTGGAAGAATTTTATAATCAATTAAATAATAACAGTGATGATTTATTAGAAAAATTAATATCAAATATGAATAATACAAATATAAATATAATAAATTCTACAGAAGAAGAAAATTTAGATAATATTTTAGATATAGATTATATAAAAGAACAATCAAAAACAGTAGAAGTAGAATCTGAAAATGATATTTCAAATGACAATATTGATATTTGTTTAAATTATGTAAGTGATAAAGACACTGTTGATATTATAAGTAGCTTAAATCAAAAGATTTTAGAAAATATTGAGGTGGATAAAAAATTAAAAGAGGAGGTAAAAGAAGAAGTAATAGAAGAAAAAAAACAAAAAAAAAATAAGAAAAAAAATTCGTTGGATTTTGAGACTGAAGTAACTGAAAGTGAAGCAGTTGAAATAAAATAAAATAATTATGTTTGATTTTATTAAAAATATTAGTAGTTTATTTTAATGAAAATTATAATTAATATATTAATATTTTTAATTGTTTTGATAATATATTTAAATGTAAATGAATTTTTAGAATTAAGCGATAATTTAAATATTAATGAAATGTATTTTACTAACAAATTAAATTTTAATGAAATTTGTAGAATTAAAAATCCACTAATTATCTATGATTTATCTATAAATTCATCAAATATATTGAATTATTTAGAAAAAAATAATTATGTATTAGATATAGATAATTATAAAAATAATAAAATAAAATATGAGAATATAAATAATTTATTTAATAAAGATATTTCAAATTCTTATTTAAGTTTTAATAATATAAATAGTGATAATAAGTTTTATAAATTATTTGAAAGTAACGACTTTTCTATAAAACCACTTTCGAGTGTCTTTTGTAATTATAATATAATTATGGCTAATAAAAATTCAACACTTAATTATCATTATGATATTTATGATAGAAATATATTACAAATAGAACAAGGTAGTATAGAAATAATATTAATTTCTCCCAAATTTATAAATAATTTTGATTTTAAAGTGAATATGAAAACAATGTCATATTTTACAAAAATAAATGAAAAAGAATTAAGCGAAAAAAATGTACCCTATAAAAAAATAAAATTAGTTTCTGGAAATATTATAAATATTCCATATAAATGGATATATAAAATAAAATTTCTAGATAATTCATTGATATTAAATTATTCATATGTTTCTCATATAAATCTTTTATGTAATTGTCGTGATTTTTTATTTCAAAAAATATACAAAGAAATGATATTAAAATAGTTTAAATATAATATTAATTATAAAAATGATAAGAAAAGTTAATATAAAACAATCATTAACAAGTGGTGGATTTAGTAATATTTTTATTATAGATTATAATAACAATGAATGTATTCTTAAAAAAGAAAATAAAAAATATAATACTCTTTTAAATGAAATTTCAATTTATTTAAAATTAATGAATTTAAAAAATATAGCTAAAATATTAGATTATTATTCCGATGAGTTTAATAATTATTTAATTATAGAATATTATAAAACAACATTACCTGAATTAAAATTACGATATTATACATCTGAATCTTATTTAAAAATAGTAAAAAATATTTTATTAAAGATCATAACAGCTATTAAAAATATTCATAATTTATTTATTTTACATAGAGATTTAAAACCTACAAATATTTGTGTTACTAAAAATTTAGAGCCAATCATAATTGATTTTGGGCTTTCTATAATTTATATAATTGATAAAAAACATATTGAAAATAAAAAACTGACAAATATTATCGGCAGTTATAATTTTATTAGTACTAATATATTAAACTTAAATCAACCATCAAGGAGAGATGATTTGATTTCATGTTTTTATATTATAATTTATTTACTTATTAATGAGGACTCGGAGAGAAATTTTTGCGGTTCTAAGATCGATGATAAATATTTAAATACAAATATTATTAATTTTAATGTAAATAATTTAATAAAAATTAATAATATATTGTATAGATTATCATATTATCAAATACCAAATTATGATTTAATTTCTAGTTTAATAAAAGAGTAATGTAGATTTTCATATGTATTTTTAAATTTATATATATTCATAATACAATCCATAATATTATTATTATTAATATTTTTAAAATTTATGTAATTAATAAATGACATTTGATTATTAAAATTATCAAGATAATTTAATGTACTAATTATATCTTGGTCTAATATAAAAAATAATAACTTTAAAATATCGAATTGTAAAGTATAAAAATATTTTAATATGTTAAAATTTATAATTCTAGAGTATTTATTTATTAAATAATAGTGATAAGATAAATCTTCTATTGTAAATATTGCTTGGAAATTATAATAAAAAAAATATTTAATAATTTTTTTATTAATTATTTTTGTAATTAATTGTTTATATTGTTTGTAATTGCGATCTTGATTAATAAAAAAATCTATTTTGCATTGTATATCATAGGGTAATTTTATATATATATTTTTTAATTTTTTATTTGTTTTATATCTTAAATAATTTTTTTGAATTATTAAAGCATATTTATTATAAAATATTTTATAATGTTTTTTACAATATTTAAAAATTACCTGTTTATTACAACATTTTTTATAATTGCATACATATAGATACATTTAATATATTTATATTTTTAAAAATAACTTAAAGCTTTTTATTGAATAATAATTATAAAGTACAATGAGTGGTGAAACAGTAGTTTATACTGGAAAAGTAAAATGGTTTAATAATAAATCTGGATATGGTTTTATTACAGTATTAGATGAATCAGAGTTTAAAGATAAAGATATTTTTGCACATCATTCATCTATTTGCATTAATGGAAACTTATATAAGTATTTAGTTCAAGGGGAATATGTAAATTTTAACATTCAACAAATAGCAGAAAAAAATCATGAACAACACGCTGTAAATATTAGTGGTATCATGAAGAACGATCTAATGTGTGAGACACGTTTTAAAAATAAAGATTCTTTAAAGCCGCGCGAAGAAAAACCTGGTCGCGTTGCGGGTGTTACACGTGCAAAATAAATAAAAAATAACTAATAATATTATATATATATGAATTTGCATATATTTATAATAATAATATAACTAATACTATAGTTAAAATTAGTAATGAGGAACCAGATAAAACAATACAATTCCTACATGTTTTATTAAATTTATTACATTCATTTATATTTTCTCTATTATCATTAGATTCAATGTCTGTATTTTCTTCATTACAATAATGTTCTTGATTATTATAATTTATTTCATTTACTATATCATTTATTAAATTATTATTACTTTTACAATATATACATAATTTAATATCTGAATTTTTTTTATGGTTTGTTTTTATCCATTCATGTAAACATTCAATATGTAATTTTTCTTTGCAACATTCAAGTTGTATATAATTGCTTCCACTAATATCAGTTAAACAAATAATGCATTCCATATTTTATATTAACTTCTAAATATATTAAATAGTTATATTAAATATTTTTTTTAATAATATTTAGTTAATTTATAAAGAAGAGGGGTAAGTAGAAAAAAAAAGAGATAAGTGGTAAAAAGTAAAAAAATGTAAAATAATAAAAAAAAAGTTTTTTTTTGGGTTTTTTGGGGGTTTTTTAGTAGTGGTTAGTTAGGTGTGTGTAAGATCTACTC